AACCTTGAAAATGCAAACCTATATGATGCAAAACTGATTGGCACAAGCCTGACTGATGCAAACCTTGTAAATGCAAAACTGATTGGCACAAGCCTGACTGATGCAAACCTGACTGGTGCAAACCTTGAAAATGCAAACCTATATGATGCAAAACTGATTGGCACAAGCCTGACTGATGCAAACCTTGTAAATGCAAAACTGATTGGCACAAGCCTGACTGATGCAAACCTGACTGGTGCAAACCTTGAAAATGCAAACCTATATGATGCAAAACTGATTGGCACAAGCCTGACTGATGCAAACCTTGTAAATGCAAACCTGACTGATGCAAACCTATATGGTGCAAAACTGACTGGTGCAAACCTGTCTTATGCAAACCTGACTGGTGCAAACCTTGAAAATGCAAACCTATATGATGCAAAACTGACTGGTGCAAACCTTGAAAACGCAAACCTTGAAAACGCAAAGTTCAACCGAACATGGGCTTACCGAACTAAATCAGGTCATTGCATAGCAATCACCAGCTCAGCGAACGATCAACCAAACATTACAATCGACAGTTTGGATGGTTTGAAAAGCCACATCGAAGTTAATTTCGATGATTATTTGAGGTTGGTGAGATGAGTGATTTTACAGTTCAGGTAGTAAAACTGGCTAAAAGAAATCTAGGCGTTTGTTGGTATTGACACCATATCAATAAGTTTGCTATAAACAGCCGCACTTGGAGATAAGAATGAACGACTTCAATCGCAAAACCATGAAAATCCTTGCTGCAAGGGGCATCTTCTTGATTGGCTTGACGGTTTTGCCAGATTTCTCCAAGCCTATGCCTTATGCTTGCGGCGAACGCGGGTATCAAATCAACGACAACGGAACTGGGCGTATCTGGACCTTTTCAGAAGTCCTTGCGGCTGCAAAGTGACCCTGCAAACTAAACAGTGTCGTATGGGTGCTTTCTGGTCCTAGAAGTAAAGGACTTCTACAGTAAAAGAGCTACTTGTAAGTTTTGTCTGTCAAAGGGCGTTCGTGGTAGACCGAAAACAAGCGCTGACACTATCCAGTCCGTTTTGTCTCTAAAAGAGCTTGGCCTGACCTATCGCGAGATAGCATCTAAAACCGGAATAGGCTTTGCTACAGTTGGCAGGATAGTCAGAAATGCAAGGAATTAAGCTTTCCAAAAGCTGGCGACGGAAGGACATAAGCATAAATATATGCGAAGGTCTTTTCGATGGCATATATAAATTTGACTTCACAGGGCGACAAGAAAACTATTTTCAGCTAACAGATCCGGACTGGCAAAGAAAAATCCTTCGGCAAAAGTCAATATTGACAATAGCTTGCAATAGCGACTCGCTAAACGAGCTACTTTTGCAGCCTAACGTTGTCCTCGTATTTGTTTTTTGATATTTCCCCTAATCTAGGTTAGGTGATTGACGATATCATTACCGGCGACTACCTTAACAGTTTTGTTGATTCTGAGATCGTGTTTACACAGGGTTCTAATCAAATCGCTCTTGTTTTTATAGACGATTCCGTACAAGACGGCGTTTGGCTATGCAGCAATAATGGATTCCCAGCTAGGGAGTCTTACACTATCATTAAAAGTATTGATATGACGGTCAACAACGTCACAATCTATGCTGGCGATATTTTGATATCAAACCCGGAATCTCTGAAAAGAGCGTTAGAGGCCGGTGTATTTGAATGCCTAATCGACTGACAGATGTCCTTCTTGACCTTTAACGGCTGAGTAGGCGTGAGTCTTTGCTTCCCCGAGTTTATAAGCCGATGCCTTTTTCATGGTTTTGGCCTGTATCAAGGCGTGTTCTGCCGTCTTCGGATCTTCACCGACGCCAATAGACGCCGAAACCTGATGAGTTCCGTTTATTGGCGCAATCTTTGCAAAGTGCTTCTTTACCGCTCTAACAAAACGAGCTGCATGTTCGTGCGAAGGCACATGTACAAAAATCTCGTCACCACCAACTCGGAAAGCCTTTGCGTTTGCTCTGCCTACCGATTCGTCAAGGGCATTCCTGATTGCGGTGCCGTATGCTTTGATGGCCTGATCGCCAATTTCAAATCCGTGAACCTTGTTGATTGAGCCGAAATCATTAGCGTCAAGATGAACATGTACACCCTGTTTCGGTCTGGAAAGAAAGTCCTGATAGGCCTTTTTGTTGCCCATGGAAGGAATCATGGTATCTTTAAAGATATGTCCAGTGATTGTCTTGAGAACGTCTGGGTGCATAGAGCCGTCTTTGACGGCCATGCGTATGTGACTCAACGCCTCCGCCAAGCTGGGATCGGCTTTAGCCAGAGAACGGAAAAGCTCTTCTTTTTTTTCCAATTCGCTCTTGACTTCTTTTCGATCAAGATGGGCCTTTTGGGATTGCACGTTTTCCATTAGTTTGTCCAACTCTATATCACTTATGGGGTGGCCGTCAAGAAAAGCTTGACCATTTTCGAATCTTAGTGTTTGGGGCGATTCCAGACCGATTCTATGATACTCGTATTCTGATACATTTGGGCCAGTATCTTTTGGTTGGGATTCAGTCTCTTGGATCAGGTCCGGACGCTTACCATCAACAATGTCTTGCAGACAAACCACTTCTGTATACATTGAATCCTGTAATGATTGTATCTTTCGGGCAGCAAGATCTGAGTCGTCTGTTTCCAATCTGGCTAGCTTCTTGTAATGGTCTTCCAGAACATGGAGATCGCCTTCGGAATCCAGCAAAAACTTACCCAGAAACCGTCGATCCAGCTTGTCTTCTTTAGGAAAGACGCTATAAACATAAAAGATATTTGAGATCATGGTTTAGTCCAGCTTGAAATGGAACGGGCTCGTGTAAGCATTCTTCCGGGTAGGGTTCGGAGAATTGGCATATTGCTTTAATGCCTGAAGTCTATCGGCACTCTCTGCTACGTATTTGTGTGGTATTCCAAGATCCAGCATCTTCTTTGCCATTTGCTCTGGATCCAGACTGTTAATCCATTGAATTGTCTGTGGATTAAGAGGTTCGTCTGGACTTAACCCTTGGTTTTCTCTTATAGCTTCGTATTGCGAAAGGTAGTCTGGATACACAGTCGGTTCGCCATGATAACTATCAAAAGCGAGGCCATGATCAATAAGCTTGATACCGCCGCTATCATTGAGGAGATAGTTTCCATCGTGTCTATCGGCATTGCCAGTGATCATATCGACCAAGCCCAGCTTTTCAAGAACGCCGTCACGGCCTAGATTGTGCAATGCATTGATATCTTCTTGTTCGTCTGGATTGGCGTGCCGACCTTCTGGATCGTGCTCAACAATAGCCGTCTGCTCACCAGTCATTGGATTAATGACATGGGCTGTTGGCAACAAATGTTTATCAATACCGAAGAAATCTTTGCCTAGAATATGGAAAGCCCCTTCTCGGTGGGCTTCTCCCATATCGCCGTCTGGCCAGTGGTCCGGTTTCACAAAGTATGTTTTGCCTTTGTGTTTGGTCCAGAACGCTTCTTTGTTTGAGCCCTCTTCGCCAAACTGTCCATTCAGACCGTTCTTCGGATTGAGATCCAGCCCTTCAATGTCTTTAGCCATGGATGGATGTACAATCTTCGCATGTTCTACGCCGATCCTGTGTGGCTCTTCAAGCTGGACCAAAGGTTGTGTGACAAACATCTTGTCTTTTGGCGTCTTTTGAATATCCGTATCAGACCAAGAGTGTTTCTTGTCCAAGGGAACATGGAAATGATGGGTGTCGTCACTGCCTAGAATGGCGACACGACTACCGTTCACTTCTCCATAGCCGGGACGTATCTTCTTGCCTTGAAACGAAGTCTCGAATGGTGTAGGAATCTCTTGCTTTAGCAGGTCGGTAAAGAACTCAAACCGTTTTGATAGTTCTTGGAACGTATTTAATGTTTGCTGTTTCTTTAGCTTGACTTTGTATTCGTCGAGATGATCCGAGAACGTGCTCAAGAACTTGTCGCTGACATCTGGCAGTTTGGCCTTGGCAAACGTCTTGAAGTCGCCATCGCCGTCCCATTTCTCAAAAATGTCTTTGAATAGCTTCTTGATCTTCTTTTTGCTATTCTCTTCAACGGACTCTCTACTTAGAGCAGCGCCTCCTGTTAGGGTCGATGGGGCTCCCATACCACCACCAGCAGTCATGGCTTTGATTAAATCTATGTCTTCATTTTTTTTTAAAGACTTCAAAGGCTCCCCAAACAGATCGGCTCTCATTTCGGCAGCAAACTGCAAAGCACCGGCATGGGTTTTGCTAACATCATGGCCTGTGGGCTGGTTGTCTTTATCGATATAGGTAGCCCGCCATTGGTCTCTGTTGTGTGGATCAAGAGCAACTACGACATGACCGTTCTTGTGCTTCCAGACAGAGCCATTAGTATTTTGGACCAAATCGTTGATTCTGGCATTGAGTCGAGCTTTGTTTTCCTGTACTTTTTGTGTAAGTTCTTTCAGGTCGGCTTTGTTTAAAGAGCCTTCCGGGTTGGCAGGATCTACAAACGGGTTGAATTCAACCTCGACTGAACCTCCCAGTTTTGCAAACTCTGAAGTACCCTCTACTTTATCAATCTTTCCAACAAGGCTCTTCAGCGAATCGTCAGCCTCGTCTTTGGCTTGAGGATCGTATATTAATCCGGACGTGGCGTCTTTGTTACAAGGAGTAAGGGTAATGGCACATTTCTTGAAGATGCTGCTCTTTAGCTTGTTGCCTTCTCTGTTTAGAGTGGAGCCTTCAATAGAGTATCGGGCAAGAATGGGCAACTTCCTGTCTGAGTAGTGCCTAATGATTCCAGCAAGATCGGCAGCCCCTTTGTGGCCGTCCTGATCCATAAGCTCTACCACAATGTAAATTAGAGGCACTCCGGACTTTTTCCAATAGAAAAGCTGTCTTTCGTCTTCGCAGTCATCGGCTGAAAAGATTTTCTTGCCGTAAATGATTCTGCCTACGGTGTCGGTAGGGCTATCTGACTTGTGTTCCCAGTTACAGGTAGCCAGACCTTCTTCAACAGAAGAAATGTCGCAGCCTTCGATATCGAGGATTTCTCCAGAAGAGTCGATATGAGAAGACGCTGCAATGCCGTCAAGAATCATACCCTTACAGTCTTTTGTTATAGCTTTAAGTGAGTAGGCCATTACGATCCTCTTTGGTTCTTGAGTTCATCCCAACCTTGAGATATATAGGTTATTCTTCCGTCGGAATCGAAGCCATACCCGGGCATTAGCGATGCCATCTGACAACGGCAGTGAGGGTGTAATCCTGTCGCCTTCGGACTATCGTCGCCCTTCTTGTGATAGCCAGAACCTATTTCTGACATTTTCCAAAGTCGGGGTGTCTTGCCGTTCATCGTATGGAGACGCACACATTCTTCGCACGCCTCACCGTCTTTAACGATTATAAAGAAAACGATCGGGTCGTTAATGCCAGCGGAGGCATTTATCTTTGATATAGCGTCAGTTATTGATATATTCTTTGCAGCGGTGGTTTCAGATTCGACGATTTTCTTCACATCACTGGTTATGCTACCCCATAGATCGGCAATTTGCCCACCCAGTACGGTTTCTACATCTGTATCGACACCTTTCTTCTGAGCGTCTGTCAGGAACGCCTGAACCGATTGTACAGTTCTGGCTTTGGCACGTTCTTTGATAGCATCAAGATAGTTCAATCCGATTTTTGTTACAGTTGACTGAAGGTCCTCGTTGGGCAAAACGCCTTCGGCTCTGGCGGCTTGTTGAAAAACACCGGGGATTGATAGACCTTTGGCAATACTAATGATAAGATGCTTGGGCGCACCGGGAGGAATACCCCCCATAAACCGGGATTTTGCCCTAACAAAGAGCTTTTCCACGGCTTCTTCTATACGAGCTACTGCCTTTGGTGACAATTTTGCCATTGGTTATTGCTTTTTCTTTGTAGAAAAGAACTTGGCAGTAGCCATTATTTCAGCAATGGCTTCTTTCGAGTCTTTTTCCCAGCCGTCTAAGAAGTGCTGAATAGTTTTCTTCTGTTGGTCGAGAACTTGCTTATGGGCTGGACTGAGTTGTATCTCTTTCTTTGCTAAAAGACCCGCTGCTTGATCGATAGATCTAGCCAGTTCCGACTCTGGTTCTTCCTGCTGAGTCTTCTTTGGGTTCTTTGGTCCTTCTTGAGGCTGGGCTTCCTGTGGCTGGCCGGGCTGTGTCTGCTGTTGTTGTGCCTGCTGTTGCATTTGCTGGGCTTGCATTTGCAACTGTTGCCATTGGAACCACATTGGGTCGCGAACATAAGCAAATTCAGGGTCCTTTGATCCGTCTTTGATACCAAACAGGTGCTCTCTGATGTATCCAACATGCAAATACGGTGCCACTGCGTTTTGCCAGCTAGGATTCAACGGGAATTTGCCACCAAGAGTACGACCAAGAGGCTCTTTCTGGACTTTTTCTAGGATTTCATCTAATGTTAAGTGAAGGTTGACTTCAGCGCCGATTCTGGCGGCTTCTTTCTCGGCAGTTTCAGCGTCAAGGCCAACAAACTTGAAAGAGCAAAGGGTTGAAATTTCAGGATCAATCAGCGGGAGAATTCTTTGATTGATAAAGTTCTGGAAATGGGCCAACATAGGACGCAAACCTACATCTCTGTGGGCCGTCAACAGGTATTCCGTGTTGGATTCTGATAAAGCCTGACTGTTTGTACCTCTGGATAGATGGCTCCAACCCGGAAGTTCGTCGGGACTCATCTGAAACGCACTCAGGATGGTACGGGCATTTGAGTCAGAGAGATATTGGAACTCCATATCTCGGGACGAATTGTCGATAGGCATCCAATTGATTTCGTCGTCTTGGCCAACGCCAAAAATAGGCATTCGCCAACTATTAGTGACGGAATTGATGGAAGCATTGAATTGCTGGCGAATAGCTGCTACTGTCTGCTTATCAACATCGTCCGATCGGATTACGACCATGCCTCTAGCCGCACGGCCAGACTGGAAATAGAGCTTATTATGTGTAGCAATATTGATATGAGTCAACACCGCCGTGATGGCAGTGTCTAGTGGCGTAATCGGATAGCCATTTAGCTCAATGTTAGTAGTAGGATAGAAGTTATGAACTAAGCATTCCTCCGCAGTGAATGCTTGACGGGGCTGGGTGTGGATTACTTGTACCCAGTCATACTCGTCGTTGGCAAATCTCTCTGGAACCAGTTTCTTGTTCTTGAGCTTTTCAAGCAAGGCAAGGGCGTTCTTTCGAACAGCCGACACTTGGTTTTTCTGAGGTGCAGCACGATAGATCGTTCCTGCGTCGATAGGCCGAAAGCTGTGGAATTTCTTCTGGTTTTCTGGCCCCGAATAAACCACTTCGGTGGCGATTCGGCCAAAAGTTACAGCATCGCGGGCTGACATGTACAAAAACTGACCAAAATCCAAAGACTCGGAGTCTTTCCAACCGTTCGTCGTACCGCAGGTCAAAAGAGCCGATTCGCATTTAGCGATACGTTTCTGAAGCGCTTTCTTTTCGTCAAGCGACATTTTATCAATAAGTCCGGGCATTGGCTCGATTTTATATCCGGTACTGAATCTGTCTGGTTGCGGACGACCAAACGAAGACATCATTGAGCCACGAGCCTGAACGATGCTGGCAACAAGATCGTCTTGTATTGCAATCCGTTTTAGGATATCATCAGACAGAAGTTTGATCTTTGTCTTGTAAATTGATAAGTATTGGTTGTGCTGGTCCGGGTCTTGCTCAAAAGCAAGTCTTTCGATTGTCTGGCCGGGTCCGTTCAGTAGGTTCAGAACAGACTTCACCAAAGGATTTTCGTTCTCGATCTTCTTTTGATATGCATCCATTTCCTTTTTTGATAGTTCAGGAAAAGGGTTAGTCATATCCATCGATATGGTAGATTTCTTTTTCTTTTCTACCGGAGCAGTCTCTTCCATAGACTCAATTAAAGTCTTCAGAAGAGGGTTGTCATTTTTCTTAAGGCCCATAGGAATACGCAACCTTTATTCAGCGTGAATAACTAGAACATTAAGGGTTGAAGTTGATTTATTGACAATAGTCAAAGACCAAGCTGGTCCCCATTTCAGGAACATTCCGGGTAGATCTGGATTGCCAACTTCGATAGGAGTTACTTTTTGGAACTCCGAAGTATCGCCGTTTAGCTGGACAACACAGTCCTGATCGCACTCTACGTATATCAACCGCTTGGATTCAGTATAGAAGTTCATGCCAGAAGCTGTAGGGGAAATAACTGACTCTGCCGGAAGAGGGGCAGTAGATACAAACTCTACAAAATTAGCAGTTACGGTCTTGACTACGAACGCCTGTCTCGTGACTTGAGCGAACCCGGCAGTGATTTCCAGCCGATCTCCCTCTTGAACACCGGTTGAGCCGTAAGCCTGAAGTTGTGAGCTACCGGCTAACGTTTGCGTCTCCGACGTTCCTTCAAAATCCGTGCCAATAGGTCTAGAAACTATGATATGACGGCTGTCTGTTACGGCCAAAACCTTCCAAAACCCGCTATTTAGGTGGGCGAGGACGTTCGGGAGGTCTCCTGTCTCGGTATTTGGCACGAATACAGTGTCGTTAACCTGTACTCCGGTAAAATCTGGGCCTACCGGAACGGATATTGTTACAGTATTGTTACTATTAACAGCAAACGTGACTGCAACTCCAGCTAGGTTTAGATTTCGGTTGGTTCTAAAGCCGGGAGCCGTACCGGAAGTATAGGTAATTCTATAAATACTCGGATCTGCTGGAGAAACGCCAATCGAAAAAGCAGTCGTTCCGTCAATGGTAGTAGATCGAGTCCCGTTAAAAATGAGCTTGGATGTTCCAACCGGAATTGCGTGGGCTTCGGACTTTGGATCGGAAACCGAAATTCCAGACGCATCACGATACCAGTCAAAAGCCCGCAATCTCGGATTCGAGCTAAAAGACCCATCGGTAAAAGCAATCAGTTTTGATATAATATTGAGTGTGGCGTCCATTAGTTTGGATTCCTCGAAAGGTTTTGATTAAAGATTAAGGGTAGTTATATATCAAAAACGAACTTGGATTTCTTCTCTTTGGGCTCGTCTTCCTCAGCGGTTGTCGTATCTGACGAATTGTCAAGATAGTTACGAACAATATCTAGCATTTCGCTATTGCGTGCCTGCTCGTCCGTAAGATGGACTGTCTTCCCAATGGCATTGTTCCCTTCAAACGAAGCAATGATCTTGCCTTTATTGTTAAAGACATTCATGACTAAGTATCGGCAAGCATCGGCCCTGTCGTCATTCTCTTTTGCAGGTTCGTCCGTAACATTACCGGCAGCGTCCAGCTTGAAGTGGTATTTTGATAACTGCTCAACCAATGCGGCAACGCCTAAATCGTCTTTCAAGAAAAACATGGTTGGCTTACCGATTGCAGGACGTAGCTTGGATCTGATAGTCTCAATGCCTGCCTTGACAGATCCCGGCCCCTTGACCCACTTCCGCATTCTGAACTTGCCTTTTTTGCGAAAAGTCTCTATATCTGAAGGGCTCTCTGGGTCTCCAAAAATGATAGGATTGATATAGCGCAGTTTTTCACAAGCTTGGATCTTGTCGTCTAGTTCTAGATTTGCTATACCAATGCAATCTAATACAAAGAGGTAGTTGCCCCAGACAGCGCCAGTCACAACAGCAAAGTCGTGAGTAAAGCCAAAGTCCATACCAGAGTAAAAGTTTGCTCCATTTGACAAGAACCAACTGATTAGTTCTGCTTTCGTTTTGATATTAGTAGCATCGGTTGAGACCATTGCCATGATCTCCGCTGCCGTTTTCATATGTCCGGCCTTATCTAGGTAAGGATATATCAAACCGCTGGTATCGGGCTTTCTGCAAAGCAACTGAGCATTTGCCGAACCAATACTTGCCGATCTAAAGAGATTGATAGTGTGCTCAATGGGCTTCAGGAGCTTTGACTTGCAGAACTGCTTGGTCGCCAACTGGCCTTTACAAGCCGCAAACAATGGACACTTGGCACAGCCAGCATATCCTTCGTGCTGAACGAAGTCCTTCTGAATTTCAGGATCTAGGTTTTGATATTCAGCGTCAGTGACGTGACGAATCTCCTCATCATAAACCCAAAGTTTTTCCTTCGGCTTCTCAGGCTGGTGTCTTTCTGGCAAGCAAGGCTGGGTTACGTCAATGATATTCCAGTGACGTACTGCCAAATGCGTCTCGTCAGCTTCGTCAAGCTCTTTCTGGACCAAGCCGTAGCTGAACTTTCTGGTAGAAGTCAGGAAAGTAACCGGCAGCTTATTGCCCCAAGGGGCTGGAATAAACTTTGCTTCTTCATATGCCTTGGGGTTGGCGATAACGTCGATTTCGTCCACGCATAGGAAAGGTACGTGAGCGCTATTGGTAGATTGGAGTGTTGCAACGATGATCTGAATGTATGTTTGCTTCTTTTCATACAAGCCTTGACCGGTTGGCAACGCCTCCCATTCCTTTTCGGTTATTGAATCGCCAGTTACAGCATTGTAATACCTGACATACTCAATTTGCCTCTCATTCTCTTTTACTTTGTAGTCTCGGATCAACGGTCTATTGAAATAACTCTTGACATATTCCTGAGATTTCTTTGACTGCTGAAGAATGGCGCTTAGGTGAACCACAGGACGATCTAGGTGTAAGATCATCAGTGTTTCCAGAACAGCAGCCGACAGTGTTTTAAAGCTGTCCCGGGAAGCATACGCCATAAGGCGGGTGATGTCCGATACATCGTTGGATATACACTTTGAATAGACTTCCCAGATGACTTCCATGGGATTACTATTGGACTCTTCAACAACAGTGCAGTCAGGAATGTCAAGACCCAAATAGACCTTAATCCACCGATGTAGATCCTCCTTGCTGTGACAAGGGACAAACAAAGCTTTCTTTAAAAGGTCTTGATTCGACATATTTAGCTAATAGTAATGCTTCTGGTCCATACATTTTCATTATGGACGGCCCAGCCAATACAATCGGCATCAGCCGCATACATTCGCATAACCTGATCGGCCACTGCCTCTACAGAGAACTGAGGGGCGCTGGGGAGAAAGTAATCCATGTAGGAATAGGTATTGCCATTTGGAGTGCTGTAGGTAAGTAGACATACATTATGGCCAGAATATAGCCCGTCTTTCCCGACCCACATAACGCTCATGACTTCTGCTTTCTCTAATCCGGGAGAATTTTCTTGCAATCTGCACAACGGCTCAGTCAGCGACCTTTCAATAGCGGCTGTTAGATATACCGCAAACTCGTCGCAGTCAGTACCGTGCTTTGGTTGTGCAATGTCTCCTGACAAGATCTGTTCTATCTTTCCGGGATAAGAAACAGCATCGAACATCTGCAACCAAGAGTCATTGGTCCATTTGAGTTTTGATAGTCTCTTTTGCAGGTCGCTCAGATTCTCGTATGTTTGGATTTTTTGAGTTCTAAATTGATTTTCGAACAAAACCCGATATAACGTAGACCATAGCCAGTACAACTGGAGCTTGAAAAACAGAAAAATACCAACTTTACCCAAAACCACTTTGGTTGATTGCTTCATTTTGTTATTCCTTTTTCCGATCGGCTTCTAGAGCCTTCAGTATATCAGATGCCTCTGAAGAACTCATAGGGCGGGAAAGCACGGGAGCATTCTGTTCAATAGAATGCTTGTGGAGGATTTCTTGCTTCTTCGTGGAGTCCTGTCCTGTTAGCTTCATCAATGTTTCTACGGCTTTCTCGTATGACTTGGAACTAGCATTCCAGCCCTCAAGTGCATCTTCTTTGCCTGTCTGAATGTATTTCTTGAACTTATCGTTCCATATTTTATGATATACAGTCATTGTATTTGCAGCAAAGTCAATAGCTTCTAGGTGGACCTTGGAGGTTTTCTCTTTGATTCCGCCAAACAGACTATCTAGGTATTTCTCTTTTCTCAGATCCCAGTCGAAATCTACCTTTGCCCGCACAATAATACCTAAACCGAACGTTGGGTTTAGTCGGGCAATCTCTTCACAGTCGCAACCGTTAACATAAAGCTCAAAAAGGTTAGCTGCCGTAAGGGCTGATAGCGGTGGCTTGGCGTCTGCGATGTACTTATCGTAGGCGTTTTTTTCGTTTGGACTTAGATTTTTTACGTTTTCGATCTTTACTAGGTTCGACATATTTGCTACCTCGAACAACCGTTGCTCCGTTTATTGTTACCTGAACGTCGAATTTTCCTATAATCTTCTTGATACCCATTACGAACGCTTCACAAAGCTCTTGAGAGATTACCTGATCCGACTTACCTTTCAGAACGAACGAGATTGATAGTTTATCGAAATTTATGGTAAATTCATTCTCTAGGGTTTCTCCGAAAGCCACCAACGGCAGAGCTTTGAGGTTCTTGATCTGAAATTCAAGAAGCTGGCCACCCACGGTAGAGTACAGACGGTTCGTATCTACGATTTCTTCTATTGTTGGCTCTGACACAGGATTCTTTCCTCTACCATCTTCAAGATTTCTTTACGATCTTCAGGGTCAATCGAACTACCTTCTACATAAGAAATCAAAGCTTTATCAATACCGTCCTTTTCAGATACGACGGCTTTGGTCTTGTCTTCTTGAACAAACGTTCTAATTTTAATGCCGGTTCGGCTATTACGCCTATTCTCTAAAGTGGTCAGACAGAGATTGACAAACATCCTAGATCCGGTGATATCTAGGCGAACGTCCTCTCCTTGATAGCTGCTGAGAGCCGAAAGAACAGCCGAAGTATCAGAACCCTCTTCCTCTTCCAGCGAAAGCCTGACAATAGGCCTACACGTTGGGCTTGTGGGGATCGTCACTGTAGACTGAACACTCCCCTGCAAATCAAAGTCCATCACATATAAGAACCGATCTACGTTTGCGTCCGCCAAAGTTCTCCAGCGCGGAGCGCCTATGTAATAGACGTTGGCAAATGTATGCGGTGTATGTATATGTCCTGAAATGTACTGAAACTTTGGTACATCTGCCAGATCTACGCCGTCAGTAGCAAAAAACCCATTCTCGTACTTAGCTCCCAAGAAAGTCTGGTGACAGAGAACTGTTTTTGTCTCTACAGGCAGAGACTCCATCTTCGATACAAAATCGGCGTTCGATTGAAATCCACACAGTGTTACGCCGGTAGATATCTCAAAAACGTCAGAGACGAACGTTACGTTTTGTTTGAAGAACTGCATGGAATGGACCTGAGGATCGCCATTGCCCGGTCTATCGTGGTTTCCGACCAATACATAGCAGGGCCTGCATAAGCTAGAAAAGGCTTTCTGCCAAAACGACATAACATAAACATTCATGACAGAATGGTTATGTGTTTGGTCTCCCATGAACACAATTCCATCGACATTTTGGTATTTTGCTGTTATATCAATAAGACCCAATAGTGCTTCGCATTCCGGCAGTTCTTGCTGGGTCGCGTGAACGTCTCCGACTAGTAGAAGTTTCATTCCACCAATTGTATCACGCTTTCCGGAATCAGGATAAACTCTAATCCGTACTGCTCAAGCTTATGAATGTTAGACCATTCTGGATTGGTTGATAGATTCCCATTGACATATACTACCATACCCGGTCGGAATTTACCATCTTCCGACTCTAACATTACCTCCAGCTTGGTTAAGCTAACCTTTGATTCTGCAATAACAAGGCCACCTTTCTTTACGGTAGTCACCGATTTGGTGGGAAAAGGGCTTACTGCGACCAGTTTATTGAGCGTTTTCAAGATATACTCCTTTCAATCTAATGATTTTTCTCTCTAATAGAGGTAGAGTCGCCGCTACAGACTTCATTTTTGATAGTGCCTGTAGATCTTCTACAGCGGCTTCAGGTCTAGTTTCTTTTGGCACTACATAACGTTCCAAGGTGGTTTCTGGCTCGTCTCCTTCGTCGTTAGAGACAGATACGTCCCCGCTTACAGTAGAGGCTGAGGCAAGCAGGTTGGCAAGTTCCTTGCCGTTGGTTTTCTGACTTTCGATTTCTACGCCTTCGTTCACAAGAACGGCAAGCTTATCGTAGTCGATTTCGCCCTTGAACTGACGAAGAAGTTTATGTGCTCGGTATAGTTTTTTCCGATCTGCTGGATAGAAGTGCAAAACGGTTTCAGAGTATTGCTCAATTCTGTCAGAAATCATACGGCCAATAGCCACAGCTCGGAACTTACGGTAAGCCTGTAACGATTCGCTGTCGGACATTTTCTTGGTATCTGGTGGCACAAACTTATCAATAGCAATAAGTAGACCACCGCAATGGATCTGAACCAAATCCATCCAACTGAGGTGGGACTTTGGAGTACATGCATAGAAGATTCTGGCCTGAGAGATAGCTAAAGGAAGATTGATCTCTAGGATCTGCCTTCGAACCTTCTCTATCTCCTTTGCTATCTTGACAATTTCACTCTTTTCTGGCCATTTATACTGCTTAAGAGCGAATAGCACGAAATAATAGTTGACGCGGAATTTGAAGATGGCCTTCTCTCTACGATCCTTCAGTGCTCCGCTGATCGATTTGGTAAAAACAGTTTGGCGTTCTCGGAAATACGGCCTAGCAACGAGGATGTTCCTGCGAACATCGCAAATATGTTCAATGAACTTCTTGTAAACCGAACTTCCCCACTGATGATCTAACAAAGCCTTTTTCCACTTATTCTCCAGAAATATCAAAGTCTTTAGCTGTTCTCTTTGAGAGACTAGAAGGTCGATTTCTTCATCAGTTTTGTACTTTAGCAAAGATACTTCTAAAGTTTTGGCAAAGTGCTTAAAATGGTTTTGTTCTATTGACATTACAAAAGTATATCACAATACTTTTTCCAGTCGTGCGGGGCTGTTATCAATAATAGATTCGAATGAATCATCATTACAATAAATATGTATAAATACAGAGGTAGGCAACGGGAAAGATATCATCCGAGAAATCTTCCCAAACTCACGAGCCAAGTCAGAATCTGTAATCTCCGGATTGATAACAAAGGAAATCCCTCCTACACGAACGTTATAAACGTAGGCGGCATATTCCCTTCTCATTGTATTGATATATCTTCTACACCGGGGTATAGATCTTCATAGATTTCTCTTCTAGCGCTGGCATGACGAGTCATTGGTGGAATGTTAACTACGTCGAAATCAACAAAAAAGAAAGTCTTTTTGTTTGGCATGATTCTTGTACCTCTGCCAACGGATTGCTTCGTTTGTATCTCAGATTTACCTCCCATAAGGTAAACAATGCTGTTGACATTCCGAATATCCGTTCCGGTTGAAATACAGCTAGTACCGACTAGGATCGGGAACTTGCCCTCGTTAAAGTCTTTGACAAGCTGAGAGACATCAGAGTCGTGATATTCCTTAGGAACCTTAGCTTTGTTTTCAGACAAAGGACCGTGAGCAAACATGACCTTATGTTCTAGATACGGCAATAGTTTTGTAAACTGTTCAACTTCGTCGATCAGTACAAGAGTCTGATGGTTCATTCTTGAAACAAAATTATTGATAAGATAGGCAGCTTGGGTTATAACTTTCGGATTGTAATAGAAATGTGTTCTAGTCATAGCATTAACATCAGGACTACTGAAGTTGCTACCAGAGTAGCTCTGCACCATTTTGAAAATAGGTTTTGCCAAAAAACCCTGATCAACTCCTTCCTTGACAGACATTCTCTTGACAATAGGTCCTGTAATGGCTTCTAACAATAGATCTTTACCGTCATTACGCATCTGAGTAGCACTGAAGAAAAACCGATACGGAGCTTTCTTCATTAGACCGAAGCAAACATCTGCCAACGTAGAGGCTGGACATTGGTGGCTTTCATCTGCAACGAAAACTTGCACCTTTTCAAACTCTTTGTAATTAGGATCGGTTTTGTCTATTCTGACCAAGCTTTGCGGAAGAGCGATCGTAAACATCTTCTTGCTTTCCTTCTTTCCTCCAAAGAACCCTCCAACGTATTTTTTGCCGAAATGAGTTGTAAACATATCAAAAAGCTGATTAGCTATGCTAGAACTCGGGGCCATTATCAATGTCTTTAGTCCTAAACGCTTTGCAACAGAGAGAATCATCGGTGATTTACCGAGACCTGTTCCAAATTCTACTCCAGCATGGTTAGCTGCAAGCAAAGCTTCAGTGCCGTCCTTTTGATAGTAGTGCAATTCAAACGGAAGAGGCTTTGCATAAGGGATTAAACGGGCTTCTGGGTAGTTTACCTTGTTTTGTATGGCTAGCCCTGTTTTCTTGGAGATCGTTGAAGCTAGACCAGAATATGTCCAATAGCTGCCATTTTCTCGTTGAAACAGCAAACACTTTTTAGTCAAGCCTTCTAGTCTTCGTTTTTCATCATCGAAAGCCTCCTGACCGTGCTTTGATACATACCAATAAGCTTTCTTAAACCTCTGTAGCTCTGTTACAGCTTGTTTGTCGGTATAGGTGAGCAATCGTCTGGTCTCAGACAGTTGGTGATCCGAAACAAACTCTAATTCGCATTCTGTAGGGTTAACGATTGTTATCATTGTATTGGAATTCCATACCTGTTAGGTAGTGAAGGACGGTTTGATATGCCAGCTTGCTTCTCTCTTCAGGAATACCTACTAGGGTATGGGTTTTGCCAACAATGGGAAACAATACTTTAGGAATCAAACCGTCGATAACCATTGATTCTTCTTTACTGTGTACCCTGTTGTTGTCTTGAAGCTCGTTTAACCAGCTAACCGGCTGTGCATAGAAGTAAACCGTGGATCTCTTGAGAATCTCTGGCTGAAGCTTTTCAAACAGTTTGTGATCGTATAGATATAGCAAAGCGTTAAAGGGTGAACTGTCAGTTACAATCACAGTCTCTTTGCTACATGCCTTCAGCATGAGGTTTTCAATTTCTAGCTGCTTAGTAGCTATAGCAATCTGATCTTCATCAGACAAAGTAACCGGTCCACCACGTTCTTGAATACGTTTGCTGGCAATGTAAAACCTAGCTTGTTCTGTAATGAACTCGCAGTTAAACCCTGCGGTCTTTAGCTGAGCAAACAGCATTGCTGCTGTTGTTGTCTTTCCAGACTTAGGAGAACCAAGAAAAGATACTATCATTAATAATGTTCCTTTTAGTAAGGTTCGCGGTAGCGAACAGAGATCGAAAGCACTCTATTAGCATTGTTTGTGAGAAACTGCAAGCTAATTGTTTAGCGCCAGCCAATGTTTGCGGGCTTCAATCGCGGGACGCAAACAGAGTTCTTTTCGCTGTTTATCAAAATCCCTTTGTAACCGTCTGTCATATATGATATCAATGCAAACAGTTGCTTTCTATCGAAAGCCCTATACTAAGCAATACTATACACAAGGATCATGCAACAGTAGGTAAACGATCATACTTGTGTCTATCGGATCGTCATAAAAGTAGCGAATCAATTCAAAAAGTACCTATTGATATAGAATTTCAAGGGTTTTTTGCTATAAAAAACTACGAGTGTGGAAAATTTCCACAGATCGTTATAAAAGTAGCGAAGCAATCGGTCAAAAAGTGAAGCCGAGATTGACGTTAAGTGACGAGGAAAGTAGTTGATTTCTTCGTGTTGGATTAGCAAAGCAATCGTTGGCAAGTTAGCGAAACGAACACAGAAGGGTCAAATCTGAAGCAGTTTTGTGCGGGTCTGTGCTATATAGGAAAACATGAGTAAACCACAATGTTATGTTTATGTTATGAAACATCCTCTTACAAAAGAGGTTGTGTCTATCGGTGTATCGAAACGTCTGAACTACCTTAGGCACTTTTGGAAGTCTCCTTCCAGAATGAAGCTTTCGAAAAAGAACAGATTCTTGCTAGAGCTTAAGGAGCAAGGTCTGGGTCCCGATATTGAGTATATACCTTTCGAATCGATCGAACTAGCTCGGTTCAAGGCTAGCGATATGCGAGCCGCCGCTGCTGGCACCATCTTCACAAAGAGAGAAAGTGTTGTTGGTCGTTGGAAGTCGCTCGTTGAGCCAATCGAGGAGCTTCTTAAGATTGATAATGAACTGACAAACGAGCAACTGGCTGAAAAGACTCAGGGGTCTTTATCAATGATTAAGTACACAATCAAAAAAATGAAGGAATCTGGTAGACTAGAGTGTTCTTACCGGTTCATGGTAACTAATGGCAATTTTATCAAAGTGAGAAGGATACATCTATGCAATTCAAAAAAATGAAGTCTGTTGCAAAAACTATGTATACAAAAGGTCCGCAGCTTGAAAAGCTGATTATGGATACTTTGGGTACGTGCGCAGATCTCGTCGGATCTACCCTTGGACCGGGTGGCAATTCTGTTTTGATTGAAAAACAAGAAAACATGCCTCCTATGGTTACCAAGGACGGCGTTACCGTTTTTCAGAACATCGGTTTTCAGGACTCAACAGCACAGACCATTGCCGAATCTGTCAGAGACGCTGCTGTTCGTACTGCGTCTGAGGCTGGTGACGGTCCTCAACCTCTTTGGAGCAAGGTACTGACCCCTACCGGGTTTGTTACCATGGGTGAGGTTGTACCGGGTATGGAAGTTTGCGGCACTAACGGCTCGATCCAGACCGTTCTTGGCGTTTTTCCGAAAGGGCAAAAAGAGATTTGTAAAGTCTATTTTTCTGAACAAAGAATCGTAGAGTGCTGCGAAGATCATCTATGGACAACCGTCGATTCAGAAGGAGTCACTTATACCTTAACAACAAAAAACCTTGCTTTGGGCATGAGTTCGGGACGGCAATACGCAACGCCCCGGCTCTCTGGCGGGGTAGATAAGATTGAAAAGATTGAGGTTACCGGTGTTTTTACAGAAATGCGCTGTATTAAAGTCAGCAATCCAGACAGTCTATACGTCACTGACGGGTTTGTGCTAACCCACAACACCACTACGTCCACGATTCTTGCACACTCTTTCGCCAAAGCTGTATTTCAGTATTGCAGGACTAATCCGAAGGTAAGCCCTCAGCGAGTTGTCAGGTCTCTGGAGAAGGCTTTCAAGGAAACCCTTGAGCCGAATATCAAAAACTGGCGGAAGCTGGTTAAATTCGATGATTCAGGCAAAAAATACCTGCGTGCTGTAGCAAAAGTCTCTGCTAATGGTGACGAAGCACTTGCAGATGCTGTTTTGGAGTGTTTTGAACTTGTAGGCGACGACGGCAACGTTACCATTCTGGAGTTCTCTGGTCCCAGCAAGTACGAAGTAGAGCGGCTAGACGGTTATGGCGTTGGAATCGGCTTTGAAGATAGCTGTGGTCCGTTCTATTCCAAGTTTTTGAACGATCCCAAAACGCAGTCAGCTCAGCTTGAGAACCCGGTTTTTGTATTGTATTACGGAAGGGTTCAGGACGTTGGCTTGTTGGCTCCGATATTCGAAAAGATCATTGAAGCATCGAAAGGTAAAGTACCAAATGTGGTTGTAGCTGCTACCGGGTTCTCTGAAGTGGTCCTTGGTCAGTTAGCAATCAACTTTGCTGCTCCCAATCACAACCTAGCCGTATATCCTTTGCTAGTTCCAATGTCTCCAATCAAAACGGGACAGTTGGACTTTTTGATGGATCTTTCGGCTCTTACTGGCTCTAAAGTTCTGGATCCACTCAACAGCCCGCTAGATCAAGCATCGGCTATGGATTTGGGTTCAGCAAAGCACTTTGAATCAACTAGATTCCGCAGTAACATTATTATTGATATGGACGACGAGACTGAAGCGAGAGTCATACAGCGCGCAGAAGACGTGAATGAGCAACTAAAGTCTATTGCTGTTTCAGATCTCGAAAAGAGCCTGTTGCGTGAGCGAATCGGCAAACTTACAGGAGGTATTGCCAAGCTTAAAGTAATTGGCTCAAGTTCTGGCGAACTTCGCGAGAAGAGAGATCGGGCAGAAGACGCGATTTGTGCTGTTCGCGGTGCGATCAATCACGGCGTATTACCCGCTGGTGGCTGGACCTTGCTTAAGCTTATTGATATTTGCAAGAAGTCAGGAGACGATATCCTTGTCAATGTTGTTGCTCCTGCACTGTTCGGTCCCGTAGAGCGGTTGTACTTGAACGCAGGGTACACTTCTGACGAGCTTATTGATATAACAAACCAACTAACCACCCAAATCAATTCAGGCTCTGACAATATCTACGATCTACTGGAATCTAAAATCGTTGATGCTTACCAAAGCGGCTTGCTAGACTCAACCCCTGCCGTTTTGGAAGCCCTCAGGAACTCAATTTCAATTGCCAGCCAGATTGGCACTACAGGCGGCACCATTGTTTTTCAGAGAGATGGTGAATTCGAAAATATGGAAACTAGAGAGCACAACAGATTCATGCAAGATTTGAACCAAGAATAACCATGGCTCTTTTCATCTTCAAATGCCCAAGCTGCGGCACAATAAAAAAGAAACTAAGAGCAGAGCAAGGAGTTCTGACCTGTTCGTGTGGTATAGCCATGGAACGAGATCTCAAAGCAGCTACTTCCGATATCAAAGAAGTTCTTGACAACGGTGCTATGTCACGTAAAGTAGAAAGATTGGCCAATATAAACGATATCATTAAACAAAGATCTGAACAAAAGAAAGATCCGGGAGTTGTGTAAATTGCTACGTCTAAGTAAGCTTTCTTTGAAAAACTTCAGGTCGTTTGTCGATGCTGAAATCGAGTTTCCGGCATCTGGGTTGGTCCTTTTGAAGGGACTGTCTGGTGCTGGCAAGTCCAATGTGCTATGTGGCATTGCTTTTGCTTTGGGGTATTCCGGAGAATATACCAAGGAAGACCTTCAGAGCTACCTGACAGAAGAGCCAATGCAAGTCGTCCTTGAATTGAACGACTCAGAATCAGATCTCATTGTCAAAATCGCTCGCGGTAAGGCTAATTACATAGCATTAGGCCACACCCAGATAACAGGAGCAAAGGCCATTGCCGCTAAAATTCAAGAATTGCTCAAGATCAGCCCAGAAGTTCTTGGCTCTGTTTTGTTCAGACCCCAGCGGACTAATGGTTTGTTTTTAAGCAAAAACAACATTGAAAAGCTAGAATTTCTTGGCGAGCTTCTGGGGCTATCGAAGATTGAGACGGCAGTGGAGCTTTCTCAGGGCTTTATCAAGGACTATGGACAGCAGATTGCCGTAGCGAAGAAGATCATAGAAATTGAAACCCCGAAACTTCATCCAGTCCTAAAGCCAGAGGATCTGGATTCTATAGAATCCATGAAGTTGGAGCTTCATCGACTAACTCAGGAAGATATTTCGTCTAAGCAGAACTGGGAAAAAGAGATCCAGAAAAAGGTAGCAGAGATTGACAGCAGTATGCTTGCTATCAAAACGATAAAAGCTCAGATCGGCAAACAACTTGACGAAGCTTTTGATACAACCATTTCAAAGGCTAAAGGGTTTTTGCAGGAACTGGTTGTCTCGGATGAAAAAAGGGCGAAAGAACTCAACCTTCAGGCACTGAGTAAAAACAGAAAAGTATCAGAACTCACAAACACTATCAATAACAAAACTAAAGAAGTCGCCATTCTTGAAAGACAAAACGAAGCATTTCGGAGAATGGCCTGTAATGCTTGTAATCAGGCTATCAGTTCGGCAGAAGCCCAGCAGAAACTAGACACCAACGTTAGCAACATCGCCAAGCTTGAAAATGAAATCATTCGGGCGAATGCCGATCTGTCAGAGACCAACTCTATTGTTATTGATACTTTCACTGCCGACAGTCGAATCGAGCAGTTCCGGGAGCTAATCGCAAGCAAAACTGCTGAAAAACAAAAGGCCCTTCTTGAGCAAACTGCCGAATGTGACAAGCAATTAGCGCTTCTATCGGCTGACAGAGCTAAGGTTATTGGCTCTAAGTTTGCACCCAATGAGGAGTTTGGGCAGCTTTTATCAAAGCTATCTATTCTTCAGCTCCAAGCACAGATATATGAACAGAACGAGAGTATCCGACAGGCAATAGATCAACAGAAACAGATAAAAGAGTCTTTGACGAAGAAAATGAACCTAGAACTGGATTTTGTTCGCCTTGTAGGACGGTTGGGGTTCATGGGAACTATCGTCGCTGAGGTTTTGGAAGAAATTGCTGTAGAAACTAACAAAATGCTTGCTAACATTCCCAACGTAGAAAAGGTTACTTTGGGTTTTGATATAGAAAAAAACACAGTCAAGGGTGAACCGAAAAAAGCGATTGTGCCGTTTGTGACAATAGACGGCTGTAAGAGCAAGTTGTCGTCGCTTAGTGGAGGTATGCTTAGTTCTTTGGAACTAGCAGTTGACCTAAGTATCATAACCGTGGTACAAAGGCGTGCCGGTATCAAAACCGGCTGGCTAGCAATTGACGAAGCATTTGATGGGCAAGGAGCGAGCAAAGAAAGTACACTTGACTTACTGAGCCAGTTCGCACATAATAAGCTGGTTCTCGTTGTCGACCACGGATCTGAATTCGTAGAAATGTTTAGTAATGTGATACAAGTAGTGAAAGAGAATGACGGCAGTACCACAATCGTAGCAATCTAAAATAAGAGGAAAATAACTATGGGCCGCAAAGCAAAAGCAACGTTTGACGATCTCGACAGTGATTTCAAGGATTCAGTAGCCGCGATGGCTGACGAAGATGTCAAGAAGAAGGTATCGGAGGTAGCCCTCAACGAGCACGAAAACCTTGAAGCTAAGAAGGCTGATCAAGACTTGGAAGCCAAGAAGCTTGAATACAAAGAGGCCGGTGCGCAGTACCGAGAGGCTTCAAAAGCCAACAAGCTGAAGATCAAGTATTGTCACGCATTGCTTGAGTCTCGTGGCAAGACTGCGTAACACGCAACTGCATTCCTTGGAGGGAATTGCAATTCCCCCCAAGGGGTTATTAGCGGGTTAGAGGAGTGGTTCCTTGTTGGGCTCATTGTGCCCCAAAGACGCTTGTTCGAATCAAGCACCCGCTACTTTACTGGTATTAGTTCAGCTTGGTAGTGATAATAAATCTGTATGGAATATAAAGATCTTGAGTCTCTAGTAAAAGATGGCCTGTCTATCAGACAGATAGCGATCAAGACCGGATGTTCATGCAGCAACGTCCGCTACTGGGTCCAAAAATTTGGGTTGAAGACAAAGAAGATAGTTGAATACAGATGTCCATGTGGGGAAGAAAACCCGAAGAATTTCTATGGCCACATGGACATCTGTGGAAGGTGTCATAATGAATACGTCAAAGAAAAAGGCTTAGAAAACAGAAAGAGAATGGTCGAGAGTCTTGGAGGTCGGTGCGTTTCTTGTGGGTATAGTGAATATTCATGTTCTTTGGACATTCATCACACAGATTCGAAGAAAAAAGATCCAAACTTTTCCACAGCCAGAAACTGGTCGTGGAAAAGAACCGAAAAGGAACTCAAGAATTGATATATCGTCAGTTCCGAAAAATCACACTAGTTTCCGGCCCGGACCTATGCCTACCGGTGTTCCTAGTTCCGGAGCCAAGACTCTATATTAAGGTTTGTTGATTGAGAGTTGACATAGCTGGGTATAGTTTGATATAAGGTTCTGTATGAACTCAAACAAAACGACCCCACTCTTCAAAGACCTCTCTAACGAAGCTCTCCGGACCGAATACAAAGGCTGGAGAGATCTGATGTTTAACAATGCCAATATGGCAGCATCCGGTGCCGTCAATCGTAATAAGGCAGCATTTCAGATGGGCAAAATCATGCGGAATGTCGAAATTATCGAAGCGATTGCTCGCAAACGTGGTATACGATTGGCATGAGAGTTGTATCGCTTGACTTATCTACGAAAACGGGCTGGAGTCTGTTCGTAGATAAGTCGCTAACAGGCTTTGGACTGATAGAGCGTACCCTAGTAGGTACGCTTGAGTCGTATGGCGACTATCCTTGGTCGTTAAAAACACTATCAAAAAACATTGCTTTACAGGTCGTCGAGAAAACTCTGGAACTCAATCCAGATGTAATTGTCATTGAAGAGACCAACAAACCGGGTAGGTTTGGGTCTAGACATAGCCAAAAGTGTCTGGAACAGATCCATACCTACGTTTTAGACGGGCTCTCTGGCAAAACCGTGTTATATATCAACACTTCAGATTGGCGAAAGAAACTTAACCTAAGTGTAGCAGAAACCAAGAAGTTGGCTAAACCTTATATCAAAAAACTTAAAGAGTTGCAACAGTTGTTTGATAAAACGAAGGACAAGAAAACTAAGTTGGCTCTTAAAGAAGAAATTCGGGTCTTTAAGGAAGAACTGAAAAACAAGTGTATCCATGGTAAGATAGATAAGAAGTCAATTTCAGTTGCCTATTGTAATGCCAAGTTTGGCTTGAAGTTGATCAAGGGCAACAATGATATAGCAGACAGTATTTGTTTAGGTCAAGCCTATTTGTTGGGCGTCAAGACGCTGACTAACAGCGATATTTTTCAGAAAGGTAAACGAGATGAGTGATAGTAAGCAAGGTGCATTCGCAAAAACCATTATGGAGCAGAAGTATTCTCATACCAAGCCAGATGGCCAGAAGGAGTCTTGGCCTGAGATCTCAAAAAGAGTTGCACGCAAAGTTATGAAGGCTACCAATGCAAGCCAGAAACTTGTCAATGACATTGCTAGCATCATTGAGTCTAAGAAATTCATGCCCGGTGGTCGTTATCTAGCCTCCGCAGGTAATCAATACCACCAAACCCAGAACTGCGCACTATTCCGTGCCGAAGATAGTCGTGAGGGGTGGGCAGATCTCATGGCTAAGGCAACTACGGCTCTTATGACCGGAGCCGGAATTGGTGTCGTTTATTCAGATGTTCGGGCTGAAGGTAAGCTAATCCGGAAAACCGGTGGAACATCGACAGGGCCTCTGGCGCTTATGCAGATGGTCAACGAAGCCGGTCGTGGCATTATGCAAGGAGGAAGCCGTCGATCTGCGATCTGGGCAGGTCTTCATTGGAGTCACCCTGACGTATTCAAGTTTATCCAAATGAAAGACTGGTCGGCCAATGTTCGCGCAATGAAAGAGGCTGATTATAACTTTCCGGCAACCATGGACGGGACCAATATTTCCGTTATTCTTGACGACGAGTTCTTTGAGGCATTCAAGAACTCGAAGCACGCCAACCACTCTCTAGCCCAAAACGTGTACTGGGCTACCGTAAAACAGATGCTCAAGACCGCTGAGCCGGGGTTTTCGGTCGATGTGGGTGTTAATAAAGGCGAAAATTTACGAAACGCACCGATATCTGCGGATACTTGGGTGATGACTAATACTGGATATCGACAAGTAGGTTCTATGATCGAAGAACCTGTTGTCGTTTGGACGGGGAAACAGTGGGCGTCTACGGTCTTCAAAAAGACCAAGGAAAATGTTCCTACTGTAAGAGTCACTATGTCTGGTGGACGAACCATTATTGCAGACCCAGAACATGAATTTCTCGTAGAAGAGTGGGAAGGGCTCGGGAATCGAAGCCGATTGGTAAATATTAATAGGGTTCCGGCCTGTAAGCTCGAAGAGGGCTCTATCTTGCACTCTGTACTTCCCGAAAATACATCCAAAACCCAATTCCATACAGAAGGCTACGTTCTTGGGTATACTTACGGCGACGGTTCCTTTACTAAGAAATACGACAACAGAGCAGAGATAACTTTTTGCACTAACGAATCTAAGGCTTGTGCGAAAGCAATGAGCGGAAGTGAGCTTATTAAGTCAGTAACCGAAACTGACAGCAGAGGATACACAAGAATGTACTTGAAAGGGGACGTTCTTCGCGGCAGAAATAAGATTGATTTCCCAATACTAACTTCTGATCCCTCTTATATTAGCTCTTTTCTTGCCGGTCTTTTTGACTCAGACGGTTCTTACGATAAGAAACAACACAGGGTACGTCTATCTTCGGTTCATTTTGAGTTCTTAGAAGGTGCTCGTCGGGCCTTGGAGTTTTTGGGAATCAGGTCGTCCATTGGCAAAGGCGGGATCTCCACTTTTGGCCAAAAAGAAGGATGGCTATTGGCCGTTTCGGGAGACTGTGTAACTCGCTTCCGCGATATCATTCCAACTGTGAGACTCAAGCCAGAGGCCCACGTGGCGTACAGAGATTCGACGGTAAAAGTTATATCAGTAGATTCTTTTGATAGACAAGACGTCTATTGTTGCGACGTAGGTGTTGAAGAACACAGTTTCATGGCAGAAGGCGTAATTATCTCAAACTGCTGCGAGATTACCTCACGAGACGATAGCGATATCTGCAATCTTGGCTCCATCAATATGGCCAATATTGATTCAATCGAAGAAATGGAGCGAGTTGTCAAGCTTGCCACTTCTTTTCTGCTGGCGGGAACCGTATATTCAGACGTTCCGTTTCCCAAGATCGATCAGGTCCGGACAAAGAATCGTCGATTAGGCCTAGGATTGATGGGCCTACACGAGTGGTTGCTCAAGCGTGGTAAGAAGTATGGCCCAGACACCGAACTAGAAGAATACCTAAAGGTCTATGCAAAGAGTACCGAGTTCGCCAAAGAAGCGGCGAAAAAGCTAGAACTTAGCGCTCCTGTAAAAACCAGAGCAATCGCCCCGACCGGCACTATCGGAATTGTCGCAGAGACAACTACGGGAATCGAACCTATTTTCTGTGTTGCATACAAGCGTAGATATCTCAAGGGCACGGTCGTGAATTACCAGTATGTTATCGATCCGTGTGCTCAGCGTCTAATCGAAAGCGGAGTTTCTCCAGAACTCATTGAAGATGCTTATAGCTTGGCAGAGAATGTGGAACGCAGGGTCGAGTTCCAGCACTGGCTACAAAAATATGTCGATCATGCTATCAGCAGCACTATCAATCTACCAAGCTGGGGATCGGAACTCAATAATGACAGCAAAGTTCAGGACTTCGGTGTCATGCTTATGAAATATTTACCAGAACTAAGAGGCATTACGTGTTATCCTGACGGTGCGCGTGGTGGTCAACCTTTGACTCCTGTGAAGTATTCAACCGCAATTAAGCATGTTGGAGAAATCTTTGTTGAACAGGCAGATATTTGCGACCTAACGAAAGGCGGTAGTTGCGGGGTATAACATAAATGACATTCGATTTCGAGCTAGAAAGCATTTTGAAGCAACAAGAAGAGCCGCCTACGGAAGAACGAACGCCCGTACAAGCGCAAACCGACGACTTTGCAGATCAAATGTCAGAGGTTGAAAAGCGCTTAGAGGTAGCCCAATACTACCGCCTATTGCTGAACGACTCCTTGTTTCAGGAGCCCACAGAGGCTTCCTTGAAGGTCGAGGAAGAGGTACGTGGCTTTATCAAATCGAGATTGGGCGTTCTCCTAGGTATTAAGCAACAAACGTCAGATCTATTCAGTGCCGAAGAAGTCGAAACGCTGAAGGAACTTTCTTCTATTGGTACTGAAGGGGTGCAGGTTGTCAAGGCGATTGTTGGTAAAGTCAGCAAAAAACCTGTATTATTGGAATCGAGAGTCGAGAGAACGGAACCGAAGCTGAAGGTTCAACCCGCCAAGCCAAAGCCCGCACTTAAGAAAACGATAGAGGCCCCTAAAAAAGATTCCACGAGCAAGACGCCAAAGACAATGAATAATATCAAAATTCCCAACAAGTACAAGGACGATCCCACACTCAAAGTAGTTAATAATCGTATTTTTGTACAAAGCAAGAATGGTAGTGGCGAGTTGATGTGGGAAAAAGATACGAAGACCGGGAAAATTGAACCAATTATGCGAGACGTAACTCCGGTAAGTGTGGCGCAGGGTATCAAACCAATGCCACTGCCGACCGGCAATCAGATGCAAATGTTCTTGGAACAACAAGCACAGAAATCAGTACAAATGTCAGATTCAACCAGTACCGCAGTAGCACAACAACTAGGCGCAAGCAGTAGAGGAGATAACAATGAGTAACAAGATGACTATTATCGATAGAGTTGAGCAGCTAGAAAAACAGACCCCGCGACTGCTTCATAGCATCAACGATTCGCTGGACCGACGATTCCATCCTTTGATTTCGGCGCTGAATGGGGTAATCCGTATCCTTGGCAAGGAAGCGGTTGAAAAGGCCATGAAGGATCAAGATGCAGAAGACCTACAAAAGCAGGCAGAAGCGGCCAAGAACCAAGTAGAAGCAGGCCTTAAGTCTGGTACTATCAAGGCTACGGAAAAGGTTACTCCCAAGTCCCTGATCGTTGGTATAGAGTATGGGTTGGACGGCCAGCCACTACCTCCGGGAAGAGTACAGCTTATGTTTGAACAGCTTTCGCCGCTTTTTCAGGAAGTTGTACTGAACAAGGGTGCCGATACTGATCTGGATATCCCAGACGGCAAGGGCGGTTCTTCTGGTAAATTCAAGGTAATGGAAATCTACGAAATGGTAGAGCCCTCAACCGAAGTCCCCGCCGCTGCTGTTGCCCAAAGCTAAAAAGGAATAACCAATAATGTCCCCAAAGATACTAACACTAGACATCGAGACTGCTCCCATCGAATCGTATCATTGGGGGCTTTGGCAACAAAACATTGGGTTGGAACAGATTGTAACAGAATGGACCATTTTAAGCTATTGCGCAAAGTGGTTAGGCGATAGCAAAGTGATTTATCAATCTACAGGAGGGCGTGGTAAGAGTAAAGTAAGAGACGACTACGCTCTCCTGAAGGGACTATGGGAACTGCTAAACGAAGCCGATATCGTAGTTGCCCAGAACGGACAGGCATTTGACGTTAAGAAGATCAATGCCAGACTGATTTTGAATGGTTTCAAGCCTTACAGCCCTATCAAAATTGTCGACACCATGCTAGTAGCAAAGCGTCACTTTGACTTTACTAGCAACAAGCTCGCTTGGCTGAGCACGCATCTCACAGAAACAAAGAAGCAAGATCACAAGCTGTTCCCCGGCTTCGAACTCTGGGCTGAGTGTCTAAAAGACAACCCCAAAGCTTGGGCTGAGATGAAAGCCTATAATGTGGCCGATACGGTAGCTACCGAACAGCTCTATCTTAAGTTCCGTCCGTGGGTAGAAGGACACCCGAACGTTGCCATGTATTCCCAAATGGATGAAATGCAGTGTCCTAAATGCGGCTCCAAGCACGTACAGAAGCGCGGAAAAGCTTTGACACAATCCGGAGAATATCATAGATTCCAGTGCAAGGACTGTGGAGGCTGGTCGAGATCAAGATACACACTAACAAACAAGACCAAGCGCAAAAATCTACTGATAAACTAATGAACGAACAAGAACTTGAGGTCTTTTCAAAGAAAGAGTATCTCAAGATTTGCAAAACAAAAGCTGAGCGTTTGGCCCAGCTTTTGACCAAACTTATCCAACAAGACCTTGCCTGTAAAGAACGTCTAGAAGAACTTAGTAAAAATAAGAAATACATTGCCTCCAAAGCCAAAGTAGTAAAATTCCAAGAATACTCAAAAATCGTAGAAGAGATCAGAGCAACAAAAGAACTTGTGGAAAACCTAAAAAAAGAAGTGGTTTTGGTTAACCGAAACCTAAAGCAGACCGTTCTTGAAGTGTCAAAGACGGAAAACGATATATCGATTTTGGAATTAGCCCTGAATTCAACAGGCAAAGTGATCTCTCATGAGTTTAGACGAAACAAAGAAAAGGATTGAAGCAGAAGACGACTTCATCTATAGCAAAAGATTTGATAATTCAGTAAAAAAGCTGCTAGAGCGATATCCAGACGGTGCCAGCACAAAACTCATATCTCAGGTCCTCCTATTGACAGAAGAGGAGGTTGAAGATATATTTCAAAAAGCCATTCTGAAAATCAGAAAGGAAATGAAAGTGGAGATTGATTGAAAAATTTTCCAACACCTCACTGCCACCCTAAATCAATAGATACTGGTTCGACGCCAGAAGCCTTTGCCGAAAAAGAAATTCAACTCGGCACTGGCTATATCACCGTTACAGATCACGGGTCTCTGGGAGCTACTAGAGACATTTACGACCTGTGCAAATCTAACAAAAAGTTCAAAGACAAACTCAAGCCTATTCTGGGCGTGGAATGCTATTTTCGGGACGATAACTGTCCACATTTGCTAGAAGCTGGACATACTCAGGATATCAAAACGGGAAAGTTCACAAACGTTTTCAAGTATTGTCATATGACTTTGCATTGCCTAGACGAGCAAGCCTTTTTTGCCCTAGTAAAAGCGATGTCCGATGCCGACAAAACAGCAGAATCTCATGGCTCCGAAAGGAAGCCTATTTTTGACTGGAAAACGCTAGAGACACTAGGTCAGTTTAACATTACAGGCACTTCTGGGTGCCTTATCGGTATGGTTGGTCGGCACTTGGTGCTGAATAACGATCCGGCCATGGCTAGGACCTACTATCAGCGCGTCCGTTCTATTTTTAAGCCGGGCAATTTTTATGTAGAGGTTTTCCCTCACAAGTGCGATTCGTATTGGAAGTCTGCCGTGGTAGTTACCGATACGTACAACGTAGAAACCTCTTATCCGACATGGAAGTCTCTCAAGACGAACTCAGGAACAGTAAAGGCGGAAGATTTGGCCAAGAGCCAGAAAGGGCACACTTCAATCTTAGAGGTAATGAACAATCGCAAGTGGACTCTTTTGGAGGCCCCGATACAGATCCAAACAGTCAAGCTTACCGAAGGATTTCTGAAGAACGAGTGTACGTCTTTTGCTCCCAACGGTGACGTTCAGAAGTCTGTAAACGAGTTCGTAGTTGCGCTAGCGGAAGAGTTTGGCGATCCTGTGCTTATCAGTGACGACAGCCACCTAGCTTCAGCCGACGACAAAGTAGTGCAAGATATGCGCCTAGCACAGCTTGGCGGTTCTTGGCGGTTCTCCAATGTTTACGCCAGAATGACCTCAGAACAGGCATATCAATACTTCAAGTCCGAAATGGGCATTTCTGAGGCTAAGTATGAAGGGTGGATAGAAAACAATCTGGCTTGGGCCAAGCGTTTTGATAGTTTCGTGTTTACTCCACGAAGAGCACTTCCAGACACCCACTACCCAGCAGATACCCTAGCCCATACTATCTCTTTGATAGAAAAACATGGTCGAATGGATTGGAACAACAAGGTCATGGTGGAGCGGCTTTGGCAAGAAATCAACCTTTTGCACAAAAACGGTGTAGTAGATCTTCTGTCGTACTTCATGCCTGACGAAGAGATCGTCAGCCTTTACCATGCCAACGACAGACTGACCGGGCCTGTCAGAGGTTCTGCTGGTGGGGTTCTACTAGCCTATCTATTAGGCATTACACATATCGATCCTCTCCGCTATGAACTATCTCTTGACCGTTTTATAACCCCAGATCGTATTCAAGGTGGTAAACTGCCCGATATCGACCTAGATCTTTCCAGCAGAGACCTGCTGGTGAGTGAAATTGAGGTCGAAATGCTAACGCTAGAAGACGGTACTGTGGTTCAGGTACCTGTCGGCAAATACACGGAAGGTTCTGACTACAGTGAAAATAATTAAGGTAGAGAAGAAGACAGTCCAGACGGGGTGGCTGAAGAAGCGTTTCGGTGACTGCGTGAGCCAGCTTTCTGTAGACACCAAGCTTAAGCTAAAGTCTGCAATCAAAGACACACACAGAGCGTTGCATGGCACTGTCTATCCAGAGATTGAAAAGATCTGTAAGCAATTTCCTACTTCGCCTCAGGGAGTTGACGAACACGATGTGGTTTTTGGGTATCACGACGAAGGCACTTGGGTCCCCGGCTTAGCAGAGACCAATCCCACGCTCAAGCAATATATCAAAGACTACCCAGAAGAATGGAACATTGTACAAAAGTCTTTAGGTCTGGCCAGACAGGCCAGCAGACACCCATGCGCTTATATCATTAGCCCAACTCCAGTAGATAGTTTCGTACCTATCGTAACTGTTGGCGGTGTTAGAGTTACTCAGTTTACGGCCAATGCAATTGAGTCTGCTGGTGGCTTGAAGATGGACTTCTTGGTCGTTAATAGTATCAAAGACATTGAAGAGTGTATCAAAATCATACGAAAAACCAATCCCGGCCTTCCCAGCACCAGCAAGCTCCCGTCGATCATGCTGGTATCGGATCCAGTAACTGGCGAAAAGCTCAATATTTACGATTTGCCAGAGGACCCGGAAGTTTATAAAGACATTTGTGAGGGTAAAGTTGAAACAGTTTTCCAACTAGACGCTTCAGCCGCAAGGACAGGATTACAATCCTTCCGACCTGTTGGAGGTAAGCCGCCAATCAAGGACATAACCGGTCTGGCAGCTTTCGTTGCTCTGGATCGACCCGGCCCTCTAGACGCTTATGTTGAAGAAAATGGCGTAAAACACAACATGCTCGTCGAATACGCTAGGCGAGCGGCTGGCGAGGCGGGTATTGGTCGTGTAGCCATTCTGGATGAGCTATTGCCGGAAACCTATGGGGTGCTGGTGTTTCAGGAACAATTAACGAAGGTGTTTAGGCTATTGGGCAACACCACAGGGGCCGAGGCGGATAACTTTCGGGTTCATACTTCGAAGAAACAGTTGGCCAAAGTTCTGGCAGATCGTTCTGTCTTTATGAACGGAGCCATTCCAAAGCTGGGCCAGCAGACAGCAGAGCGTTTGTGGGAGATGATGGTGACGTTTGCAAATTACGGTTTTTGTATCGACGGAGACCAAAAGATAGTGACAAACGTCGGTCCTATGAGAATGGAGGATTTGGTCAAGTCGAAAGGAGAAATATCAGTCTTGAGTCTGGATATGGAGACAAACCAGACAGAATATATCATTCCTTCTGCCAAGTTTTCTAGCGGAATCAAAGAAGTGTTTGAGATTGAACTGGAAGACGGATCTACGATCAAGGCTACCGAAGATCATAAATTCTTATATCAAGGCGAGTGGGTTACACTAAAAGACCTAATCTTGAATAAAGACACGGAGGTCTTTATTCAATGCCAAGAAGAATCACTTGCGACTGCGGGAAAGAAATAAGCAGCAACACAGCAAAAATACACACCCAAAGCCCTAAATGCACTCTCGGCCCAGAGAGAAAAGCAGAGCTGAAAGAGTTGTTTGCTACAAAAACCGACCATGAATGGGCGTGGAAAAGATCGGAGGGGGTCTCCGCAAAAAGAGACACCGACTGGTGGATTTCTGTTATGCGGAGACAAACAACGATAGAAGACTGGTCGTTTGTCTCTCCACGAAATATCGGAGTAATGACACCGGAAGGCTCGGATAAGCTTGGCATCTCTAGAAGAGGGGCACTCAATCCTTCTGTGCTAAGCAAGAGCTTTCCTTATACAAAACAGCAAGTTACAGAGTTTCTGTCGTTAATGTCTGAAGATTTTTTGTACAACGATCTTTGCTTTAAAGACCTCAAGCCTCTAGTAGATCGGCAGTTTCCTAATTTTATGTTCTTGTTTTCAGACGAAGATGATATAGTCAATTTTAGGACTCTTTTTTTGAGATCGGCAGACTACGACATGACCGTTTTGGACCGGCTTTTAAAAGAAAAGAGAGGCCGTAGAATATCTATAGGACAGAAGGCTTCCGATAAATGCAAAAGAGCAGCGGCGTTCTCTGCCTCGAATCTGATTTCTAGATGGAGAGTGACGTTTCCTCACAGAGTATTGTTTGAATTGATACAAACACTAGATCCCGACGCCACTATTGAATTTAAGCTAAGAAACAAATCATTCGATATCTTTAGTCCAAAGCTTAACTGCCTGATAGAGATGCATGGCGATTTCTGGCATAAGCTTACCAGCAAAACTGGTTCTATGGTAGAGTTGGTAAAGAGAAACATCAAAAACGATAAAGCAAAGAAAGATATCGCGATCGGAGAGGGGTATGCCTACGCGGTGTTTTGGGAAGGAGAACATCAGTTATGGGAGAAGCAACTATATGACCTCTACGGAAGAAGGCCAGAAGCGTCCATTCAAGACGCTCAAGATAAAGTCAATAAAGTCTCTAGGAAAAAGAGAAGTTTACGACATTACAGTTCCTAAAAACCACAACTTTATACTGGAAAATGGCAGCGTGGCGCACAACTGCAAAAGCCATGCCGTTGGGTACTCCCATATTACATATGCTTGTGCTTGGCTAAAACACCATTATCCTCTTGAATGGTGGACCGCCATTCTTCGCAATGCAGATAAGAACGAGATTGATACAAAGTTCTGGCAATACTGCCATCATTTGGTTCAACCTCCGGATATCCGTTATAGCGGTAGTAATTTTGATATTGTGGACGGCAAGATTCGAGCACCTATATCAATGCTACACGGGATCGGAGAAAAGGCCCACAACCAGATCCAGCAAGGCGCTCCGTACAGTTCCGTTACGGACTTTCTCAACAAGATTGAAGAGCACAGAAACAAAAACGCAACGATGGTTACCAAGACTGCCGAAAAGAATGGGCAACTTGTAAAAACTGTATCAAAGAAAAAGGCACTGTCTGCTGTCAATAGCAAAGTAGCAACTACGCTTATTATCTCTGGCGCTATGGACGGCCTTTTCAATAACCCAGAAGATCTGTCCCTCTACGACAAGCTTAAGCTATACGAAACGTCTGCTCAGGTAATTCTAGGAACCAAGAAGACTAAGAAGTCGATAGCTGATGAATACCTTAAGATCGACGAACTGGACCAGTTCCAGTTACAAAAGAAGATCAATGGAACCTATGTTAAGGACATTAGGCCTATTTGTGCAAAGAAGTTCCCTAGCCAGATAACCTCTAGGCTAAAGAACTACGCCGGAACAATGTCTGTGGTCTATGAGTACCAAGAACAGAAGTATGGTAGAGCGAATCCTGTGGTAATATTGGGTGGTGACGGTCTGGAAATGCTACAGACTAAAGGTCACTTGATGCCCATTCAGGGCTACGAAGCTTGTTTTCTTGCTTTCGTAGTAGAAGAAAGAGTCTTTACTTTCAAAAAAGACGGGGAAGTGAAGACTTCTATTGATAGAATCTACGATGTTGATGGGGTTCGTATACAGCTAGTCGATTGGGATTGTAACATTAAATCAGCAGAAGGTTCAATTGTTTTGTTGAAAGTTTTGCAAAAACCTGATAAACCTATAAAGTTGCTGTCTGCAAAAATCTTACAGCCAGCATTTAACGGAGTAATTCCAGAAGAATCAAAAGAGGAATCATCAGAATGAGCGACTTGAAAAGTATTGTACAAGAACTTTCAGAAAACAAAAAGGCCATCGAAGCAGAAATTCTAGGAGATTTGACAACGAGACCCGGAAGGCTCATGCGCCAACAAGACGCAATCCGAGCACAGCCAGAGCTTGAGGCGAAATACCTAAAAGCTTTCGATCAAACAGTCGTTCTCGCGTTTGTGTCTGGTACAGCCGATCAGCAGAAGAACCTTTCCGAGGCCGCAAAAGAGCTAGGAGCAATGGTTGTAGATGGAGAAGAATGCTACAGATTGCTAGCCGATCGAACTCGACAAACAATGAGCATAGCCAATCTATTCGCTTCAGCGCAATACAACGCTATCGTTAAAGAATTATCTGACTATGGCCGTGCGACTGGCGAAGAGTTTGAAATCAGCCTATCCGCCATGGATAACGTTGAAATTAATTCGGATAGCCAACTCCATGCCGTGGTAAAAGGCATCGTAGAGCTTGCCAATGGCAAGAAACTACAACAGTCGTATCTGAAAGGAGCCGTACATAAAACGGCTTTGGCTGAAAAAATCAAGGACAAAGTAACCGTTGTTCTTGTCAAGAACGTTCCTGAGACCGAACAGGACTGGCTTGGTAAAACGCTGTTTCGGTCAAAGTACATTAAACACACTGTAGCAAAAGAACCTGAATCATACAATAGCGAAGCACTAAAGATGTTCAACGATATCAAAAAATACTTAAAAGGAAGCTAAATATTATGAGTTATTTCGGAAAAGTAAACCTAGACGGCAACAAGAACGGCAGTAATAGTACGTATAAGCCATTTTACAAAATCAAGGAAGGACAGGATAACATTTACCGTATTGCACCTCCAGTACGGTCATTGTTGGAAAAGGGCCTGTTTGCAACATTCCACAAGATCCATTTCGGCTACGGCGTAGCAGTGGATGGAAGTCCAGACAAGGTTCGTGCCAAACCGTTCGAGTGCATCGAGAAGGTCAACTACAAGACCAAGCTGGTTGAGCAAGAGTGTCCGGAGTGTCGGAAGATCGAAGAGCAGAAGAACATGATGGAATCCTTGCGGGTCAAGATGCAAGGAGAAGGCCGGAGTGCTGATGCTATCAAAAATGCACTATTGCCATTCCAGAAGTGGCTCCAAGAACACAACCTTGACAATAAGTGGTATTGCTATGCCAAGAACATGTCGGGCGAGTGGAACGTTCTTCTTCTTGGTCACAAAGTCAAGCTGAAGCTAGAAGAAAAGATGAAGCGCTTGGTCAAGGAGGAAGGTATCCATGCCCTAGACGCTGAAACTGGCGTTTTCTTCAAGTTCACCAAGAACGGTCTAAAGGGTAGTCAGGCCGATACCGACGTTGAAGTAATGTTGGAGGTTATAACCTTACCGGACGGCAAGAGCGCTAAGGTAATCAAGTCAGCCCCTCTAGTAGAAGAGGACGCTGCGAAGATCGACGCATTGGTAGACCTGACTCAGTGTACGACGAAGCTCACCTATGCCCAGATTCGTAGCCTCGTCGATTCCGCTGGTGATCTGAACGTAGCCGCTGCGGTATTTGCCCAAGGAAAGAGGGAGGCTTCACCTACTCCTGCCACTACCACTCCCACCATGGCGATTCCTCAGATGGAGCCCAAGGTTACTCAACAGGTGGTCCAGTCAGCACCAGTACAACCCTCTCCGAGTCTCCCGGCCAGTGCCGATGACTTTCTAAAGAGCTTTGCCAATGCAAAGTAAAGACGAACTGTCAATCCCCAGAGGTTTACCTAATTCAGAACCTCTGGTTTTTGATATGAAGGCTATCCGTTTTGCAGAAAACAGAACGGAAGAAATCGCGTCCATCACTCCGGGTAAAGCTCCGGAGTTGATGGCGGTTTTCAACCAAGCATATGCGGAGCTTGTTTCGATGGTGTCGGCTGTTGAGTACGAATACGAGACAGCCTGTCGTAAATCCAGAGAAATCAAGGCGGTTATCGTACTGGATAAAGTACCCTCAATCCTGAAAGAGAGAGGCTTACAGACCAACGAGACCACCAGACAGGCAATTATTGATCTGGATCCCGACTATCAATCTGCACAAGAAACCGAAACGATACTACATTCATTCAAAACCCTACTAGAAGGCAAGAAGAAGTCAATCGAAATGTCATATACCGCTGTCAAGAAAATCCTTGGGGATAGTTTCCATGCGAAAATGAGCCTTCCCGGTCCAGATTCGTCACCCACTCAAGGCTATTTTGGCAAAACCAGATACTAAGAGGATTCACAAAATATGAGTAAAAACAAATGGATGGACAAACTCCTTAAATCTGAAAACGCTATCAAAGATCGATACAATGTACATGCCGAAGTCCTTGAAACCCATAGCCCGTCGCTCAACTTTACATTCGGTAAGGGTTGGGGTTTGCCAAGAGGAGCTACTCTACTACTGTATGGCCCTCCCAAGGCAGGCAAGACCGTAATTTGTAACAGTTTCGTAGGTAAGTTACACCAAGCAGATCCCGAGGCTATTGCTATCAAGTTCGATACTGAGTTCCGAGACCATTTCCAGATGAACGACTTGGACGAGGCAGCACAGAACTTCGGTATTGATATAGACCGGTACAAAATCGAACAGACCAACGAGCCAGATAAGGTGTTTGACTACATTGAAAAGGATGTAGCTGCCCTATGCGAAGAAGGGGCTCCGATCAAGCTCATTATCATTGACTCACTGTCTGGTATTCAGGGCATTCGAAACCTAAACGCTGACTCTGTGCTAGTCCAACAAATCGGTGACGAAGCAATGACTTACCAAAAAGGCCTGAAACGCATTCTTCCTGTCATTCGAAAATACAAGATCAGCCTTATTATTACGGCTCAGTTGCGTGCCCAGATGGACATGGCGGCTCAGATGCGAGGCGAAAAAACCAAAGCAGCGGTTGCTTTCGGTGTTCAGCACTTCTGCGAATACTTCATGATGGTTGAACCCAACCTCTCAAAAGAAGGTCGAACCAATCTTGAGGGGAACAAGCTAGAAAACGAAGAAATGACGGACTTCATGGACAACTCAGAACGTACTGGGCATAAAGTCAGAGTCAAGATGGTCAATTCTTCTCTAGGGCCGAAGAACCGTGTTGGGGAGTTCACTCTGGACTACGACTTCGGTATTATCAATACTCACGAAGAAGCTCTTATTCTGGGTGTGGGTCGGAAATCGATTGAAAAGCCTACCTCAATGAGCTATACGTTTGAGGGAAACAAGTGGACTGGCCAGAAGGCTTTGCTGGCTGCTCTAAAGCAAGATCCAGATCTTTGCCAAAGAGTGCTTGCAGATGTTCGTAAGCGAGAGCTAACCAACCACCGGAAGCGTCCTGATTCGGTTGAAGTGAACGAAACCTTGGTAGAAGAACAATCGGCGTAAAATGGAAAAAGAAGTAGTAGCAATAATGGAAGAAGCGGGTGTCAAATTCAAAACTGGCACCCGCTCTTTTATTATGACCTGCCCGAAGTGCAGGAAAAGGGACAAGCTGTACATTAGACGCGGCGATGGCCGCTTTGTCTGTTTCTATTGCAAAGAGATTGATAACTTTCAAGGCAGGCCAGAATACGCACTGGCAGAACTTACCAATCTTTCATTTTCTGAAATACGCTCTCGGTTATATGGGGAACAGGTTTCTGAGGTTTCGGGAGTTTTCATTGATCTTCATCTGACAGACAAGGACTTTCTAGACGACGAAATCGTACTCTCTACCGAGGTCATTCTTCCCGAGGTCAGCTTCACTGCTGACATTATATCATTGAATAGTGAGTATAGCAAACCGGCAGTTGACTACTTACTTGGCCGTGGGGTTCCTTTTGATATAGCCCAGAAGTACGATCTCAGATACTCTCCCAGTACCCGAAGAGTTATCTTCCCGGTCTACGATCAAAAAAGACTGTTAGGTTGGCAGGGCCGTTACATCGGTGGGGAGTCTTACGTTGACGAAGAAACACAAAAACTGGTAACCATTCCCAAGGCACTGACCAGTTTGGGGTTCAAAAAAGACCAAGCGCTTATGTTCAGGAACAACCTAAGCGGAAGCGATCACTGTGTGCTCACAGAAGGTCCTATTGATGGTATAAAGGCCGACTTGTGCGGCGGCAACGTAGCGACAATGGGTAAGGCCGTTTCTAGGACTCAGATTGATATTATCAAAAACTCAGGAGTACGCAAGGTCTATATTGCTTTGGACGCAGATGCAACCAGAGAAGTGGCCAAGCTGGTTGAGCAATTCAGAGATCTAGAAATCTTTGATATGAGAGTTAAAGAGGGCGACCTTGGGGCTATGACTTTTGAGGAAGTACACAAACTTTTCAAAGCCTGTGAAAGGTTCAGTAACAATAAGATTTTTCTTTACATTAAAAAGGACTGGTAATCGATGGAACTGACGCAAGAATCACTACCATTCAACGAGACCAAACAGCACGGCCTACTTGGGCACCTGTTGACTAACAAAAACTTTTACCACCAGTGCCGTGACAAAATCAAGAAGAACTGGTTTAGCAATCCATGGGCCGGGGAAGTCTGGGGGCTGTATTTAAAGTGGACCAAAGACAACGATCCTAGTTTGGCAAAGATGCCTACCAAAGAAGACGTTACCTTTTCCTTGGACTTTCAAGGCAAAGATGTAGCAAATCGCACAAAATGCTTAGCCGCGATTGAGATAGCTCTGACCAAAAAGGTTGATTTCGACCTAGAAGCAATGGTCAACGAGTTGTCGATGTGGCTAAAATGCCGTATCTATCTTGAGTCTGTAACAAAATCTTCAGAACTGTTCAACGCCAAGAAGATCAGCCAAGCCTATGACGTACTTGAGCAAACTGTTAGATCATACCAAGACGTAAAGTTCTTCGAAGAAGACGAAGTTGACTTTACTAACTGGCAGAACCATTTTTCAGGTGTAGAGACAGAAAAGCTCGGAGCCCTGACTACAGGGCTGGATGTACTGGACAAGATAATTGATCCTACGTGTGCCAAGGGGAGCCTTCTGAAGGGCGATACGACGGTAGTGATGGCTTCTACCAACGTTGGCAAGACAAGCTTTCTAGTAACCACGGCTATTGCTAACGTAAAAGAGTTCAAAAAGGTACTGTTCATTACACACGAGGGGAGACCGGAAGACATTCAGAATAAAATCTGGTCTTGCCTCACGCAAAAAACCTTTGCTGAACTGATGGTTCTTTACAAAACCGACCCATTGTTGTTTACTGGCGGGTCTAACTTTCTGAAGAAGTATTTCCGCTATGTACCAATGAACCAACCCGGCCTAACCGTAGAAGAAGTGGGCCGGATTATTGAGAAAAAGCAGACCGAAGAAATCCAACGGACGGGACAAGGATTCGATCTTGTCATTGACGACTACCCAGCTAAACTCACCAGTGCGGATTCTATCAATAAAGAGCGTAGGCATGTTGATGCATGGACATATAACTACTTCGTACAGTTAGCGCTGAAACACAAGTTCCATGCAATTTTGGCACAGCAAACGAACAGAGAAGCCAGTAAAAACAATCGTTTTCAGGGCGAGCACGGAACGCATGATCGCCTGATCACCTCAGAGGATAGTTCGGAGTCATTTGGCCCTGTAATGGTAGCGACCAATCTGATTACCCTGAACCGCAATTCAAAGTACGGCGAAAGAATCATTTTCCACCTTTGCAAGTCCCGATCGAGCGAGACAGAGATGTCTGTATTGGCGAAGACTAATTACGCAAAGTGTACTACTCACTCTAATAGCCTAGGAGCCGTTTGGTATCGAGGAACCAGTAGCCTAAGCCACATTACGGACGAAATTCTCAACCAGTATATCAATAAAGCTCTGCCGGAAGATAAAACTTGGTAATCGCGTTGTGCTATATTGGTTTTTATGAAAAACCCACAACGAACCGTATATATCTTTGGTCACATTGATACAAACACCCTCAGCAGCATTCCAGTCCTGAGAGACCTTGACGAGACAAAGGGCCAGATTGATATTGTTATTTCTTCTCCCGGTGGCGAAGACTATGTTGGGTACGCCCTTTTTGATTGTATCAAAAGTCTGAAGAATAAGGTAGTGATTTATGGCATTGGCGAAGTTTGCTCTATTGCCACTATCATTTTTCTAGCCAGTCAAGAGCGGTTCTTGTCCAAGAACTGCGAGCTAATGATTCACAACGGTTCTGTTGTCATGCAGGGACATACCAATGTTGACGATGTTTCTCGCTTAGCCGGTCAAGTTGAGCAAAACAACGAAAAATACTACAAAGTCATTCACCAAGAAACCGGCATCCCGGTCAGCATGATCCGTAAATGGGCCTGTGAAGAGAAGTTCTTCAGCGCATCGGAAGCCGTAGCCGAAGGATTTGCCAAAAATGTTCGATAATATCAAGCAGTGGTTCTCCAATAATGGAGTCTGGCTACTGATCTGTCTGGTTTGTCTTGTCTGTGGCTTTGCCATGGGTGGCTATATGAATCAAGGTCAGGTCAAGATTGAAGAGAAGATCAAGGTAGTTGAAGTTGAGAAGCAAGTCGTTGTAGAGAAAGAAAAGGTTAGAATTGAGATTGTCAAGGTAAAAGACACCCAGATTGTAGAACGCTGGCGTAGAGAGAAAAACGAAGAAAAGCGTCCAGACGGTACAGTTCTAACGAAAGAAGTAGAAGAGAAAAATATTGATACCGTTGTCCATGAAAAGTCAAACAGTACGGAAGTAAAGGTTGTTGAAGTTGAGAAGCAAGTCGTTGTAGAGCGCGAAAAGATTGTAGAAAAGAAGATCGAGCCAATCTTACCCCAATGGCACCTAGGAGTCTTGGGCGGCGTAAGCCCCCAAATCCTTCCAGTACCCGGAATCAACTCTTACCTAGTCGGAGGAGAGGTCGAACGTAGAATCGTAGGGCCGTTCTTCTTGGGCGTTTGGGGTATGGGATCGACAACGGGTCAGGGCATGGGTGGTATCAAAATTGGCGCGGATTTTTAACGCCAACTACGAAGGGGGACCTGTAATGCGGTATCTTGGTGGAAAGTATCGAATCAGAAAAAAGCTCGGGGCCTTTCTGACCGAGCAAGCGAAGGGCAAAGATTTCTTTCTCGATCTGTTTTGCGGCGCTGGCAACGTGGTGACCAACGTGGATCACCCGAACCGCTACGCGAACGATGGGAACAAGTACGTGATTGCAGTGCTCGAAAGAGCACAGCGGAGAGGCGAGTTCCCCGATGTGATCACAAAAGAGTTTCACCAACAAGTGAAGAACAACAAAGACGCCTATCCCGACTGGCTTGTGGGGTTCGTTGGCTTTGGGTGCTCATTCGGAGGTGGCTTTTTTCGTGGTTTTGTTAAAGATGAGAAGCGCGGTAACAAAATCTCAGCAGCAATTAGCGCAGTGAGGAGTCTTTCAAAAATCGATCTGACAGGTGTGCAGTTGTCAGTCGGCGATTACCAGAACGCGGAGATCCCCAAAGGATCAGGCCTGATCTATTGCGATCCGCCTTACGAGGGCACTACAGGCTACAGCATCGCTTTCGACACAGAGCAGTTCTATAAATGGGCACGCGAGCAAGCACAGCGACATACTGTGCTGGTCTCAGAGTACGAGCACAACGCCCGAGGGCCGATCCTTTGGCAGACAACATCGAAACAAGGTCTCCGCAGTGCGACAGGCAAGGCAATCACATCAGAAGTTGTTTTTCAGGTGCTCCCATGAGAAAGAAAATTACAATTACCGCTGCTGAGCTTCGAACCGTTTCGAGCTGTATCAGCACTGCCTGCAAGCCCGCAGCGATGCGCGCTACATTGAGCGCACAACAGGTATACGACAGAAGTTTTGCTACGCCAACTACGAAGGGGACCTGAATGTTAAAGAAAGATTTTGACGAACTGATTGAAGAGCTTTTCTTGGAATACCTGCCCAAAGTCAAAAAGTCCGAGCGGATCGATTTTGCTATAGCCCTCAAAGAGGAACTTGTTGATAGAGAAGAAATTACAATCGACGAAGACGAAGAGCGAGATGAAAACTTCTAGGACAAAAATGTCAATGGGTGGCGACCTTTATTGCTTTAAGGTTCGCTACGAAAGTGACCCGTGCGAAGCCTTTACTTTGGAGGGTTTGACGCACCAACAGAACCTTATCCATACGTTAGGTACGTCTCCAATGCTCTTGGAGACAGAAGCCGGTCGGTTTGAGTCTTTGAAAATGTTTCATGATGGTCTGAAATGGGTGGTAGAGTTACAGCGGCAAGAAACCGAGTAAACCGAAAGGCATTTAAACCAATGAGTAACAAGCGTCTAGTTGGACACAAGCCAAAAAGAGACGAACGTAATAATAAAGAGCTTTCGGATCTCAGGAGAGAGAATGCCCAGCTTAGAAGAGAGGTAGCTCGGTTGAGCAGGTTGTTGGACAAACAGATCCATATCATTGCAGACAGGGAAGAGTCCGCTCTTGCGGATCATGCAAAAACTATGCCACAAGTTAAAATCCAAACTTGTGAAACCTGTCAGAGTCCAGAAATCAAAGAAGTCAAAATGCCGACCGGAAGACTAGTCGTATGCCAAGGGTGCGGATTGAAGAAGGTTTTTAAAAATGGCTAAGGCATTTTTAAAGTGGGTTGGTGGCAAGCGGCAACTTCTAGGTGAAATTAAACGCCTCATGCCTGTGGGGTTCGAGCATTATTACGAACCTTTTGTGGGTGGCGGAGCGGTTTTCTTCGATCTCCAGCCTAAGAACTCCCATCTTTTTGATATAAACAAAGAGCTTATTGTTACTTATCGACAGGTCAGAGATAATCCAGAAGAACTGGCATTAAGGGTAAAGTTTCTGGAAGAACGGCACTCCAAATCGGAATACTATGCTATTCGTGCCCTTGATCGAGATCTGAATTGGTCTACAGCCAGCGAGCTAGACGTAGCCTCACGTCTTTTGTATCTAAACAAAGCCTGTTTTAACGGACTCTATCGAGTAAATTCAAAGGGTTACTTCAACAGTCCGATCGGTACTGGTAAACCCAAGCTAAACAAAGAAGAGCTACTTGAAGCCAGCATAGCCCTGCAAGGTGTAACGATAGCTCAAAGCTCTTTTAAAGATATGGTATCGGAGATCCAACCAAATTCTTTTGTCTATCTGGACCCTCCATATGCCCCAATAAGTTCTACTTCGAATTTTGCTAACTATAGCGCAGATGGGTTTTCCCTGCAAGACCAAATCGAACTAGTGAAACACGTTGACATTCTTACTAGGAATGATATTAAGGTCATGATAAGTAATTCTTGGTGCGACTTCACTCGCGAGCTATACAAACATTTGAATTGCCATGAAGTAAAAGCCTCAAGAGTTCTCAACTCCAAGGGTTCTGGACGTGGCAAGGTATCGGAAATTATTGCCTGTAACTATTAGGAGAACCGCCCTTTGATTTTTTTGAAACAAAAGATGTTCACGTTTGATGACGTTATTCTTATCCCTCAGATTTCTGACATTAAGAGCAGATCTGAGGTGGATATAAAGACAAAAGTCGGGCATCTGGAATTAGATATTCCTATCTTTAGTGCGAATATGGATTGTATTACAGAAGTCTCCATGGCCGCAGCAATGGATCTTGCTGGCGGTGCTGGTATTTTGCACAGATATGCAGACACAAAGACTGTTTTGCACTGGATCAAGAAGCTTCAGTCACTTGGAATGACAAGTACCGTTATCCCCAGCGTTGGCATTCAGGCGCTGGACTTGGAAGCGGCAAAGGCGTATTTTGATACGGGAGTCGAGACGGTTTGCCTTGATATTGCCCATGCAGCAAGCAATCGTGCAAGCATGATGTGTTCAGAACTCAAGAAAATTGGCTTCAAAACCGTTATTGCGGGTAATGTTGCGACATCCGAAGGAGTAAATATCCTTTATCAAGGAGGAGCGGATGTAGTCAAGGTCGGGGTCGGTCCGGGATCTGCATGTACGACCAGAGTCGTCACTGGCCATGGAGTTCCGCAGATCACTGCAATCGAGAACTGCGCTCGTGCCGCTCGTGACTCTGGTATTCACACGATTGCCGACGGAGGCATTCGCAGTAGTGGAGATATTGTTAAAGCCCTTGCTGCCGGTGCTGACGCTGTTATGCTAGGTGGAATGCTAGGCGGTACAGATGAATGTCCAAGATCGGACTTCAGAGGAATGGCCTCTGCGGAAGCTCAGAAAGAATTCCGTGGGTCTGTTGGAAATGGCACTCCAGAGGGAGTCACCTATCAACCTAGCAGAAAAGGGCCTGTAGGTGGTGTTTTGGTCGAACTGAAAGGTGGTATTCGTTCTGGACTATCATATAGTGGCGCAAGAACCCTAGAAGAACTACGACGGAACGCAATTTTTGCCGAAGTGACCTCCAACGGACACCGAGAGGGCACCCCTCATGGCAAAAACGACCCGATGGCGAAGCCCATATGAAGAAAAAGAACAAATATCTGGCTTTGCCAGAAAAGCTCAGCAAGTATGACCTCAGTCACGGCTATACGTTTGCAGGCTCAGCAACCGACGGCGCTTCTATTTTTGTCAGTAATGCTTGTTTAGATCTCGACGGATTTGACAACCTTAGGCTAAGCTCCTTTTCTAAGCTTTCAGTCAACTTAGACGACTACTATAGGTTTTACGAGCTACTAGATACCGATGAATAACTTGACCAGCCCCTCTCTTTTGCTTGCTGTTCTTGGTTCTGACAGAGTAAGCGCAGGAACAAGTAGGATTGCCCGGATATATGGATATCTGGATATTTCGATTCAGTGTGACAAGATAGATATTGAACGTAAATCCCTTGACAAAAAAATTGGTTCGAAGCCAAATATTCAGAAAAATTTAGAAAACGTAGAAATGAATCTAGACGATTATTGTTATGTTTATGATCTTGTAAACAGTGAAGAGCCTTGATATAAGTAAGGAATGAACAAAACCCAACAGTTCCTTTCACTTCCCGCAGACCGTATCGAAGCTCTTGCCAGCTACCACTCTCAGTCAAAGATCCCCAACCCTCCGATTGTTGGAGATATCGTTATTGTTACAAAGGGCCGTAAGTTTCCTATTGGCACCTATGGAATAGTAACTGCATATGCCCGGAATCACTTCGGAGACAAGTGTCTGGTTCTTCAGCCAGATAAGACCGGGATTTGGGTGAGTGTCAACAATCTTTTTATCTTCAAGTTGGCTCCGTTTGATGAAGCCTTTCTTAAGGTAATTGCGGCGACCAATAGGGTCTTGTATTCACGACCCTCTTTCAGCTTGACGGAAGATCAGTTTTTTGATATTACCTTGGAAGTATCAAAAGGAATGTCATTCCAAAACGTTGTATCAATAATGTACAAAAAAGCCGAACAGCAGTTGACAGCTTCTTAAAAGAGCGTAGAACCACAATCGTTGTACAAAACTAAACAAACAAACCAAAGGTCAAACACAAATGGCTGCTAATCACTTTACTGACTCAAACCTCGATTTCTGGATCAAGAACAACCTCAACGTCCTTCTCCGTGGTAAGCACGGCGTTGGTAAGACTGCCCGAGTTCTGGAGGCTTTCAAGCGCAACGGCAAGAAGTATCTGTACTTCTCGGGAGCCACCCTTGACGCATTCGTAGACTTCATCGGCATTCCGAAGGAGTTTGTGGACGAAAAGACTGGCGAAAAGTACCTCGATCTTGTTCGTCCTAAGGCTTTCCTCGATCCTGAGATTGAGGCGATCTTCCTCGACGAAGCAAACCGTTGCCCAAAGAAGGTCAAGAACGCGATGATGGAGATCATCCAGTTCAAGTCAATCAACGGGAAAAAGTTCCCGAATCTCAAGATGGTTTGGGCGGCTGTCAATCCTGAGGAAGACGAGGCCAGTAAGTATGATGTCGAGGCTTTGGATCCTGCACAAATGGACCGCTTTCAGGTGATTGTGAATGTGGCTTACAAGCCTGATGCGGAATATTTCCGAAAGAAGTTTGGTCGGGAAGTTGCCGACGTGGCCATTGAGTGGTGGAACGAACTGAAGCCTGAGGCCAAGGACAAGCTTTCACCTCGTCGTCTGGATTACGTCCTCGACATGCACACAATGGACGGCGATATCCGGCCACTGCTCCACGAAAGTATCAATCACGCTACGCTCCTGACCCAGTTGCGTAATGGTCCTACGACCCAGCAGCTTGAGAAACTCATGAAGTCTGGTGACAAAGCCGCTGCTCGTAAGTGGTTGGCTGGTGAAAACAACTATGCCGTTGCCCACCCCCACATTGTCAAGAAAGAAGCCCTTCTTTCGTTCTTCTTGCCAGTGATTGGCTCTGAGCGCATCACCACGCTTATGAACCAGCACGCAAATGTAAAGGAGCACGTCCTTTCTGATGCGAACTACGAAGAGTTCAAGTCTGTTATCAAAGAGATTGCTGCTTCAAAGTCTGGTCAAATGTCAGAAGCTTGCAAGGCGGTTATCCTCAAGCACACCAGCATCTCAGACTTGGACCTGAGCAAAGAGACGTGGGACAATCCCAATGCTACCGAGAAGGGATTTGCTTCTAAAATTCAAGCCCTGAAGGCCATGCCGGTCAATGGTACTCAGGTTCGTCAAGCTCTCTACGACGAATTGAACAAGGAACTCCCCTCAAAGGATCTGACTTCAGCGTCCGCTACCGAAGCAATCAAGATGATTGAAGGTGTCTGCTCTGGAGCCAGTCACCCCACCGTGATGCGTGAACGATACAAGAACCTGATTCCCATGTTTGCGTATGTCACCAAGGTTCTGGAACAGGCGGGAGTCAAGTGGGATACTTTGATTGACGCAAAGACGGTTGTGGGCAAGATGACTCAAATGCGCAATACGCCCACTCCATAATAAACGTTGACCCACACTCAAACACCGGATATAACCATAAATATGCAAACACAAACCATTCAGGCAGTGCCAGAAACAGACAACGAATCTTCGGTGATCCCAAACCGTCGGTTTTCGATGGAAGAGTTCCGAGATGTGGCAGAAGGGCTCCAGCCACACTTCACGGTATTCGAGAAGTTCTGGTCGCTGTCAAAGCCACGGTTTTCTAAGGAAGTCAAGACTGCGGCTGTGTATTTTGATAAGATTGGCGAGTGCATTGACTTTGTGGTTAATCCGGTGTTTTGGGATTCCCTCAATTTTGAACAAAAGCTGTTCGTTGTCAGCCACGAATGCTTGCACGTCTTTTTCTACCATGGAGCACGCATCAACTTGCTCCGTGGACCCGAACTCCACAACGCCAACTTGGCTCTGGATGTCGTTGTGAATCACTTCATTGTTGATTGCATGGGTTTTGATAGGGCAGAGATCGATCCCAAGAATATGTACTGCTGGGTTGACACGGTTTTTGCTAAGGCATCTGCCATTCCTCCCGTAGGTAACAGTTTCGAGTTCTACTACAATCTTATCAAAGAAGAACTCGAAAAGACTCCGGGCTTTGGCCAGCAAGTTGACTCAATGTCGTCGGTTGACGACCACGACGGGCTTGAGTCTTTCGTTACCAAAGAGTTTGAACAGGCCATGAAAGAGGTTCTGGATAATACAGACTCCAATGACATGAAGGCCAAGAAGAAGTTCAAGCAAATGGTGGAAAAAGAGCTTAAGGAACTTGAGAAGAAAGTTGATTCTCCCACCAAGAAGGCTGGTGCTGATGCTGGCAATAGCTGGGTGAACGTCAAGACAGAAAAAGTTTTCCCAAAGAAAAAGTGGGAGACCATTGTCAAAGACTGGGCTCGCAAGTACCTTGAGGCTAAAATCGACGAACAATGGATCAAGCCCGCACGCCGATTTGCTACATTGTCGAGCGACCTGATGCTTCCTTCAGAGGACGAGATCGACGAGTACGAGAAGTCACGGATTTGTGTCTGGTTCTTCTTGGACACCTCCGGTAGCTGTGCCCACCTTGCTCAGCGGTTCTTCAATGCAGCACGGACATTGCCAGAAGAGCGGTTTGATGTTAAATTGTTCTGCTTTGATACACAGGTTTATCCGACCGACTTGAAATCAGGCAAGGCTTATGGATTCGGCGGAACCAGTTTCAGTTGTATTGAAGACGGTATCCAAAAGATTGTTCAGGCGAAAGAGTCCAAGTACCCTTCAACTGTTTGGGTAATCACTGACGGGTATGGTGATCACGTCAGACCGGAATTTCCCCACCGCTGGAAGTGGTTCTTGAGTGAGAACTACAAAGAACTGATCCCCAAAGAGTCTGATACCTACATGCTGTCTGATTTTGAATGATATAAACCCCGAGGCGAACCCTCGGGGTTGTTGTTTCATGGGTAATGGTGTAGAATCTGCGAAATATCTCAAGTGGAGCCGTAAATTGCCAAGATTAAATACAGTAGTTGTAGGCTTACAGTACGGAGACGAAGGTAAAGGTAAAATCATTGACTACCTTTGCCGAGACGGGTACTATCGATACGTTGCCCGTTATCAAGGCGGCAACAACGCTGGCCATACGGTCTATCTGGATAATGGGAAGAAAGTGGTTTTGCACCAAGTGCCTTCCGGAATCTTTAGCCGTAAGACTTGCTTTATCGGTAACGGCTGTGTCGTCGATATTGATCAGCTAAATGACGAGATCAAGATGATTTCCGATCTAGGAGTGGATACGGAAAGCAATATTTACGTGAGTCCTAGGGCTCATGTCATAACCAAAGAGCACGTTTCGAGGGACAAAGAAACAAACGGTCATATTGGTACTACGAATCGAGGGATTGGACCGGCCTACGAAGACAAGGTTGGGAGAAAGGGCTTGCGGGTTATTGGTCTGTCTGGAAACTCTTTTCCAAATCGGTTCTCTGTGGAAGACCTTGTGCCAGACATGATTGCTTCTGGCGGTGTGATCTTCGAAGGCGCGCAAGGAACAATGCTAGACGTTGATCACGGCACCTATCCTTATGTCACTAGCAGCAATTGTACGGCTGGTGGAGCCGCAACTGGCACTGGTTTTCCCCCTCACTATATCAATAACTGTATCGGCGTAGCAAAGGCCTATACTACTAGAGTTGGCAATGGGCATCTTCCTTATGAGTGGGAGATCGCAGCAGCAGAGGGTTTGCGACAATTGGGCGGGGAATTCGGAGCGACTACTGGACGACCTCGCAGGATTGCTCACATGGACCTCAAAGAACTTCAGTATGCAATTCGTATCAATGGGTGCTATAAGGTGTACCTGACGAAGCTTGACGTATTGTATCAATATGGTAGCTTTTCGGCATTCGGACTTGGCTTTTCTGCCAAGTACATTCCGGCACAAGGTCTCACTTTAGGCGCTTTCGTTTACGAAGTTCTAGACTTTATGAGATCTACTTTCCCGACCGTTGAATTTGCAGCGAGTTTTGGCCCAAATCGTATGGACATCCTAGAGTGAACTTAACAAAAGGACAGCAACAGGCTTTGGATGCCTTTCGTGACTTGGGAATTTCGCACCCTAACGGAGGAGGCGTCTGTATTGTTAATGGTCCGGCTGGGACTGGTAAGACCAGTCTTTTGAGAGTATTGGCTGAGACCGACGGTATTCTGGTTCTGGCTCCGACGGGAAAAGCAGCTCTAAGAGCCGCAGAAGTAGCCGGTTGCAGAGCCTCAACGATCCATAAATGGATGTATTCAGTCAAAGAAGACCAAAACACCGGCAATCTAGACTTTACCTCCAAGGACCTTATTGATATAGAACTGCCAAAGTACCACGCAATCGTTATCGACGAAGCCTCAATGGTTACTTTCGATCTATACAAAGATCTTCTAGAAACTTGTAGCAATGTGGGCAAAAACCTGATATTGATTGGTGACGAATTCCAATTACCCCCGGTCGATACCGAAAACGCAGGCTTCAGTGTTTTCCTTATGGATGCCGACTATAGGGTGAACCTGTCTGAAGTTCTTAGGCAAGCAGAAGAAAGTATCATAATCAAGGTGGCTACGGCAGTCAGGACTTCTAATTCATTCGCCCTACAACTTTCCGACGTGCCTTCTGTTGATAAGACCGAGCTTATTGATAAAAGTATTGATATATGGTCCAAAGAAGGTATGGTGATTTGCCACACCAACGAAACGAGACACAGACTGAACCAAGCAATCAGAAAAACGCTCGGTCGAATGAGTCGTCCAGAAGACACCGAGCCTTTGTTGATTATCAAGAATAACTATATCAATGAGGTACTGAATGGCGAAGTCTATGTAATCAAACGGGTCGTCGAAAGAATTGAAACCGTAAAGGTAACAGATCGGTTCACAGGACAGAGCGATATCGTTGATTACTGGTATGTAGAGCTTGTTGGGGGTAAACACTGTCTGATCTCCCAACAAGAACTCCAAGGCGAAATGAAGATCAGCCCGTCGGCAGCTAGCAATGGGTGCAAGAAACTCCTCAAAAGAAAGAAAAGCTCTGGAGTTCTGCCGGAATCCTGTGTATATGTAAGTGCAAATTACGGCTATGTACTGAGTTGTCATAAGTCTCAGGGTTCAGAGGCAAATGACGTATTGGTGGTCTTGGAGGAAACAGTGAAGCCTTTCAGTATGACGGGCCGTCGCTGGCTGTATACGGCACTTACGAGATCAAAACAGAACTTGAGTGTTTGTTGGTATTGATATGATATTGACTAGACCCACTCTTCTAGAAATTAACACTGAGCATGTGAAATGGCTAGCGGACTCTTCTAAGGGCCAACGGGCTGATTTTAGCGATATGGATCTGTCTTGGACCGACTTTAGCAATTTTGATTTCTCATATAGCAATTTTACCAATTGCAAGCTGACGGGTGCTACGTTTTTTTATAGTGACATTTCTGGCTGTTACTTTACTACAGAACAACTACTGAGCGCCTATTTTGGTCGTTGTAGGATATACAAAACAGCAGGCGGTAGATATATTGAACTTACTACCGACGCTCCGGACTCCCAAGACATGGACGGTCTATTACTATTATGCAATAGGCTCTTTAATCCTCAGTTAAATGTTGATAATTGGTTGCAGTTTTGGGGGGAATTTTGAAAAAGTTAACCCAAGAAGAACTGGATTGTTATCTTGACAAAACAGACGAAATCCGCTGGTTTGATCCTAATTTCATACCTGCTGATTTTAGCAATATGGATCTATCGGGATTGATTTTCTCGAATAGGTTGCTAAGAAAAAGCAACTTTACAAACACAAAGCTTACTGGCACTGTATTCAATAGCTGTGTTTTTCGGGACACCGACTTGTCAAAGAAACAGCTACTTGAGGCAAGATTCGTTAAATTCAACTGGCTGAAACCGAAAAGTTTCAGTGTAGTATGGTGGTTTGGAATTGGTGAACATACGACAGACCGCATCGACAAGGAATGGCAGGACCATTCAAGCGATACTCTTATGAACATAGACGACTTTATGGAATGGTATGAATCCTAATTACAAAGTAATCGCAGGTAGTTACATGTATGGAACTAATGTTCAAGATTCAGATCTAGATATCCGTGGCTGGTATCTTCCATCGGACCAACACTTCTTTGGCCTTAGCAAAGGGCCTGAGTCAATTGCAGGCGATGGCGATGTCATGTTTTGGGAGTTCCGTAAGTATATCAATATGTGCTTGTCCGGCAATCCCAACGTGTTGGAAACATTATTTGCTCCTAGGGATTGCATCCTGTTTGAAGACGAGTTCGCTAGCCAACTGAGAACTCACAGGAGGGCTTTCCTAAGCAAGAAGCTCGCCCATACATATCTAGGCTATGCTATTGGCAATTACCAAAGAATTATCAAGAACGGCTTTGACAGAAAAGACGCAATGCACCTAATCAGACTCCTTCGTACCGGGAACGAGGTCTTAACGACCGGAGGGTTTGTCGTAAGGAGAGAAAAGGATATCCCCGATTTATTGAAGATCCGTTCTGGTCAGACGCCGTGGTCTGACGTTGAGAAAGAATTTGTCTACTACAAAGAGTCATGGGCAGATATCAAAAACAAGTCTTTGTTGCCAGACGAACCAGATCGTGCTACAGTTGAAAAGGTTGTTTTTGATATCTTAACGGAGCGTTTCCGATGAAATGTACATGCGAAGACTATTATAACGGTTATCAGTGCTCAGCGTGCGACGAGTTTGATCGCTGTGTCGATACCGTAGCTATCCTAGAAGAAAAGATGAAGGCAGTAGAAAAGAAGATTGCAGAATTTGAGGCCTATATCAAAGCAAACACCGAAAACGGTGACGAGTAATGGATCTGCCTCCTTGGCTTATCGATAAGACAAAGAAAAAACCAGTGATAACAGAACGCCCACAGCTTGAGATACCGACCCCTCCTCCAGAGCCTATAAATCCGGATAAGCCTAAGGAAACAGACCCTTGCCGGTTTTTATTTCAATAAACGACAGAGAACCAGACGCGTTTTCTCTCCCATCCATCGGAAATAGTAAACCGGGAGTAGTGACTGTCTTCATTGTGAATTCAGACATTTATCAAAAATGCCTCGATTTGGGCTTGGACGTATCCCTTCTATTAGGTTGACATTTCATATCATTATGTGATATAAACCTACTATGTTTAATCTTGAATCTGCTATCAAAACTTGTCGAAAGTCAAACCACAAGCAGCATCATCATGCGGCTTTTGTGGTTTCTGGCGGCGCTATTGTCGCCTTTAAGTCCAACTTCAATAAAGTACACGCAGAAGTGAGAGCTTTGGAATGTCTTTGGCCCAGTATGCGCAAAGGAACAAAAGTCTATTCGATCCGGTTCAGGAAAGATGGTACATTCGGCAATGCCAAGCCATGTCCGAAGTGTGAAGAATATTTGAGGCAGAACGGAGTAAAGACTGTATTTTTCACTAACTCTGAAGGCAGACTTCAGAAAATGAAACTGTAATGTAGAGACCTACTCAAAAAGAAATCAGAAAAATTCTTTATGGCCGAGGTAGTTTTACGAAAATGAATCTGTCCCATGCAAACTTCGCCGGATACCACCTTCTTGGTATTGACTTTTCGGGATCTGATTGTCGATATTGTGATTTTACTGGCTCACACCTAAGTTGCGTTTTGTTTTGCGGAACGCTAGGGTGTGTATATTAATTCTAAAGAAAAAGATAGACCGTCATTGACAATTGACCAGATAGAAGTGTATAGTCACAACACAATCATTAATCTGGATGATTGCTATAGACTATTTTGGGGATAACCAATGAGCAATTTCAGCGTACAGGTCGTTAAGATTGATAAGCTTGGCAAGCACCCAAATGCTGATTCTCTATCAATAACACAGGTTTTCGGCCAGAACGTCATTTTCAGAACAGAGCAATTCTCTGTTGGGGATCTGGCCGTTTATGTTCCTTATGACGCAGTAGTAGATCTAGCCCGTCCGGAGTTCTCCTTCTTGGATAAGAAGGGCAAAGGCGGTACATACAGAATCAAGCCGGTTCGTCTTCGCGGTATCTATTCAGAAGGCGTTCTGATTAAGCCCAGTATCGATATGCAAGAGGGTCAAGAAGCTTCCGAATCTCTTGGAGTAACCAAGTATGTAGAGCCGGAAGATTTCAGTATGAGGACCGACAATGAGTCAGATCCTCAGTACATGCCAGTATATTCCGTTGAGTCTTATTTCAAGTATCCGGTATTGAAGTCCGGAGAAGACGTTGTAGTCACAGAAAAGATCCATGGGTGCAATAGTCGCTTCTTGTACAAGGATGATCGTCTGTGGGTTGGTAGTCACGGGTGCATCAAAAAGAAGGACGGTAACAGCCTGTGGTGGAAAATCGCCCTGAAGTATGATTTGGAGAACAGGCTGAAGGCTTGTCCTAACATGGCCTTCTTTGGAGAAACATATGGAGCGGTTCAAGACCTTAAGTATGGAGTTCCTCCGGAAGAGGGTTTTAGGTTCAAGGTCTTTGATATTTTTGACACTGTTGCCCGAAAGTTTCTGGATTATGACGATCGGGTTGCGATGGTGAATTCTGTGGGTCTGGAAAACGTTCCGGAACTCTACAGAGGCCCTTTCACAGAAGAAGTTCTAGCTCTCCGGTCAGGCATGTCTACGTTGGATGCCAATACAATCCGGGAAGGTGTGATTTTGCGACCAACCAAGGAAACATTCGATATGGAAGTCGGTCGTGTGGTCCTGAAGGCAGTGAGCGAAGAATATAAAATGCGCAACAGCGGGACTGAACATAAATGAAAACTAAGATTGATATAGTAGTGCGTGTAGGCGAGGGTGAAGACAGGCTGGTTCTTCGGTACTTTTTGCAGGCCGAGCCTTCGAATAAGCTTAATAAGTCGGTTGCCGCTAATCTTAATAAGCTAATCAAAACCCTCAAGCTAAAGAAGAGAGATCTACTCAAATGATTGAAATTACTACCAAAGAAGCCCTTGCCGCAGTATTGGATTCAGGACCTACTGTTGTTTTCTTTTGCACGCCAACCTGCCAGCCTTGCAAACAGACCGCTATTCAGCTAGAAGAGCTAGAGGACGAAGTAGACGCAACGTTCGTGAAGATTGATTGCACGAAGTCAGATCTTCACGAAGATTACAAAATCCAAGCTGTACCTGTTGTAATGGTTATTGATAAAAGCCAGATTGTATATCAAAAGAAGGGCCTTGACAAAAACAACGAACTGAAGCAATATCTAAACAATGAAGATTGATTGGTTTGAATTCTGTTTCGTTTTCCTTGTTGCCGGAGCGCTATTTATCTTCGGTGGTCAGATATACAGAGAATTTAACTACAAATGTGTACAGTCCCATACAGATACTTGCCAACAACTGCTTTGTATGGTTTATGGAGAAAACGGCTGTGAAGTTTGGTATAACCAAGAAACTGAATGTAATGTCTGTGACAAATGGGAAAAACAATGAAAAACCTACTCAATAAAATCAAATGCGCTGTTGTTGGCCACCAAAAATGGAAGGCTGGACAGACCCTCCCCAGATTTATTCAGGCAAAGTCTGAAGGAAACGGTACTGTAGAAGTACATGCATGTACCCGCTGTAATTCGATGTTCGCTGAGTTCGGTCAGCTTACTCCAGAAGAACTCAAGCAAGAGGAAGAGCTTCAGAAGGCGCTTGGGCTTTTGAATTCGACCTCAATGAAAGCGCAGATGTCCAATCTTGAGCAAGAAATCAAAGACTTGCTGGGCGGTGTTGGGGATAAGCGCAAAGACGACGATCTACTCAATTAAAGGATTACTGTGAAAATCTTGCTTTGGCCACACCCTACTCTTAAGAAAATAAGCGAGCCTGTGGCTGAAGTAACGGACGATATCAAACAGCTAGTGTCTGATATGCATGAATCCATGAAGATCGCAGGTGGCGTAGGGCTATCTGCGGTTCAGATTGGCGTTCTCAAACAAGTTATCGTTGCCGACGTTGGCAAAGGTCTTCAGGTATATTTGAACCTGAAGGTAAAATCTACCCAACCCAAAGTCCCAATGCTGGAAGGCTGTCTGTCTTTGCCGGGTTTTTTTGATACTGTCAGGCGATACGAGAGTATTGATATCGAGTACGACGATCTTCAAATGAAACACACCACAGAAACTGTGGATGGATTGCTTGGACATGTGCTACAACACGAACACGACCATATGAAAGGTGTATTGTTCGTGGATTTTCTAACACCTGCTCGCAGACAACTTATTCGTGGTAACATGAGGAAATACAAATGAAAAACCTATTGATTGCTATCATTCTTTCTGCCGGAGTATCGGTTGACACTCCGGTTCCTACTGTCAAACAGTCAAAGCCAGACGCTGGCGTTGTGAATCAGGTCCAAGATGGAGGTTACGAGTACGATGCAGCAAAGAAAGCCGCACGACGACTTTCGATTACGAATAGTGTCAAGGGTATGTGCTCAGACGTAAGCCGAGCAACCCAAACCAAAGTAAAGCTTAAGAGCGCGTTGTTTGCTACGTCGATCGTTGATGACGAACGGGACGCTGCGATCTTTATCATTGAAGATCAAACAGGTCTGGTTGGAATGTTTACCATGTATCGGAATGGACAGTGGCAAACATTGCCTGAAGACTTTCGGTAAACCATGTATAGGCCTACGCAGTATGATATCGATATAATGTGTGCTGACCATATATCATGGTTAGATACTGCTGGACGAACCGGAGCGCGGGCCGATCTTAGCTGTATGGATGTGTCTGGTATGGATCTTAAGGGCTGGGATTTTACAAGCGTGATTTATGATAGTCGGACCAATTTCGAAAGCGCGAATATCTCTACATGCATAATCACAGCTACTTGGCTATTTCATGCCAAAGGAGCTATTAGCGCTGCGCTACGGAGTAGTAGCTCCCAAGAGAACATCATCTATATCGCATACGAAACTAAAATAGGGGCCGGGTTTTATTTGAAAGCATGTCCGGACTTACAATTTAAAGATCTGGCTCATCTCATGTCTTCGTCGAATGGGCCACATGGACCACATAGTCTGAATATAGACGATTTCTATCGACTATTCGAGCATCTATATGTATAGACCTTCTTACACCGAGGTTATAAACTCAGTACGAGAACATCACGCATGGCTATATCAGCTTAGACACGGTAGTAAGCGGACCGGCTGTCGAGCAAATTTTAGCAATATGGATTTGCGAGGAATTGACTTCAGTTCTTCTAAGTTTCAAAAGGTTGGTACATTAAAAATGGATAGAATCGACTTCTTCGGTGCTGATGTAGAAGGAGCCTGTTTTTCAAACTGTGTGCTAGATCTAAGCATTCTTGAGGCTAAGAATTTTGCCCTAAGCACCTACTCGCCCTGCGCCATTATGTTTGGTCCTAACAAATATTTTCTTGTGGCAGATGCAAATGACTTGCTATTAGGTGATGTTGGTGATGTTACGGCCAATCTAGACGATATGTATCGACTTTATGCAAATTTATGGTAAGTATTAATCAAGTGGCTTGTCATTCGGATTGTAAATCAACTGCGCCTCTTGATTAAGATATCCACCGGCATTATACGCACTTACGTCAGATCTGCCATAGTTGGGCACATTGCCTACCAGCTTAACGCCAATGGTTGTACCAGAAATACTGGTAATCTGTACCCGTACCTGAGAGCCACCAGCAGTCAGCGTGAGCCAGCCATATGCATTGACATACAGACCTGTAGCCGAACTGACGGTCAAGTATCCGGCAGCGGTAGCCGCCGTTACTGTTGCTCTGACTTCATTGATTAATTTTCCAGCCATATCAAAACTCCTTAAAATGGATAACTGATTCCAGAACCTGCGTTGTATAGCATAGCGATCTGATCGTCTGGTAACACTCTAGACCAAATACCTACTTCATCGATTGCGCCCTGCCAATAGGAATAAGAATCTCCACGACACCCAACGTAAACTAACCCAGCAGGCACAGAATGCGGTGCTGGTCCCGTGCCGGTGTTGGTTTTTACACCGTTTGTCCACATTTCCGTGTAACCGGTTGTGGTTCTTGTGGCTACAACATGCGTCCAAGTATTCAGAGGCATAATAGAAGAATTGGTAATGCCTGTGTCTCCTGTACCAAACAGCGCAACATCACCAGCCGGAAGCATGATCAAATGATAGTTGGTGTCGAGCCAACCGCCACCAATCATATGCGCAGCTATCGTATAGTAATCAGCATGCTGGGTGGGGTAGACCCAAGCCGATACCGTCAGGTTAGTCAAAATGTCAAGACTCGGAGCAATGACAGTACTTGTTATGCTATTGTAGTTTGCGGCGTTTCCGATCTTACCGGGAGCAAATGTGATGTTACTAAGAGTTAGGTTGTGGTTACCGGTAGAATCCGTACCGTCATCCATCTTCCAGTAAGCCTCAAGGCCTGTTGCTAGAATACCCAACGCCGCAATGTCTCCAGAACGATACAAAAACTGTTCGTTTTGATACAAGTACCCACCGGCATTGTAAGCAGAAACGTTCGATCTGCCGTAATTCGGTCCTGAGCCGATGGATTGTACAAACCGAACTCCCACACTAGTACCTGAGATTTCGGTGATTTCTACTTGTACTGGGCTTGCACCGCTGGTAAGAGTAAGCCAGCAAATAGTTTTAACGTATAGACCGCTAGTTGAGCTAACAGTCAAATAACCATTAGCAGCAGCCGCTGTTACAGTAATTCTCGAATCTGGCAGCAATAAACCTGACATAATGTTAGTAGAACAGCAAGGTGCGGAAGCATTCTGTGAATGACGAGCGGTTAAGCCATAGGTATTTTAGCCCATCAACCGTTTCAAAAATCTCCATACGGTTTCCGATCACAGCCACCGGGGCAGCATATGGGAACATAGAAGCGCCATGGACCGTGTTTGTAACAATATCGAGATAGTATACGCGCTGGGTAGCGTCTTTTGTAAAGTACAGCCTGTCTCTGCCGTCATATGCATACATCGAACCGGTTGTTAGGGTTTCAATTTGCGGAGTGATTGGCATTAACTGCCAGCGATCGGTTGGAATGTCGAGACGGTCAAAGCCGATGGCCGCGCCACCACGAGCACTAAACATATATCGGCCCTTATGGGTAGGAGCGCTTTGTCCGAAGCCCCAGTTAAGCGTGGTTCCAGTACCACGAGCTGGTTGTTCCAAAATAGCATAGCTAGTAGCGCCAGCTACAGGAGCGGTAGCGACACCGAATGTTAGAGTATTCGAAGTATTAGACGTAATAAGCAATTCTTGAGAAATACCGGTTCCGCCAAGGAACTTAACACGCTTACCAGCAAAGATGTTTACGACCCATGTCTTTGTGGTGTCTTGTAGGGTTGTGGTTGACTGGGCACCAGTAGCGATACCGTTGTCCAACGCTCCGACCGCAGATCTAGGGGCAATGACATAGCGCGAAACGCCGTTAGTAGGTGCAGTACCAGCCGCAACGAATGTTAATGTAGTGGCCGTATTGCTGGCGATCTGAAACGCTTGCATCGTGGCCGCCCCAGTACCCGCAGTCACGGCTGTGGTGGTCATATAGACCATGAATCCAGCCCACTGGTTTACAGTCCAAGACTTAGTAGCATCCGAAAGGGTTGTGGTGGATTGGGCGTTTGCTAAGGTTGTAGACGCCGGAGTACCACCCATGGTATAAGTAAAGGTAGTAAGCGATGGCACGGTTGCGATAGTGAAAGTACCGTTAAAGTTAGCATCAGTACAGCCGCGAACGACGACCGATTGACCAACCTTAAAAGAATGGCTGACTGTTGTGGTAACCGTTGCAGTAGTAGTAGCGTTAGACACTGAGGCAATGGCTACAGCCTTTTGATCGTCAAACTGAACCGAGGCACTTCTTGCCGCGCCAGAATCAATCAGTCTACCCCATGATGGCAGATCGTCATTGATGTTTTGAATTAGCGTACCGGCTGAGCCGCCCAGCATCAGCAATTGCTTGTCGGAATCTCCCTGAATACAATAGACAGAGGTGTTGTCTGGATTGGTGGTCCAAGGCTTGACAATGGTAAGTGCCGTGCCCGTATTGCTAGCAATCGCCGCCACTTGTCCAATACCAGTACCGGCAGTAATTTTGACCGCATAGTTGGCCCATTGATTGGTAGTCCACGATTTCGTGGAATCGGTTAGTGTGGAAGCCGCACCTGAGGTAGCGGTTCCGCAGTCAAAACCTTCAATGATATATTTGCTGGTCGTCGTAGGGGCTGTGCCAACAGTTGACCACGTTAACGTAGTATCGGTGTTTGAAAAGATCTGGCGGATCTGGCCTTCACCCGTCCCGCTGTAGATTCGTACCCAATAGCCAGCCCATTGATTTGTCGTCCAAGACTGATTCGTATCTACCAGAGTGGTGGTTGTGCCGCCAGTAGCGGTGCTACGGTCCCAAATGGTTGCATTTTCGACCAGTCTTTCTACTGCCCCGTCCGTACCTACCGTTGCGAAGGTAAGGGTTCCAGACGTGCGTACATACCAAGTATCCGTAGCAATATCATACCATTGGTTAGTGTAAAAGGGGGTCGCCGCCGCAGAAGAAACAAGGCTGATCGCGCCTGATTGAATTCGGTACTGAGAAGTGGTATCTGGAGTAACGGACCAATTGCTGTCTACCGTAGCTACGCTTGATTCGATGGAATAATTCGCTTGAGTACCAGCCGTGGCATTGATAGCTGGCGAAAACACAGCAGGATTGCACCAAATGTTATCGGCAGATCGGTTTACGTCGCCAAGGGTGATTACAGTAGAAGAATTGTATAGAACTTTACGGACTTGACCTACACCAGTGTTACCTGTGATGCGAACGTTATAACCAACCCATTGATTTACAGACCAAGCTTTGGTAGTATCGGTGATTGAGATAGTACCGGCTACGTTTGATACAGCAGTTACGATGCCGGAATCAGCAGAAACCGCCTCTGCAACGTTGGTTATCGTCCTGCGCTGCCCACGACCAGTCCCGCTAACAATAAGAATATCAAAACCTTCCAGAACTTTACCGAAATGTCCCGCGACAGTAATGGTGTTTGAAGTCGCCGCAATCGCCAAGCCATCCTGTCCATATGCACCACTGAACTTCATCGAAGACCAAGTTGCAGGCGCAACGGCAGGAGAAGTTAATTGTACGTAAGTATCCGTAACGGTATCGTAACGCCAAAAACCAGAAGCAGCGATCAGATAATAAATGTATCTTCCGTTCTGTTCATGGTGTAGAGAGTTATCTGCTGAGCATGAGCACGAAATGGCCGAAGAGGCAGCAGGAGCAAAACGGGTCCATTCCCAAACAGGAAGATCGACTTGCTTTTTAAGCGAATTGGTGATAGCCATATTGTTTTAGTTTCCTTTTTACGTTATTTTAGCACGAATGCACATGGCATACGTTTGGCGTGCGATATTGATATACATTTCACGATCCATACCGGCCATAGTAGTGACACCCGTAACGGTGGTAACAGTACCGACAGACGTAACGGTGGGTAAAGTTACGCCAGCCGCGATCGAATCTAAAGAGATACGCTGGCGCTGTGCCGAGTCTACCACAGACAATGACTCTGATAGCTTTGCTATTCTACGAAGCCATGGTGTCGATTCGTCTGAGGTCTGGAGAGTTGACGCAACAGAAAAAGAGACAGGAACTGCCGACTGATCTGAAGCCAACACAACAGGAACGGATGTATTAGCAATAGCCTGTCCGAGGCTTGGTGTCTTTGTATCAATACTAGCGAGACTGGCATTTGCAGTCGACAGTGCGGTGGTTTGCGTTTGCTGTTCTGCTAGTGTGGATAGGGTGGATAGGTTGCTAACGGCAACGGTGCCTGAGACGGGTTGGGTTACCGCAGAGCCATCTACTTTAAGGGCGTTTGCTGCGGTAACGGCAGCGGTATTTGTTCCGTCGTTTATTTTGGTTGTTTGCGCACCGATTGTGGTTTGGTTGGCCGCACTTGCTGCGCCTGACGGAAGCGGCAACGACGAAGCGGTAACTGGCAGACTTGATTGATCGGACGAAATAACAACAGGCGTTGAGTTCGCCATCGTTTTCTGACCAAGGGTATTGATTCTTGCTTGAAACCCAGCCTCAGAAAGACGTGTGGCTAAGGTTGATTCCGTAGCCGCGCCAGTAGGTAGCGGTAGAGAAGCGGCTGAGACAGGAACGGCGGTAGCTCTTAGCTGAGCATCGGTGAGCGGACCGGTAACAGTTAGCGGATTTGATAGTCGTGTATCAATACTGGATAAAGTGGTATTACCTGTGGTTTGCAGCGCTGAGGTAGCCGCTCCTGTAGGTAGGGCAGATGAAGTAATGACTACGGCACCGGTATTGCAGGCCGTTATCTTTGAGTTGATGTTGGCAAGAGTTGCCTGAGTTGCCAGACCGGAAATAGGAGCGTCGAGGGCGGCAGTGTTTGTTAGAATTGAAGCAAGAGTCGCTTCGGTGGCAGCACCCAAAGGAAGCGGCAAAGAAGAAGCCTGAATGCTAAGAACACTTTGATTGCTAGCAATAACAACCGGCAACGAGCCAGCCATATTTGACTGACCCACAACAGGGATCTTGTTATCAATAGCGGTCAGCTTAGTCGTTTGAGCTTGTTGTTCTGCAAGAGTAGAAGCACTTGCTGGCAAGGGCAGACTGCTGACGGAGACTGGAACAGGAGTTGCACGGAGTTCTGCATCAGTAAGACCGCCAGAAGAGCCGCCAGATCCTGTAGCAGGACGAAGACCGACACCCGGAGTGACAGGAGCACCGGCAGCATTGACCCAAACAATGGTAATCGCACCGGTTCCTTGGTTAACCAACTCTCTGCGGGTGTAATACGCCCCAGAGTCGTCGGTCCAAAGTGTTGCAGCAATGCCAATCTGGGCCTTGACTGAATCGCGGACTTGAACTAGAGTTGCTTCTGAAGCATCTCCTCCTCCACCGGTTGAGCCATTGGTTAATGTTACTAGTTGGGGAGCGTCGTACCAAATCTGTTCGTTTTGGAAGATAAGTCCGCCAGCATAGGCACTAATGTTACTGTAGCCGTACTCCGGATTTGGATTGCCGGTCAAAATTCTGATATAAAGAGTCGAAGTTGGTACATCGATATCAACAATAAGAGCTTCAACCGAAGGCTGACCGATATTGTTAAGCCAAACACGAGCCTTTTTGAAATAAGACTGGATGGAGCCTGATGAGATCGTAGCAGCGCCACCAGCACCTGCTGTGATAATGGTATCTTGTTTGGCGGGGATTACTCTACCGGACATTTATTGCCTCTTAGACTGAAAGATTACCACGAAAACTTATTTAACAGCGCCTCGACGGCCTTGGGTCCGCCATTGCCATAGGCCTTTTGCAAGTCAAAAAGAGTTAGCCCATTCTTAGAAATTTTCAATTGAACGTGAGGGTTGTCAACGAATTTCCAATAGTATCCGGCTTCCAGCCCAAGCTTGGTAGCCTCTTCTGCTAGGATTTGATATGAAGCTCTGTTCCAGTCCGGCTGTAGGCCAGCACGGGTTTTGTCTTTGTCGGGGCAAAAATCTACAGCAATACCGTAGCTATGATAGCTTTGACCAGCTTTTGCTTGGGTAACAATACCGCCCATGGGCTTTTCTGGCGTGGCATCTACATTAGGTACGGTTCGGCCAAGTGCGTACAGTTTTGATTGTTCGTCCCAAGTTCTAAGTCCAGACGTTGCGTAGTATTCGACACCACGGGCACGACAGTTCTCTACTAACTTTTCGATCAATTGCCGAAAATTGGGGTATAAAACATTTATATCAATACGTTTAAAATTATCAGTTGACATTGTTTTATCTCATTGGTGATTCAAGCGTGTAGGTGTAAGTCACCTTAACGCCATGAATCTGAAGCTGTTGAACTGAAGTCGTGGCATCTAGGGAGAGATAGATGCCCGTGAATCCATCGTCCGGAGCTTGCAACCCAGCCGTGATCGGAATCGGAACCCAATGTAGGGGCGAATTGGGAACTGTTACTGTCTGAGTGGGACCTCCGCTAAGATGCACAACGGTGGGAAAATAGCCAGCAACATTATAAGTATTATGAACAATAGCCCACCGAGTATCTCGCGCCACCCCGTCTATGTTCAGTACGGCAAATTCAATACTGGTGATATACGCACCGTGAGGTAATCGGATCTTAGCCGCAGCCGTAGCAGGACCAGAAGTTTGGCTTGTCAGTTTCGCCAAAGCATTGGCCGTACTAATCGTTACAATTGGACTGAAAGAACCAGCCTCCGTTGTCGATTGAAAATCCGACATTGGTACGTGCATAGTTTTTGTGACATTTGTGTCATATCTGAAGCTATTTGCTGCTTGAATTACGACATCACCAGCAACCGCATAGAAAGCTTTGCCCGATCCGAGAGGGCTTGCAATGACAGCAGTGCTCGTTCCATTAGAAGATGCTTCGATGCCGGGAGCATTTGCGTTTGTACCAAAAAAGCGAGCGCCACCTAGAGCACCAGAAAAATAACCGCCAAACCCGCCATCCCCGCTAATCGCTGTAATTCCGTGACCAGTTACTGATCCTCCGTCGCCACCAATCGCAACAACGCCGTCAGAAGCCGCCGTTCCAATACCCTGAACAGCCCCGCTGAAAACACCGCCTGCGCCGCCGAGGCCTCCTAGTGTCGCATCTCCGCCAGTACCGATTACGCCAGCACCGCCCGCAAAACCAGCACCACCGCTGGCTCTTACACCAGCGCCGCCATTGGTTCTAACTCCGTCATTTCTTATGCCAGAATCTGCACCAAATGCCGAAACACCTGCCCCGCCATCTCCGGGGAAAGAAGGTGCGAAAGAATCTCCACCAACCCCACCGACAAATTGGCCGCCAACGGCACCCGCACCACCTGTGCCAGCAGGTGAATTACCACCAGAACCACCGTCCGAGACTATACCTTCTCCACCTGCCCCGCCCGGATTTGTGGCACTGCCGTTACCACCAAAAAACCTAGATCCAGCCCCACCGGCCCTTGCCGTTCCGATAGTTGCGGCACTCCCGTCGCCACCGACAAATTGGCCAGCCTTACCGCCAGCTGCTGAAGATACCGGAGAAAACCCTTGAGCAGATACGGCAAATGAGATTGAACTTGACGACACGGCAGTAACACCATTACCAGTTCCGGTTCCAGTAAACACACCGCCAGCACCCGAAGTGCTTCCGCCAGTTGCTACAATACCATTACCAGTAGCACCACCGGTTGAGGTAATGCCAGAACCGCTCCCACTGCCAGTTGCAATTATAGCCGTATTGTTGCCGGTAACAGGGTAGCCAACAGTTCCAATAGCAATACTGTTGGTTGAATTTAAAGTGACAACGGTTGGCGTTCCGGGCGTACCAGACGGAACATTTAGTCTGACAGCCCCAAGAGAGGTTGGAGTTGCAGGCTGGAATGTAAAGTCGACCGGATACGATCCATCACGAGTCCAAATGGTAAAATTACCAGCGTCTGAAGTTCGCCAAGCGATTATATAACGAGAGCCCGGTACGACGGGACTGCCTAGCGTTTGCATTACTGCTTTTTGAGCAACGATAGCGGCGACGCCGATCAGGTTTTGGGTACGATCAATATCTGCATAGATGCATTCACCGGGGGCTAGGTCTGTTAAACCAGCAGAGTCCACTAATTGATCGGCAATTTCGTTGTAATAAACTCCGGGGCTGTTTGCATTATCGAAAAGAATGCTTAGTCCACGCCAGTGCAGATTGTTAGCAACCCCTTCGAAGTTTTGGCCGTTCGAAAACACGACACCCGGCTCGTAAACCATCCTAACATTGCGATCGGCAGTTGGGCTGTACCAGTTTTCGCCGCCACCGAGTTCCCAAATTCGGGACATGATTGCGTCACGCCAGTCTTTCTCGCTAGCAATGTTTTTGTCACCACCTGAAAACAGGTTTGAACTTGAATTCTCGGCACGATTGAACGGCCAAGAATATACGTTTTCGCTATTCGGAAAATCTCCACCAGTTGCAAGCCGGTACATCATCGGTCGTGCATCGACAATCGTACTGATTGCATTGTTAACATTGGTAACGACTTTAGCAATCGGAATGATATTGGGGGTGCTTGAGAACGGAACCGTGCTTATAACAATACGGTAGTCAAGAGTTAGTCCAAGGGGAATACTTCTAGTCGATTCAGTCTTTACACTAGAGAGGGAGTCCGCGTCTAAGAATTTAGCCAAGTCTGTAGTGGAAGCGTCTGGGCTTCTTTTGAAGTCAATGCCTACGTAGTTTGTAACGCCTGAGGCGAACGATCCTGTGACTTTACCATTAGTGGCCGGATCCAGAGTCTCATTGGGACGGTTTGCAGGGATCCATAGAAACGAGCCAGATTCCGAAGCATTCAGGTTGACAGCGATGGAGTCTGCTGTTACAAGAGTCATCTGATTTGCAGCGGAACCAACTGAGGTCCCAATCAATGTAAAACCGCGAATAACAAACGGCTTACCACCGGCCATCATCTTACCTACGACTGTATCAAAATCGCCAGCTACGGCGCTTTCGATCATTCGCAAGTGTGGAGCATCAACTCTTAATTGTGGCAAAACATTGAGTTTGCGAAGAACGGACATAGGAATCCTTTGGGGGTTATGATATAAAGATTACTGGTTAGTCCACGTTATGGCTTCAAATCTGAGCTGCCCAGTTATCAAACCTTTACTTGGAATAGACCAAGACTCCGATTGCAAAATTGCTGTATCAGATTGGAATAATAACATATCCGTAGATCTATCTACTATTGATATAGAGAAATACTTACCGTTCGGTACTTGCTCGAAATACGGAACCATACCGGCGCCCTGTGCGCCTTTGTCGGCAACGGTCCTAAAAACACCAATAGTTCCAGACACTTTGGTGGTGGTAGGAGCAAGTTCGTAAGGGTCGGCACTGTCTAGGCCGTAAATAGGCCTAGCTGGGGTTTGAGAATCCCAGTTGAATCCATTGACAAACGCATAGACTTGCCCGTTAATGTAGCAAACTGCATGGGCGGCTGTTAAAGTTCGTGCTCGCATTATTCATCTACCCCGAAAACATAAGGCTGATCGCTGGTTTTGCCTTCGCCCTCTGACGGAAAACCTTCGGCACCTAGCCCGCGATCTCCCGGATAGGTTATGTCAAAGTCGAGATCGACACCGGCAGCCACAATCGTTTCGATAGTTTTCTTTGCTGCTACAACACCAGCATCAGAAGCCGTGGCGTAAAGCCCTCCGGCAAGCTCAGGGTTCAGTGACTCTCTCGTGACCAGCACGATTTCGGTCCCCTGTGGAATGTCTTCGGTAAATTTGTGTTGAAAGTCCAATAAAATTCCGATAGAACCATACAGGCCAAAATATTTGATAGGCTTGGTTTGATACTGAGTGCCGAAGCCTATGACTACCCAGCCCTCTTGATCCGGAAAACCTACGTTTGAGGTCAGTTCTAGAATTGAATATTGGCCATTGCTCTCTACAGGATCGGCAACGGTTGTTTTGATAGATGTAACCGAATACCCACAGTCCTGATCGAATACGTAAGGTCCGACAACTTCTGTACCTCCGGCTCTAGTTGGGATAGCGTTCGATTCTTTGGCAAAATTTACAAACACTTCGCCAGCAACAGAGACTGACGCTTGGTTTGCCGCTACCTCTGCATAACTGATTGTGGTTGTGCCAACGGCTGTGATGGTTTTTAGACCAGAAGAGAATAATCCAGTACCGTTAAAATTAACCCAGACGACATCTCCTATCGATAAACTGTGCATTCCTAAGGTTATGGTAGTTATATTCGAAGTTCTGATGCCGTTTGTTATGGTGTTGGCGCTGGAATCGTCCTGTTTACCGAATATCGACGTGCTTTGTAGATAGTCTGGTGTTTCGAACTTGAAATAGCCAGAGCCAATTTCTGTGATTTGATGAAACCCATTGAGCCCACCGCCAGAAACGGCTTTTGATTGGAAATTAAGGACCATCTGGGTGCGCTTTGTTCCACCAATCCCGTCAGGATCTGAGGTAACAATCAAAACCAACCCATTAGACAGACGAACGGCATTTGATGATCCTGCCGGTAACGTTTTCCCGAGGCTTGACCACTGCATGGTTTTCAGGTCAAGCATTTCAATAACGCCAACATTATCTGACGGACCGTCGATTTGCTTTGATACACCACCTACAACCAGAACTGCGTCTCTTTCTGGAATGTAAATTGCTTGGTGAGAGTGCCTACGAATAGCAGCGGGAGCAATCGGATACCATTTATTCAAGTCTGGGTCGTAGACTTCTGCGAAGTTAGTAGACTCTGAAGGAGAGTGCCAATCGTCGCTTGAATTTACGTCTCTAATGTCTTTGGTAAAGTTGGTCGGATCGTAAGCCAACCCGCCAGTTACGAGAACACGACCGTCAGGTAATGTTAGTGCGTGATGGAACACTCTGGCCAAAGACATCGGAGCTACAGAAGCAACCGTCGAGCCATCCCAGTATTCACAACTATTCAGCAGTCTTCCAATAAACGCTTTTGTACTGTCAGAGTCACTTGGAGTTCTAAGGAATGAACCACAAGAATTGAAGTATGTCAAGAGGATGTCAATGTCTGAGCGAGAAGCTTTTGATATACGAATGTCGTCCAGAACCCCGCTAAAACCAGTAGTTCCTTCCGGATCTCTTGCAACATAGAATCGGCTGGTATTTACGCCACCGTCAGAATTCAATACGGTTGGGAAGTTCTCGAAATACTTACCGTTGACAAAAACATCAACCTTGTAATTGCCTCCACCGATACTTGTCTTTCGGACAGCAAAGTGATTGAAGCGGTTTGCTAGCAGTAACGAGGCAAAGCTTGCCGTAGTGCCGGTAACTTCAGTACCGGCCCCTCTCTCCCAACGCCAAGTCAGGGTATTCGCTGATAAAGAAATACTCATCAAGCAGTTGTCGGCCTGTATTTCGCTTGCCGGAGTACCAAACGAGACTACGGTCCCAGTACCCGTTCCAGATAGAGTCATATTTCCGGGATAAGTGCCAGAAGCTCCAGCAGACCAGAACTCTACGGTCCACTCACCGTTTAGCGCAGTAACAGCGTCGCCTCTGGCCCCAGCACTGGCGTTGTCTGCCATATGGGCAGCGGCCTGTGTGAACTCTCTGCCGTTGATGACTTTGGCTCCAAGCACAGCCGCCGTCGTACCTGAGCCAATAAGATTGTAAACGCCAAGAGCGTCAGCAGCATTTGAGCCTGAGTCTTCGTCAAAGCCCCACTTTGCTAGTGTCAGGCTATCGGCTGGTGAGGGAATGGCAAGGGCCTGCCCGCCAGTGATCAGGACTCCAAATCCATTCTGCACCGTTGCAACAGAAGGATTGACACGACCTTGGATCAGGTTGTAATCTGGAACGCCTACCGTAGCTGCGAACTCGTTATCGTTGGCATTTGAAATGTAAATAGCAGTGGAAGCTCTATTTTGAATGGTATAATCGATCGTCGATGGAGTAGTAACGCCGCCGATTATCAATACACGTCCGTCGACGATTTGTACTTGTGCATGTCCGGCAGTCGGAGCAATCGCGTCAAAGTAACTGACGACACCGGTAGTTGGATTAAGAATCTGTGTACCGGGAGAAGAAACCGTCAAGCCGGTATTGTAATTGCCCTCAGTGATGGTATTGCCGCCACTAACAAGAATCTGGCCAATCTTGGTTCCAGACGTTAGCAAAACAGCCTTGGAATTTTCTTTCCCGGCAGTCTGCGTCAGAGTCCAACCATAAGTGTAGATATCGGCCCCGGCAGCAATCGTACCAGAAGGAACGACAGAACTGGCAGTGATGGAAAATCGGTCTCCTGCAACATTGATAGTAGGAGTGCTAGCAACCAGACCCCAGCCACCAAACAAAGCGGCTTCATTATTTTCAAGCGCGACAAGAGAGCCGTTGACATAGCCCTGAGTATTGGTGCAAGCAGTGGTGACGGTAATGTTATCGGCCAATGAAGCCGCAGTATAAGCACCAGTAGAGGGAACTGTGAACGTATCAAGATAGGCAGGATCTATCTGCTCTAGATAAATCTGATTCCCAACTGCAAGAGGAAATTCAGGACTTTCGTTGTAATAAACCGTAACTTGCCCATTTTTGTTCCTGACGAGAGATCGGATTGATAGCTTTTCGTTGTCGTGTAAATACGCAGCGGTGAAAAGCTCTCTATTTACTATAGCTGTTGTGGCTGGAATTACAACTTTTAGCTTGTTGTTGATGGTAGAAGACACTACAACGGTTCTACCGCTTGGCACTTGAATGTTATTGATACTGGGACGGAAAAACTGTAAATCGGAATTGTAGTTTTGCACTGCGGATTCAGCAATACCGGTAGGATTGACAAATTCCAAAGCTTGATATAATGTTCCCGTCACATAGAAAACTTCTACGTTGGTTATTTCGAAAGAACCCCTGTTCTCTACTGAGAATCCGGTTCCGTAGATATTGATATAGTCGCCAATCCAAACTTCATTCAGGTCGAGCGGAATTGCTCCGGTAGCTTCCATCCGGATAACGTCTTGGCTAGGTTTTGTAACTGCCCAAGTGACAGACATCTTTTAGCTCCCGATCCAAATCGTATTCAACGGTGTACCGTCATTCTTGAGTCCACCAATCAAAAGGACTTTACTGGCACCGTATTCCATGGCAAAGCTTGCGAGGGCTGGAGAACTTGCTCCAGAGGGGAAAGTAGTCGCAAAGGTTTGTCTGGTAACTGGATCTAAGATTAGACTTGAAGAAGAGTCCGACATTGATAGAATGCCTCCATTGTCAATGTTGAGCATTTTACCATTTTTTGCTACATGAGATATTGTCGTACCTGTAGGGAAGACATTTCCATAAGCAACGTAATATTTCAGATTTTGATATGCGCTGTCTACCAAGTCGGTCTTGCCGTTTCCGCACCAAATAATAGAGTCAGAACTTATGGCACTCTGGAGTCGCCACATATTGGCAGCACCGATGCCAACCGGTTGTGTTGTCCAAGAATCTTGAGCTAGATTGTAATGCTCGATCGATGTAACTGGAGTGCTGTTGTTAAATCCACCCATTACGACAAACGCTTCTCCCATCGTTAAGGAAATGTTTCCACGGAAAGGGAGAGTCGCAAAGGTATGGCCAGCTCTGGCTACATTCAGGGCATTTCGCACTTCCCAGATTGAATCAGTCTCGTTGAACTCAAAGACAGTTCTGATTGCGGTTCCGGCACTGGTTTTCCCGCCTACTGAGAAGATTCTGCCGTCTGAGGTTACATGGATACTATTGTCTGAAATATCCTGCGGAAGGATATCGTCGGATTGATATGAAGATGAACCGGTCTTGTTCAGGTCCCTTGAGTTGCCGCTTGAGTCGGTCGTGGTGAGATTCAAAGACCATTTTGCTTCAAGAGCCGTATCTGATTGTATTGTTATATTCTTGAATTGACCACCAAAAGCGCTAAATTGAGCGACGCCATAAAGCGTTTCGATTTCGTCATCGGTCAGTACGCGATTCCAAATACCTACTTCGTCGATCTTTCCACGGAAATAGTCATAGGCGTCTTCTCGGCAGCCAATTCGGGTAGAGGCAGTCGGTACTGAATTCGGAACAGGCCCTGTTCCGGTATTTACCTTCGTTCCGTCGTGCCACATTTCCGTATAGCCAGAAGTAGTTCTCGTGGCTACAACATGGGTCCAAGTATTCAATTTCGCGACCGCGCCAACAACACCGGTGTCTGCTCTGCCGAACAGAGCGATATGCCCAGATGGCAACATAATCAAATGATAGTTGGTGTCGAGCCAACCGCCACCTAACATATGGGCTACGATTGTATAATAGCTAGCATGGGCGGTAGGACGAATCCAACACGAAACGGTCAAATCTGTCATTATGTCCAGATCGTTGGGAGGTGCGACTACGGTACTGGTAAGGCCAGTGAGTTCTATCGATTCGTCACATACACCAGCGCTAAAGGTACAATTTGTTGCAACCGCGTCGTTGTTTCCTGTATAGTCAGTTGCATCGCCGTCCAACTTCCAGAATGCTTTTAGCCCTGTAAACAGAGTAGACGGATTAGCGTCTTCCTCGAATGGTCTACTACTGGGCCTATGTCCTACAAACAAAGTTTCCGTTGAGGCTGTAATTGATATAGAGTCTGTTAGTGTTGCACAAACAATACCATCGATTTTGATATAGAAATCGCCACTCCGTCTACCAAACTCTATGGTATGAAATTTGACATCATTGACCAATCCACCCGTAGTAGGTCCCACCACTACCGGACTCGTGGGATCGCCAATCACAGCAACAATCTCATTGTTCTGGAGAAAAATACTCCAGCCGTCAACAACACCGGTTTTGTTCAGAATCGATAAGGTGGTTGGATCAGGAGCAGCGTCTCTCTTCATTGTGAACTTAATGGTAAAGTCACTTGTACCCTGAATACCAAGACTTCCCGAAACGCCGTCTGTTACGTAAGCGTGACTGCCGGGTTCATAATCAAGCTCAAGGGCATCTGCCGATAGCTGTGTCCAAGTATTTCCAGCTACGTCATAAATAGCCGTCTTATTCACAGTACCTGTGGTAGTTTGTCCACCCCAAGCCAATACGTTACCGTCTGTCAATTGGGCTAGGCTTACTCGGGACGCAGACCAAGGCAGATTGGCACCAGCACTAGAGGCACCGCTGCTAATAGTGACAACATCCACCGCATTGCTGACCGAGCTAAAAGTTAGATCGTTGGCGTTTTGTCCGCCGACAACCAGAATTTTGGACTCTGAGTCCATTTTGATAGAACTTGGGAAAGCTCTAGCCGCAGAAAGAGTACCGCCAGCAGCCCAAGAAAAAGTTTTTTCTGGAGAAACATATGGAGCAGCAGCGTCTAGATTGATAAATTCTGCCGACAAAACGTTACCATATGACTCTCTGGCACCGCCTACAACGAAGAATTTACAACCACCTTGGTAGATCGACTGATGGACGTATCTACCTACATTTAGAACGTCGGTTGTTTCTGCCCAAGTGTCTTGGTTTGGGTTGTAGGTCCAAACAGATTTAGTTCCACCACTAACTGAGCTGCTGTATCCACCAACCAAAACCATATAGTTGTTGTCAAGTTTATGTACTGGACCAGCGAGGCCATAGTATTCAGAGGGGAAGTCTTCTTTTTGGGTGAATAAATTAGTATTTGGATCGTATTCCCAAACGTCTTTCAAGAACCCGGACTGGTTCTGTCCACCTACAATCAACACACGACCGTCTTCGAAGTTACCAACCGAATGGAACGTTCTACCCGGCATAGAGTTTGCAACAGTGGTCCAGACAAAAGTGGTTGGATTGTAAACGTAATGCGTAGAAGGATAGGAAGAGTCGGTAGTCGACTGTCCGCCAGTCAAAAGGACATTCCCGTTTTTCATTACCGTCGCATTGGCAATACGGCGATTGGCTAGAATTCCGGGGATCGGCGTTCTGGAGATCCAAGTATTGGTATTGTAGTCGTATTCCACAACAGATGTGTAATCCACATTGTCAATAGCTCCGATAAACAAAGCGTTTCCGTTCGGTAGAGATACCGAGGCGCACTCGTTGAACAAGAGATTGACGGTTGGTCTGGTGGTGAATGTTAGTCCAGTGCTAAGCGTACTGGCCTGTGACGGGAAGTTGTTGTTTTCGTTTGTTACAAACAGAATGGAGCCATTTCCCAAAGAAACAGCATGGAGCGGCAACTGGGTGTAAGGAAAATCCGGACCGATAGTTTTGGTCAATCCGTCCGCAGACCAGATGTCTAGTCCAAAATTGGCACTACCATTCCCAAAGTTATAGCCACCAGCCACCACAATGCGACCGTCGCCCAACTTAGCAGCAATAGGAGAAGTCGCTGCACGTGAAGGAACTAGCATGGAAGCTTGAGGAATCACACAAGCCACGCCTAGCGGAATGTTTGACCCGCTAGGGTTCGGGACAATGGTTCCCGTATAGACATCACCAAGCCGAGTTTCAAACCCTAAGGAGTTCTGAGCTTTACCGCCACCAGAGCCTCTGATCTGAACGCTACCTTTTAGTCCTAGGCTTGGAGAGTAGATACGAACTTTTGTAAGTCCTTGATAGTCTGTGAAAGGCACCGCGAAGGCCTTAGAACCATTCAGAAGAAATGTTCTGGTAATCGCACTGGCTACCTCAACTGCTCTCGCCTGAGCAATATTCAGGAAATCGCTTGACTTAAATACGACTTTGTACTTCAAAAAACCGTCAATAGTAATGTTAAGATCGTCACCGTCGGCCAACACAAACGGCTCGTAGAGATCGGTCGTTGCGTGCGCTCGGGTCGATTCAGTCCCATAGAAGACCTCAAGCATTTCCAAAACAGATTGATTTACAACCTTTTTATTGCTAAGCTTGATGGCGTATTGTCTGAAAATCTCGTCTGTTAGGCCTACATTGGCCGGTCTAGCAATTCCGTCGTTTGCTGCCAATCTATCCAAAAACCGACCAGAGGCTGAGGTCTTGTAGAGCTGATCGAAAGCGAGTTTGGCATTGTTAAAATTATGTTCGTCGCCCACCGAGAGGGCAGCAATCAATGCAGTCCAGTTCTCTCCAGCAAGTGCCGGGTTCAGGTGTTTACGAATGATTTTCTCAGAATCTTCAACTCCGCTATTGATAGCAAGCTGGCTGTTTGCTATAACAGTGAAAAACCCACTCAGAGGCGCAACGCAGAGAACTCCGGTTGAAGACTTGATGTTGGCTATTGTCAGCAGCCATTCGCCACCGAACAAGGGGCTTGCCAAGTGCAAATCTATGCTTTGCGTATCGCCGCCAACTGTGGTACAACTGGTAATGTTAGCAAAACCGGGACCGGTAAGTGTGTAATTCGCAACGTTCAAGCCATCATCAGAGGCTGAGGTAGAGATTTGCTTGGGTTCATTAGTAAAACGTACACGAACCGTCCTTCCGCGATTGATAGAAGTAACAGTTTGTATTGATAAACCAATGCCTATAAAAGTGCTAGAACTTGCCATTTAGTTATCCTTAAGATTAAAGCTATGTCAAATTATAACATTAGCGCCAAAACAATAGCAGCCAGAATGGACGATCATGATTTGTGGCTTGAGTCCAAGGGTACTTTGGGGAAAAGAGCCCAATTTATCGACGAGTCCTTTCCGAACGAACGAATTGTCAGCCGAAGTTTTCGTAAGGTTTTGTTCGCTAATGTAGACTTTGGCATGGCATGTTTCGAGAATTGCGATTTTCGCGGTAGCGACCTTACCAGTTCTTGTGATATATCAACAGCGCAATTTATAGATTGCGAATACGCCCCTAACGATTCTGGGGATTTAAGTAATTTCTGGCGAGAAGGCATTGATAGAAAAGACATTCTCAGGGAACTTGGGGTCTAGCACTGTATGTCAAATTATAACATTCCCTACATGTTGCGTAACCACGTATTGTGGCTAACAGACAGCACCAAAGGCCAAAGGCTCATTGTTGAAGGCTCTATGCTGGCCGATCAGGTATTTCAAAACCAAAACTTTAAGTTAGCGGTCTTTCGACCAAACGCTGTGTTAAAGAACACCGTTTTCCATGGTTGTCATTTTGCGAGCGTCACTTGGCAATCAACCGCTTTCGTCGATGCATATTTTAAAGAATGCTCCATACGAGTATTAGGTAATATGGGCTGGAGACTGGACACAGATGCCCCTGACGTTCCATCACTAACTCCTCCTATCTGGCGTTCAGGATTGACGTTGAATATGGATGACTATCAAGAGCTTCTGGAGAAAAAATGGGCGTAAGATCTAAGCTTGACGATAACTATCGCTGGCTAAGTTCTAGCGGGAAGTACGGACAGCAAGCACTTCTTCGGACTTCGGATGCGATTGTTGGGTTGGCCTCGTCTGGAAAGCAGGTTTTAAATAACATTACCAGCAAGATCGTGAATATTAGTCGCAGTCAGCGTGTATTCTATTGCTGGCGTTTGGAACTGAAGCAAATCCAATCTGTAACGGTTGTCTTGGACTTTTGAGGCAGATCTTATGGCCAAAGACGGCGAGATGCTGTAGTTAGCTATGTTCAAGGCTTCTGATTCAACCACAGGTTCGCTGAAAATAACCTCAATGGTCTTGGCATCTCTGTTAACAATACCAGTTACGATCGGAGTGACGCCCGAGCTTGGGAAATTGAAGCTGAAAGGTGCTTGCAGGGTTTGGGCACCATCAGAAAACTTAACAATACCGTTAGGTACGGTTAACGTTCTTGTTTGCCCAAGAATATCTTCTGGCGTAGTTATTGTTACTACATTGCCAACCAGACTAACATTAAGAACGGCAGGAGGAGAGACTCCACCGCTAATGACCCAATTGCTAAACACGATAGAGGCGCCAGTTAATGTTATTGCGTGACTAAACACAACAACAACATTGCCCGGACTGGCAGTCACAGAAGTGACAACCAGATCTGAGCCGGAATCGTCAGTTAGTGGAAATAAGCCTTGAAAAATTATCATTATGCCTTCTCAAGCTTCCAGTAGCACTTTGTTACGCCAGTAGCAGGTGCATTCCCTGTTAAAGTGATGGTGCTGGCCGTTACGTTAGCCGATACGGAAGTAAGTGTACCGTCGGCGGTTTGTAGTGTAGCCAAACAGTAGTCACCAACTGCTGCAAAGGCGTTGGTGACTACTACGGTCGTTCCAGCGATCGCAAATGCGACTTGACCTGAATAGCTATTTTGGGTTACATTCCCCGGAGTTCCAGAACTATCAATAGCCCCACCTTCGATCCTCGGCATACGTGCCCAAGTTGATGCGACATACGTAATGGCCTGACCAGATCCAGCAGGAACAGAAGAATCAACCGTAATGGTAGTTGAGTTAGGACCGTCACGGTCGGTAACCAAGCGAGTATAGGTCCCTGCGATTTGAATACGATCGCCAACCTGAATGCCGTGAGTAATGTGATTTGGACCGGAAAGCGTCACGGTGGTTGTACCATTAGTGGTTGCCGTTAGTCCACCAACATATGTAGAATCGGTGCCGGAAGAGGTACAGACCCAACCAAGAGGATCACCACGACCAGCCTGTCTATTGAAAGCAATATCTCCGGACTGAGCAGTTACTGGACCACCAAACCCTAAGCCTTGCAGAGCCGGTTTTGTTTGTCCAGCCGTTGGATTGCAGTTTGATATACGTTTGCCTTCGTTTAGTAAGCCGTACCCGATACCTGTCCATAGCTGGGTAGGATTGACATATCTAGAAGCCTCAAAACCATATTTATAATGCGCTCGATCGTCAGCAGCGAAGCCCCAACCCGTGAATCCGGCTGCACCGGCCCAATTCCATGTATACATGTGACTGGTGGCACCAGCGCTATATGTGGTTCCGAAATCTACAAACCGAATGGCATTGTCATAGCCAGAAATACTCATGAAAGACCCTTCACCGAATGTAGTGAACCTATCGGTTCCGTACTGGTACTGGAATTCCATAGGACCCGCTCGTCTTCCGATTACTCCAGAAGGTCTAGTGGGAAACCCTGCGCCGGTGCAGCCACCAATAACTGTGCTGTTGGGGTGAATTTCTGATGGATTAACATTGTTTTCGGCATAGCAATGGATAAAAGAGCTTGACGCTGCGGCATTCATAGCGTAGTAAGGAATACCACCGCCTGAGTCTGCTTGGCAGGCAATGTATGCATTCCCCAGAAACGAGTTTTCAGAGAAACAATGGTTAGTGGCGTAGCCGGTATCAACACCGAGTGCCATTCCGGCATTGGCGTCACCGCCACGAGTATAGATGCAATTAATACCACCAGTGATTCGACAGTTCCAAATTTGCCAGCCGTTCGCATTCGTACCGGCAATATAACCCCAAGTAACACCTCCATCGGCAATGCTGAAGTTAACGCCAGACGGCCCACCGGAAGCGGCTGAAGTGCCTGCACCTTTGCAGTAATACCAACCACTATAACGATCCCAAGTCACGCCGCCGTCTACGATTCCCGCGCCAAGACCAGTAGGACCGCCTGAAGCGGCTGAAGTGCCGGGACTGACACAGAAATAATACTCCCCAGCGTTTGATACACGATCGCCAGCAGCGTAGCTTGTAGAAGGAGCCCAGACGGTAGCGTTATGTACAGAGTCGCCTACGCGATAGGTAGTAGATGGTGTCCATGCAGGTAAGGCACCGGAGGTCGTGTCGATATTGACAACGTTACCGTTTTCGAAGCCAGTAATATGCATGTTTTCTAGCTTGGCACGGGCATACATAATCACGCCATGGGCCGTAGTCGCGTTTGAACCCATGGACTCTACGCCGAAATCTCTCAAGATCGACCAGCCAGCGCTTACCCAGTTACCACCCGGCAAGGGCTCGCCGTCAGGATTCGTATTGTAAGCGTGAATAATTAGGCCGTGGACACCGGCAGGGAATTTCAGTACACTTGAAGAATACCAGCCCCAACCGCTAGCTCCGCATAGAACTACGCAGCGAGTAATGTTAAGAGATCTGGAAAAACGATACTTGCCCGGAGGAATGTAAATCGTTCTACCATAGGTCGTGTCTTTCGGAATCGAAGCAAATGCAGCTTCAAAAGCCGCAGCGTTGTCCGTAGCGTCGTCACCGACGGCTCCGAACGAGCAAACATTGATAACACCGGGAGTTTTCTCGCTGATGACTTGATAGTGCGCGCCGTCAATCGACGTTTCTAGGAAATTCCCACGCTGTCTGAATCTAGACTTACCGGCAGCGGAAACTGCCGTTCCTGTCATAGTGTCAACAAGACCGTGATAGTTACCTTCAAGTAATTGGCCACGAAGATCGTAAGCCGCCTGAATGGTAGTGTTCCACTCGGTAGCAGTTACTTTATTGTTAGCGGGAACTGGACTAACAATCAGGTCTGACTTGCCGTTTGGTAGTGTGGTGAGGTCGGTAACGAAATTAGGCATTTGATTTTATCCCACAAGAGAGACAAGAACGTCTGAATCAACGTCCAAGACAAGAGGTTTTTCGAAAGGTTGAACTGAAATTAGATCTGAGCCCGAACCGTAAAGAGGGCTGAGTACGGTTACGGCAGTTACTCCGTTTACGCTTTGGGCGGCTTGAACCAAAGAGCTGATGGCAATTGGAGCACCGATGGCCGTATTATTGATAACAGCAGCCACCTCAGACTTGACTCTATCAATAACGCTTTGAGTATTGATAGAAGCTCTGATTGCCAATGAGACTTGAATTTTCTTGATCAGCGGTCCTGTGATATTGATATTCACACCAGCAGCAGCGAGACCGGGGTAAGTAGAAGGATCTGATTCTTTGCCATAGACAATGGCGTTGCATTCTGCTATAAGACCAGTGTTATGCGTGTAAGCGTCTGAGCCGAAAGCAGGTGTGGTGCTGAAGTTTAGTTTGTCCAAAGACTGGAGGATGGTTCCGGCAAACGGACCAATTTTGCTATAACCTTCACTGGTCGTGAATTTGACCGTAGACATCGTAGCGGAATTTGGGAAAATAGTTCGGATTTGCTTGAACAGTTTGGAAGGGGCTCTCTCAATCACATGGACCAGTCCGGCTTCGCTATTGAGCGTAACAGGAACGACTAACGCAACTGGAGCAACAGTACCTGTGGCCAACTTGAATCTGAATCGGTCGGTCAGATCGATTGATTCAACTACCCATTGGCCTACATTGCCAACTCCTAGAATTGAGCTATTTATTGATAGTACATCGCCCGGAACAACACTGTCATATGTGACGAAGTGAATCGTTGCAGTAGCAATTTCTTCGGTAGCGTTGGGACTTTCGATCCAGAAAACTTTGCCATCCGCTGAAACCCGAACGATTCGAACTCCAGACAGAAATTCATTACTCGTAGAGCCGGAAGTAATGTTAATGATAGCGAAGTCCCCTTCTTTTACCCCAACGGCGGGTGTTCCTGAAGTGGCACGCATCTGAACAAAGTTACCGTTCTTGATAACTTCCCAGTCCCCAGTAACAGAAGCCGCAGCGGTATTGGCCCAGTCCCAAGCTCTTGTTACGGAAAGAACAACGTTTCCAGAAGTATCAATAGAGTTGAATGTAGTCGTTGCAGACAATCTGGTTTTTGGTACAGCCGTTGAGTTCTGTAGAACGACCCATTGATTGGCCGAAAGACCTTGGGTGTCTGATGTATCAAAAGACACAATGCAGCGGGCGTTGGAGTTTGTCGCTACGGCGCTGGTTTTGGCTGTAGCAAAGTAGCTATTGCCAGAACCACCATTTACTGCTACAGAGCCAGAAGACCCGATCTTCAGTGAAGAGATTTGAGGTCTTTGGCCGTTGTCTGTGAGTTCCGCCATTGCTACAGAACGGAGCCCAGAAGTTGCCGTAGAATTCAGGAAATCGACTATATTTTTGGCCGTAGTGGGCACCAAGCGAACGTCTTCGGTAGACCAATTAGAGTCAGTACCTAGACCAGCCGTGATGCTCTTTTTAAAATCAAAGGTGTAGTTATTTGCAACAAGCAAAGGGTTCGTTTGGGACTTGATCCAATTCAAACCATCGCTGAGCGTATACCAAGGAGTTAGCGCACCTTCTCCATTAGGAGCTGGCTCGTAAGTTGCATAGTCAATAACGCTTAGGCCAGCACCAAGGTTTGTTGCCGTTACTGATGCATTCATTGCATTGACCGCGCTAGCAATAGCCAAGCCAGTAGCAGTAGCCGCATTGATCGGAAAAAAGCTGTAAGAGAACCCAGCACTGCCAATCGGTGTCCAGTTGATCGTAGTATTCACAGCGGCAGCAAAGTCTGAAGTAATGTTAAAGCTTCTATTGTTGCCAGCAATGGCTGAGATTCTGGAACCACCACCGGTCCCTGTGTTCAGATTGTGCTGGCCGAAAATGTCTCCGACAATCACGGTAGAACCATTCAGCGTGACTTCGCCAACACTATCAAACGATACCGAACCTGCATTAGGGCTTGCGCCTACGATGGGGCCTGAGTCGACGTAATCAAAGGTGGTGGCCGGGGCCGGCGGTCTGGCCGTAATCAACTTCAAGCCAGACGGGAAAGCGCCGTCGGTCGATACAAGATAGATTCGATTACCAATATTGAGGCCGTGATCGGTAATGCCAGCGGGGAGAGCTACGGTTGCGGTTGCAACGTTAATGACTGTTCGTTGGATCTGGGTTAGATCTAGACTGAGGGTTACGGTATAGGTATAAAGACCTGCGACAGGTGCGGCAAGAGTATTGAAACCCACTTTCGATGAAGGTCTCATTGTGTGGCCGGTACGCGCTGCACCTGACGGAAGATTGATAACAATATTTACATTATCGGAACTGGTTGTTTCGGTGGTAAGAGCTACGGCCTTTGAAGGTTGTGATGGGTAGCGATACTGTAGTCGCGCAAGCTCACCTTCTGGTCCAAATCTTGCATACTTATATAGAATAGTTCTATCGGTATTGAGTCCGCCCACAACATGGGTACGGACACGGGCTTTCATGTAAGCTGCGAAATCAGTGAAATCAAAATCAAGACCGAAAGCGCTAGCCAAAGAAGCATTGCCGTTGTCGGCATCTGTGAAGTCGTTGGTAAGTCCATAGACGTTGGTGGTTGCCTTGACTTTGCGCCACAGATTCAGGTTGTACCTATGGGTGATTTGCTCCGAGTCAATGATAAGACCGAAAGTATCAGTAGGATTAAGAGCAAACGGGCGGGCATGATAGACCGCATCGTCCGTGAGCCAGCTATTGAGAACTGGCGTCCGCAATGATATAGTGTTAGTAGCAATATCTTCGATCGCGCTAACGTGTGTTCTATTGGAGTCACGACCGATTCCGTCGCTCACTGGCTTGTCGGCAACAATGAGTTGTCCCTCATTGATAGTACCAAGGGTTGCTGAATCAAAATTGTCTGGGCCGGTAGTTGAACTGGCCTTAAGAGTGTTCTCAAAGCTTGGAGTACCAGCCTGAGGATTACCCACAACGCTGGCAAGATGAGAATCGACATTGACAACAGCGCTAGCAATTGGTAGTAATAGCTGCTTACCTGCGGCATCTGCCGATAAAAGAGCAATACTGCCACTAGCGAACGAGTTGGTCTGAACCCGGATTTTAGTAGTCCTATAAACAGAAGCTTTTGCACCCAGAATTGAGTTATTGATAGCAGCAACAAGAGTCAATGCAGTATAGTTAGTGCCAGAAGGTATTGTTACTTTTTGGATCTGATCGGTCGTTCTGGCAACAGTAAATCCGCCAGCAGACAGCGTAAACGAACCAGTACCCGCAAACGCAGATTCTCTTTCCCACTCAATCCAAGTTGAGGATTTTCTAACAATCTTGAAAGCACCTGCATTCGCACTAAGCGCTGGGTCGTCTATGATGATCCAGTCCAATACATTTACACTATCAAAAACACTCGTGGAAGCGGTTGCACGAACTCTCTTACCATAAGCGGTCACAGAGCTGGTAATGACAAGAGCCGATCCCGTCAATAGTCCGGTTGGTATTATTCTGGCATTGCCGTCAACGCTAAACCACAAATTAGCATTTGAGCCTAGATTGATAGTGCCAATCGAATCGCTTTCAATGAATGCCCGAGTATCATAAGAACCAGCCGTGAGCCGATCTCCAACAGACAACGCTTCTTCGAGTCTGATTTGACCGCGATTTCTGTTCAGAGTATAGTCGGAATCAGAACCTTGAGATACCGAAACATTAAACAGCCCATTAGAAACCAGAGAACTACCGGCGAGGATTTCTACAGAAGCCCTTGAGGTTTTCCCTAGGTTCGAAGTTATTGTTACAATTCCAGAGTTCGCAGTTGCGGTTACGCCGGGAATCAGGTAATTCAATACTTTGGCCCAGCTATCTGTACTGTTCGTAGAGACAACGGTATTATAAGGAGTTCCGGCGTTGACGAAATCTGAATCATTGATAGTAACGGTAAAGGCCGGAGTCCCATCAACCACAATAGACAGAGTTTCTCCATCAGAGGTTGAGCCCCAAGCTGATTGGGGGTTAGAAGCGATACTGGCAATTGAGCCGTCTTTTGATAATAGAACGTCGTTTTTGTAGAGTCTTAGGGTATTGTTGGCACCGGTAGGAAAGCCAAGATATATATTGGCATCAATTGATCCTTGCACTGGGGCAACAACTTCAATGTCTTCGCCTGTGTCGGCTACGGCAAACAACGATACTCTTTTGCCGTTTTCAATCGTTCTAGCATTAAACCCAAGCGCTGGGTTGGAGTTGATAGACGCTGCCACTTCGTATGCCGTTGCGCTATCAATAGACCGGAATGATGTCGAGGTAAAGCTGTGAATGTACGTTTTACCACCGACCTTGACGGCTAATTGTGCATTTGGCTGTAAAATAAAAGGGGCTGATAGGCTAGTGGTGGCAAAGGCTTTTGTTACAGGACGACCTTCGGCCAAATCAAAATAGCGTTCGCCACCCAAAGCTGAGTCAACGATCACTTCGAAAGGAGTACCTTGGGTTTTCTCTTCGTAGCCCGAGCCGTCGTCAATATACAGGGTCGTTGGATAACCTTCTCTTGCCACCAAAGACGAAGACAGAATTCTGCGGTTCTCGTCAGTAGCAACAGCACCAATCACACCACTCTTGATTGCAAGAGCTATGCCCTTTTGCTTTGACTGTCTCGCGGTACGGATTCTTTCTCTAAAAGTATTGTCTTCTTCGGTGGCTCGTCCATTGGTATATGGAGTCGTATTGTTAACGGCAGCACCAGTGAAGGGAGCACTTGTGAATGAATTCACCGAGTTTGCGGAAGCATTGCCGATTACTCCCGGCTTCTTCGCTACAACTTGGACAGAAGTAATTTCGGTTTCGCCATCAGGAATAACGGCGGTATATTGAACGGTGAATTGAACTGCCGTACCAGCATTGCCCTGTGGAGTTTGCACCACAGTCCCGGAAGCGATCTGTCGATTGCCGCCCTGAGCCAGAACAACGCCCGATCCTAGGTTATGGTATTTTGTAGTATTGGTAGTTAAATTGATAGTCCAATAAGTACCATTGTCAACAATGCTGGAATATGGTATTGGACCTTCATATTCGGTAGTACCTCTGCCAATATAAATATTGCCAGTGCCGGGCCAGCCGAGAGCAGATACGACATTGATAGTCGTCGAGCCCACAGCAGGAGCAGAAAGTCCTTGGAAAATAGTGCTCTGTTTCTTTTCGAAAGAAGTATCAGAGATGGTTACAGTACCGGTCGCGGGGCTTTCTGAATACCGAGCTAAATCTTCATCAGCAGCGATTCTGTCCAAAGCCAATCCCGTCGCACGGTCAAGTACGATTGAGTTGAGCAGTTGAAAAATGTCCTGAGAGGTTCTGAAGTCTGACTGGCTGGTCGCTTCCAGAATAGACAGAATAGGATCGCCGGGCGGCAATTTGGGAATGCCCAATCGACTAGTGAGCGCGTCTAGCGCGTCTCCTAGAATTTGATTGAAAGATTTGGGTGTAGGAACACTTGCCATGATTCGATGGGTCCTTGGGGCGGAATTATATCAAAACCAACCTAGACTAAAGATTATCTTTGAATGTTCACAGATATTGGTATATTCTTCTGTACTCCAGAAATACCGATATTGGCAGTAATCTGGGTAGACGGCCCACTCTTTAGTACGGTAATTCCAGTAACTCCACTGAATGTACGATCTCCTTCAAACATCTGCTGTACGGCCTGTAGGATGTCCTGAGCCGAAACGTCTGCCGTTGATTGACCAACCTGAACGGGCAAGCCATAGGATTTATGGTGTAGTAAAGCTCCACGAGGAGTAGAAAGGGCGATCTTAGCCTTTTGAACAATATTCGTTAGCCCGACTGCAAGTTTTGAGCCATTACTATCAAAAACAATATCGTTCGTTGGTGATAGAAGCAACGAAATGCCACCCACACGAATCAGGCTGTCAAAGTAATCCACGCCTTCGATCTGCTTTGTTTTCCAGTCGTCCTCTTCCGTGGGCTCGTCAGAAGGAATGTAAATAGACATCTGGCTATTTACGGTGTTGGGCAAGTAGGCATGGATTTTGCTTTTATCTGCAACCTTAAATCTGTCTAGATCTCCATCACCACTCAGAGTAATGACCCATTGGCTTTCGGATATCTTGGCAATGCCTGTAATGCGACGGGACTCATTGTTTTCCGTCAAGCTCGAAATATAAACCGGCTGGCCAATGTACAAATTGCTTGAGTCTGCGACTTCAATAGAATTGCTATATCCATTGACCAACAGGTCAATATCAAAACCTGTTTCGTCCACATATGGCTCTTGCAGACCGTTTAGAGTCGCGATTTCGATCCATCGGTTTGGATCACCGAGATATTTGTCCGCCATTTGCTCAAGCGTATGGTTATAAAGGTACGGAACGGAATATTTGGAAGCTGGCACATTAAATGCAATGCCGGATCCTGAAGCAAGTCCTGCAACGAATTGAAGAGTATCAATACGTGCCGGATCCATCTTGTTCGAGACACAAAGCTTGTTAAGTTCAAGAACCATTTCGTTTAGATGAAACAAAAGCTCGATATCTTCGTCGGTTGCTACTTTGTTGACAGTTGATTGTTTCGTGGTAATACCGAAAGTATTGTTATAGGTTTCGTTACCCAGACCTACAGCTTCTGCATAGTCGGTCATTACCGTGAGAACAGAATCTCTGGTGTTTTCAAAGTCTTTGCGTGTTTGGTTTCTGGCTTTGAATTTTTCTTGATTGATTTTCTGTTGGATGGCCGGAGACAGCTTCAATTGCGATATATCAATACTTGACAGAAGCCCATAAATCTTGTTAGGATTTTTGTAGCTGGAAACGATTGGGTTGGGTGATCTAGAAATAGCTGTACGATCTGAAAACTGTTGTCCCTCGTCTCCAGACATAAGCCCAGACTTGGTTTCAGAAATTGAAGAGTTGACTGCAAGATCAAGCATTTGTCTCAACTCATCGATTGTTGCATTCGGCCACTGAGTCTGTAGAGAAATACCGCTGGTACTATTGATAGTCTCCAGAGTTGATTTCATTGTATCTATTACTATATTGGCTGGTAGATCGATGACCTTCTGAGCAATACCGGCAATATCTTTCAGCCCTAGAACAACTTGACGAACCGGTTCGAAGAGGGCATTGTTACTGTCAGATCGTACAGCAGACAGAACATTGCTACTAGCTGAGAGGACTTGTCTTGCTGCGTCAATTTTATTGATAATCGCAGCCAAGGCTCCGGGGTCTCTGCCGATTGGACTGTGGGTCTGATCGTAATCGGTAGTCTCAAGATTGATTCTTGCAAACGCTTTGAATTGTAGTGAATATTGATATTCGAACGGAGATGCAACACCTCTGGACAGGCGGAAGTTCATGGGCGTTACTAGGTAAACGCTGTTGTCTTTCCATAGACACAAAGCCAGCCGAAAGTCTCTACCTTCAATAGTCTTTTTCTTATTTGCGTAGTTTTCAAGGAACGTTCGCAATAAGTGGAACTGATAGTACCCAGACGTGGTATTGATATCGGAGTTGATTACTTCAAACTCAGAATCCGGAACCACATTCGGTTCTGTTGAATTGACAATTTTTGATACAGAACTTGCTACGCGCCCAATCGCCTGACTAGTACCGGCGAACACCGATTGGATCGGGTTAAGGCTTTGCGCAACACCGGCAGAGCCTTTAAGCGGTAGAACCCCCGTAGTTCCCGACATGGAGATCATACGGAAAGGCGCACCGTTGTGCTCTTCCACGACACCACCCAAGGTGGCTGAGGTGGTAATCGCAAACGGCATATCAATATCGAGTTGCTGTGGCGGAATCGGTAGTGTAAACTGAGTAGAAGTCCGCGCATAACCAGCGTTTTTCTCAAGCTTCTTGACAACTACAAGCTGGTATGGGTACTTTTTATTCCAGCGATTGCCTTGGATTTCGGCCTTTTCGAAAAGCGAAACGTCTTTTTCTGGAAACCTAGCTGTACCCGTCGGCTGATTGATAAACGTAACCGTCGATCGATTCAGTACGGCCTGCGTAGTGATTACGCCATTAGACCCGGCTTTGTTTTCTCGTTCACTCATATCAAAAAGATTATCCTGCCAGAGTTATTGCTACAAAGTCATCGGAATTGAGGCTTAAAGTCCCAGAACCAGACCCTCGAATTGCTTTAAGCGTAATGGTGACCGCACCGATAGGTAGTGTGACTACCCAACTGCCTGAAATGTTCTCGTGGTGTGTGGCGTTGTTGAAGAAAAACTTGTAAACTGAGGTAGAAACGCCGTTTACATCAATCCAATAGTCCAATCGAGTATTGGTAGAGTCAGAAACAGCACTAAAATTGGCTGAAATCAATACTTTTCTTTGAACTTCAAGGCTTTCTGACAGGACCTTGACGAGAAGATTAGTCGCAGTGCCAGTGAAGCTGATACTTGGAGACAGCGTTTCGCCAGAATCCAGAAGAGGGGCGGTGTGTCTGATCAGCGAAGCCATCATACCTTTGGCACCGTCTTTGACTTTCGTCTCATTGGCAGAAGCTGGAGGAACACTTGCCGCATAGCCGGAAATGGGATATACGGTAGCCGCATATGCAGTCGAGGGCTGAACCTGTAGCCCATTACTATTGATATCGTTGAACTCCGATCCTATAGTATCAAGCAGCGTTTGTTCCGATGGTCTGACTTTGATTGGCATAATGGGCTTAGTCGTTGAGGTTTTTGGTAGAGAGATAGGTCGGAGCAGCGGCTTCGAATGCTGAAGTTGCAGCCGAGATTGAAGCGTGAATCGGAGCAGCCGCCGTGAGTGCGCTAGCCGCGATAGCTAGTGGGGCAGCAGCCAGCACTCCACCGATAATTGGAATAGCATTCAGCGGAGTAGCAGTAGTAAGAGCAGAACCAGCCGTAGCCATTAAAGCTGAAAGTGCCGTTGCCTGTCCGGCAAGAGTATTGTTTAGGGTAGATTCCGCAGTCCTATAAGTGTCTCCAAGCATCCAGTGATTCGTAGCATCGCCAACATGAACACCGGCAGATCTAATGTTAACAAAACCGTCAGCCGTTAGATTCGTTTCGCCATGAACAACGGTATTCCATTGACTTTGGGCCTGTATTTCAATCTTTCTATTCTGGTGATCTACAGTTATGAACTGGTCTTCGCTTGGCGTAGCTATTTTGATACTGCCCTGCCGATCTATTTGAATATAACTGCCTTCAGCACTGGGGACTGCATCGTCCCTGAGGGTAGAATCGGTCTTTGTTGCTCCACGGAATGTTAGTTTCATTTCGCCATCATTATTGATAGCAAACTGTATGCCATTGAATTCAAAGAAAAGGTTGTGGCCTTCGCTTTGGTGATCTAGGTCGTTATCTCGTCCTGTATTAACATCACGTATTCCCCCGACAATGAAAGCATCGGAGGTTGTTCCATTAACGCATAGTATCAATACTTTAGATCCTACGCCGACTCCCTCAGCAGGCTGATTGTCTGAACGAAGGGTGTAAGACAGTTCGTCAGCAAACCCGCCAAACAGATTTGTGACTGTACATCCATTATACATAGTGGTAGTGACAGGAGAGTCTCCTTCTTGATGGAATACGGCCACTGTATATTCCACGTATCTTTTTGATACAGACAAAGGATCTGATGGATACACGATGCTTCTAACTTCACCAACCCGCAACGGAACATTGTTCTGGTTTTGATTTGGCCGATAAGTACCTTTGGGCTCTGTCGAAAAATAGCTTGGCACTACGGTGCCATCTGGAAGAATATTTGCCATTTTTATTTAAACTCCGGGAACTTACGGCTATTACCCAACCTTTTATCCTCAGCGGGCGGCTCTGCGTCAACCGAAAAGTCTGTTTGAACAGGCTCGATTAATGTACCATAAGTCTCCGTATCTTCGCTTGCGCTAAAGCCGTCAGTGTTTACGGCGGGGTCGTTGGTAGTTAATGACGGAGTGCCTTCAACATTTGCATAGATCTGAAAGTCGTTGTTTGGTATAGAGGCGCTTACTCCGTGGCTCAGTTGTAGAGTCGTAGAGAAATCCTTTTTCCCGTCTGAAGATTCAGAGCATGTATGAGTAACAGATTCAATATGGAACAATGCCCCATCGTACTCAATGTTGTCTCCTATGCATATAGGGGATTGTATTCCAACTGTATTGATACTGCCAGTAAGCGTCAAGTGCTGCCCCATCGTGAAGTCGGATAGGATTTCCATCCACTTGGCTGGCTGGCCCCTACCATTAGAACTACTGCGGGTATCGCTTATTGAGCAAGGGACGGATTGCATGTAAGGCCTGAAACCGCTTCTTGCTATATCAATATCGTCCCTTACTGGTGGGTTCTGGACTATTTGTTCAGACATGCCACGAGAACCATTGGCCTGATTCGAACCGTATGTATGGACAAAATTCACACGCAATGCGTCACTTCTACCGAGATCTATCGATTTTATCAAAACATCAGGTATGATCCAACGAGGTAGATTGTCGAATTTGGTAACTTCCAGATCCCCGGTATATCTGTTTGTGGTATATGGGTGTTGTCTTAGGACTAGCGTAGGGACTACACGTCCAGAATTATTAACCCGTAATGTGACGTACATTTCATTCACGACAGGATTGAGATACTGTCTTAAGATATTCCAGATACTGGTATTGAAAAATTGTGGATTATCTGGAGTAAACGTTCCAAGCATTTCAATACCAGTGAACCTGCGGCTTGACTCATCTCCGGTGCCGTCTGGAGTGAACGGCCTTCCTAGATGTTTCTCTCGATAAAGGTTTTGGGATTTTTTCCCATTTGCTGCCAAGCCGATTTCGTCTAGGTCTATGCTGATTATTTGTGAGTCGGAATATTTTTGGATTCCATAGATCATTTCAAGAAGGTCTGCATATGCCATGACGCCCCCGTTCTTGGAGCTGAGAGTCTTGCCCATAACTGCCCCAATAGACTTTGGCAGGATATATGAATATTCGCCTTCCAAGCCAGCAGTAGAACGTAGCGCGGGATCTGTATTGCCTCTGGCCAGATTCGACGGAACTCCGCTGCCCATGAGAAGATCGACCAGAACGGGAATGGCCCGAGTTACGCTTATGCCGAGGCCGTTGTTGGCAATGATAGAGTTTAACTCTGTACCTAGTTTGCCAAAATATGTCCCCAATTCTGGAGTCTTTTCTGCTAGATATGGGTCGTAGAAAAGTGTATTGTCAAATTCGGAGAACCCGGTAGCGTTGAATGAGTACCGGGACATTTTGTGTCCTTCTGGATTTTGTACAATTTGCTTCCGAATGCTTTCAATTTTGCCAAAAAATTTAAACCCGTCTGTAAAAAAATTACAAGCCTCATTTCTATTCAATCTTTCAAGTACGGAATCATATGTTTCTTTGTTATTCATCATCCAAGCAAATGCGTAATCGCCGGGGAAGATTTTCTTTAGAAAGTCTTCTGTAGGATATAGCAATCCCTGTAAGGAAGTGATCGGTCTGGATTTGGTTGAAGATATTGATATTTGGGGACAACTGTCTGATAATATCAAAGGCTTGCTGAAAATGTCTACACCGTCCGGGATGGAACCTACGCCGGATTTCCATTTACGATTAAATGTATTTGGGTTTCTTAATCGATAGATGGCGACAATCCAGAACGGACTGGTAGAGACATAGCTGTCCGTTCCACCTTTGAAATCGTTAAGAACGTTAAATGAGTTTGTCATTTTTATGGCGTCCTCTTGAACCCTACCTGAGCGCCGACCTTATCTACAAATGTCTTCATTACGGTAGTTGTGTCTTTCATTGCTTTTATAAAATCTTCGGCGCTTGCCCCTAAGTTTTCAGAGAATGTATTGAGCTTATCAAAAGATCCAGTAGATGCAGCTACCTTTTCACTCAATTTCCCAAAATTACGTTCCATTTCCGCCGTTATACGTTTTTGCTTCTCTGCTTGAGCTTGGGCATCGTCCGCTTCTAGGCCGGTGAGTTTTCTACCCACACCGCCCTTTTTAAAATCCTTGGCTCCAAACCCCTCGGCTAGACCGAACAGACCGGCAACTCCTTCTTCTTCTTTACCTCCCATGGCAAAATTGTAGGCCCCCATAAGCGCCGACTTATCTTCGGAATTAGCTCCTTTTACAAATTCGTCTAGGCTTTTCCCGGAGGCCCTGAATTTGGCTACCGCTCTGGATGCCGGGTCATTTGTGTTCTGAACAAAAAACCTATCTAGAACCGAGCCTAATTGATCTGAAGTCGCCGCTTTGATTTGGTCTGACGTTAGGCCGATAGCTTTTGCTGAATTCGTCAACTCTCCACGAGAAGCGTCGAGTCGTTGCTTCATCGTCATACCATTTGCTAGATAGTCAATGGCGTAGGTAGAAGCTCCTCCTCCCAGAACGCGCTGGGCACCTACAACGTTTCTGCCTCTTTGATATCCGTCGAGAGATCCACCAGTTATGGCGTCTCCAACCCTTAATCCTTGCTGAATTCTCTGTACTTGATTGAAATCGGTAGCCTGTCCGTCGAAAGAGAACCCAGACTGGACTGCGGCGAGAACTCCAAGACCACTTGTCGTACCTCTGGGATCAAAACCACCTTGAGCGATCGCGCTACCTAATGCTACGCCTGCCTGATCTCCTATTTTACCACCAAGAGCCCCATAAGCAAGACTAGTCCCGGCTCCGGAACGGGCGCTTGAGCCTAGAAGTTCTCCGAAACCACCGAGCCCGCTGGCAGCCGCTGCCATTAATTGATAAGCGTTTTGGCTAGCAAATTTTCGGCCACCACCGCCAATCAGTTGAGAGGTTGCAGATATTAATTCGGACGTATTATAGCCCTGAGCCATGAGCTTGTCGTCCAGCCTTGCGACGCTGTTGATTGGCATACCGTGTTTGTCTAGTCCAAACCCAGACATTCCCATGATTCTTTGCGCCTGCATCGAAAGGCCCCTTTGCCCTTGATACTTGTCTATTGACATTTCCGCCAGAACTTGTGCTCTTCTATTATTATCGATAGTTGCCTGTGCCTGAGCGGTTTGTGCATCCGCCTGAGCAGCCGTCGTAAATCCTCCAAAAGCTCCACCGCCTACGTCTGGCCCAACAATACCGCCAGCCCGTAAAAGAGATCCCAAGATCGGCACTTCACCCGCAAGCTGACCTAGGCCTCGACCCAATCCCTTGAAGTCTCTCGCTAGGTTTCCACTATCATAACTCTCTTTAAACTGTCCCGCCAAACCACCTAACGCCAACGGAGGCGCTATGGCAGACAGTACCGCATTTTTGAGGCTGATTTCCTTAGCGTAATCGACGCCTTTCGTTGCTTCTTTCTTGAAAAGCTTTTTGAATTCGGGATCGCCGTCTGCGAAGAAAAGATCTTTGTAATCCCCAGCAACCAGCTTGCGCATGGAATTACGAATCAGGTCCCCCCTTTGAGCACCGGCAGTATTGATTGACCGTTCCCCGGCAAGACTTTGATCTGCTGCAAAATTGGCAACCATAAAGGCACCGGCAGCGGAAGTGCCAAGACCTCTTAGGGCTCCCAAATATCCGCCACCAAAGCCAGAGCCACCGTAACCCACCGCCTGCATGAAACCGCCGAAACCACCACCAATAAGCTGTTGGGCGTTTGCTAGTTGATTATTGGTCTGGAGGACTTGGCCTGAGGTTGCGGAGATTTGGTTGGAAATGTTAGTAGCGTGGGCACCCATGGCCGCAGCTTGTCCGGTCTTTCCGGCATTGAGAAAGTCCTTTTGGGCTTTCGTAGCTGCCTGATATTCCTCAGAAAGGTTTTTCAGTTTGAGTTGCAGCTCATCTAATGAACGTTCCTGTTCTGTCAAGTCACGCTTCAAAGCGTCAGTCATTATCTTTGAAGATTCTTTACCCTCGGCAGCGAATTTCTTGAAGGCTGAGGCGTTGTCCAGAATGACTTTAGTCATGCTTGGACCAGAGACCTGTGAAGATCCTTGGGTCTTGGCAGCCGCAGCTTGCACTAATTGTTGTTTTCCGGGGCTTTGTCCGCCAACAGAGATATTGGCAAGCCCACCACCACCCATCAATCCACCAGCAGCGGCATTGATTTTGCTAAAACTCTGTCCTAGCGACTCAATGGCCTGCTTGACGGAATTGAACGATTGTTGATCAATCTCGAATTTGAATTTAATTGTTTTGCCATTCTCGTCTGACATAGGCACCGACTAAGTGTGGGGGTATTGATATAGAGATTACTCTGGCTTCCCCTTGAGTAAATCTTCGAATTCCGACTCGGAAACGAACTTCATATCAATCTCTGGAGGAGGTTTGGGATCTAAAGCCTCTAGTTTATCATTGAAGTCTTTGAGAGACTGTGATAGTTGGTCAAACCTATCCGGAATTTTTGATATAACGTCTTTTGCTGGGGATTTCTTTTCGGCGGAAGCTTTGGCTGTCAGGTTGAAGAACTCATACTCAGAAGCCTCTTCCTCGTCTTTTCGCTTCTCTCTGGCGATTCTTTGTTCGTCGGTTTCTAGCAAAGCTTGCAATTCAGCTTCACGGTCTTCCTCAGACATTTTCTCGTATTGTTCTTCATAGAAGGCCGTAAAAATGACCTCTAATGGTAGAGTTTCGACAAAATGTAGGGGAGTATGGTATGTTTTGCTATACCATCGAAGTACATTACGGATTTGATAGTCTGAGTCCGGCTTCAAAACGGACCGCATAGCCCTCAGTCTGAGGGCTTCGTAGTAATTCACGTTTACTTCTCTTCGGTAGCTAAGACCTTTTTGGCTTCTTCGCCCTGTTTCTTGACTGATTCAATCTGATCTGATTCAATTTTCAGGATTTCGGTCAATACCTGTTGTACAGGTTCTTCGTCTAATAGGTCTGAACCGTTATCTGCATTGGTCCACCATGACGGTGCGTCTATAACGTGGATGTAGATTTTGCTAAAAATGCTGGCCATAGTTTGCGCATTCTCGCTGGCGTCAGTGGCTTTCTCTCCTAGCAAAGATCTGCGAATTTCGTCACGACGAAGCTTGTCTTTGTGTGATAAAAGAGGTTTCACCTTGAACAAGCCTTTGTAGGTTTCCCCAGTAACAGATCCTTTTACATCAACAGTAAAGCTCTTGGTATTCATTTGATATATTCCTTTTGAAGAGTTGACACAGTATTGATAAGTATGATACCATACTCAATCTAAAAGACTGTCTTACCAAGGAGATTAATGTTATGTACGTTCTTTTCATTGTTCATGTGTCTGATTTCTCTGTTGAACGTTTTGATACAGAAGCCGAGGCGGAAGCTTACACCCGTGGGTTTTTCGATGCTTCTCGTTCAGGCCCTGAAGCCGCCTGCATTTATCTCCTGAATTCAAAGAGTGATTTCGAAAGCCTTGTTGATTCCATCGGACTAGAAGCTGTTGTGAAGACCCTTGAATCTAACAAAATCGCTCCTCCGGAACAAACGCTACCATGAAAATCCATCTATGTAGTGACTTGCACTTCGAACACCTATTAAACGAAGATGTTGATCAGTTTTTCTATAAGCTAGGTCACCAACCAAAGGTTGATTTGCTGGTACTTGCTGGTGACATTACTAACTGGTCTGCCGAACATCAAGTACGAGCCAAGAAGCAAATGGATCGGTTTGCTGGTATGTACAAAGACGTTTTATATGTGTTCGGCAACCATGAATCCTATGCTACTAGCATCGAACTGGCGACCAAAACATTTGAATCAATAGGTTATAAAAACGTACATTTACTTAACAATACAGAAAAAACAGTCCAAGGCAAACATTTTCTTGGAGGTACGTTGTGGTTTCCTCGGCCCGACACCGAACTGTACTGGCTGACTCGATTTACCGATTATATCCATGTGGACGATATTCAAACCACTGCCTATCGATTGAACGAAAGATTCAAGAAGGACCTATTGCCTAAGATCACTCCGGAGACTACAGTAATCAGCCATCATCTTCCGTTTATCAAAAGCGTTGCTCCAAAGCACCGTGGAAGCAATTTGAATTGTTTTTTCTATGACAACTGTGCAACAAGCATGACCGAGCATCCGAAGAACTGGCTCCATGGCCATACCCATACGGCCTGTGACTATGACAATGCTGGCACACATGTTCTAGCAAACCCAATGGGCTACAAACGGGAAAATGAGAACAAAGACTTCTGGAAAAGAGTCCTTGTCGATATCTAATGAAGAAGCTAACCACCAAAGAAGCCGTAGGTGAGAAGTGTATTTGAACCTCGACGATCTTTTCAGGTTGACAGGAGTCAGTAGATATTGATAGTCTCTGAAACATGAACAAACCGAATGCAGAGTGGATTGTGGAAGGCAAAGACGTTCTGACCGTCAAGTATATCAATAACCAAGACGGCAAAATCTTTGAATGCGGTTCAGATGCAACCACGATCCAAGAAGTAACGAGTTTTATTTTGAAAGAGGGTGGAATGCCGGGGGATATCGTGTACTATAACGGTGTCTTTTTCTGTGAAATTCTTATCAATGAGGACTGGAATGAACCGAACCATATCTGTATCAATTGAAGACATCGACGATGCGCGGACTTATAACCGCTATCTTTTTGCCATTATTGTTCGCGACCAGATCCACGGCACTGACGACAAGGAAGACATGGTACTTCGCGTACTGACTGCTCATGACCGTTTGGAAGTGGCTGACGAGATCTTCATTTTGGCAAAGAATGAGTTGCAGTCAAAGTCTGCCAAGACCGGTACATTGTTTTTCAGTCCTGAAATGTACAATATCTATGTCAAGCTGTATTCTACCAATCTGGCCATTTCGAAAGACGATCCGGAGTCAGAGACAAAATGGGCGGCTGACAAGATTTTGGCTATTCAAGGAAAACTCCGACACTTGTTTGAAAATGCCGGATATCAAAAAGATGCAGAGAAGCAACCCACAAGGGCTCCGACCAAGCCTACTGGATACATGAATTGATTTCGATTTACGCAGATGGTAGCTCCGACGGCAGCTCTTCTGGAGCGATTGGCTGGGCCTACATTCTGGTGGAGAACGGTCTCATTATCGCTACTGGTTCCGGAGGTGCTCCTATCGGTACTAACAATATCGCAGAACTTACGGCATGCATTGAAGGGCTGAAGGCCGTTATTGATAGAAAAGATGTCGAAGTCGAATTGGTTTCGGATAGCCAATACGCTTTGGGAATGGCTTCTGGTCAGTTTACCCCCAACAAAAACCTAGAGCTAGCAGCAGAAATCAAGCAACTGTTCAAGATTGCCAGAGCCAAAAGCCGTTGGGTTCGGGGCCACAACGGAGATCTCTTGAACGAAATTGCCGACAAGTTGGCAAAAAGAGCGAAAGAGCAGTATTCTGGTCCAAAGACCACCAAACGTGATAAACGTAGGTTGCGCAAAATGAAGATTCGCAGTTTGCTATAAACAATCCATGCACAAACCAACTCAAACTGAAATCAACGAGATCATCAAAAACCATGCTGAATGGTTGAAAGATCCAAAGAAAGGCAAACAGGCTGTTTTTAGCAATATGGATCTGACTGGTGCAAACATATCTAGAGCAAAACTGTCTGGTGCATACCTGACTCATGCAAAACTGACTTATGCAAAACTGTCTTATGCAAACCTGACTGGTGCAAACCTGACTAATGCAAACCTTGAAAATGCATACCTGACTGGTGCAAAACTGACTGATGCAAACCTGACTGGTGCAAACCTGACTAATGCAAACCTTGAAAATGCATACCTGACTGGTGCAAACTTTGAAAATGCAAAGTTCAACCGAACATGGGCTTACCAAACTAAATCAGGCCGTTGGGTAGCAATCACCAGCTCAGCAGACGATCAACCAAACATTACAATCGACAGTTTGGATGGTTTGAAAAGCCACATCGAAGTTAATTTCGAAGATTATTTGAGGTTGGTGAGATGAGTGAAAAATATCAACTGCTATCGTTCGAAACAAACAAAGATCTGACGTTTAAATACTGCCAATTTGATAATGTCAGCTATGCCCATAAAGCATTGCTAGAGGTTCCAAATACCATTATTGCTGGAGGATCGTGTATTCAGTATTTTGACAAGTATCATTGTTTTAATGATATTGATGTGTATTGTAACAATGAAGAACAAGTACGTGAAGTCAGCTATATTGCTGAATATATGGGGTTAAAACCCGGTCACCCAAGACAACTTGGCGAGGGATTTGTCAAGACATTCAGTGGCGATACCACACCGATTCAGATCATTTACAATAAAAGCATCGAAGGCGTCAATTCAGTTCTTAGTCAATTTGACTTTGCTTGTTGCAGGACTGCTGTAACAAAACAAAACGACAAATATTTTTTACATTACGATGAATTTACAGAAAACGATATTTCCAAAAAGCAGCTACGGTTTTGCCACTATCGAAACCTAAGTAAGATGAGTTTTGAGCGCATCCTGAAGTATTACAGCAAAGGATATGAGCTTTGCGAGGAGCGGCAGGGTGAATTCTGGCGTAACCTTTGCCGATCTATTACTAACGAAAATCGACCGCCAAAACTAGCAATAAGCGAACCAGTCACAACAGTTACCAGCGGCTACATATACATACCAGCTCCAAATCACAACGTAGTATGGAAAACCACACCAAACAAAGGAACGAAATGAACTCTTCAGTCAAAGCAACGCACAAGCCCCTTGTCACTAACTCGAAAACCCAAGCCCGAAAGATTGCCGAACAGCTAGTAGGCCAGCCGGTCCGCATTTTGGTTGGCGATCCACGGAACGGAGAGCACGCAGTTGGTATCCATACTTCCGATATCAATGGCAAGCTTACCTTGGTCAAGGGCGGACCCACAATCGACCTTGCCCTCAACTTTTTGCTAGCTTCCAAGGAACGGATTCCATGAAAAACCTTGCCCTTGTTTTGTTGCTGTTGTGTGGATGTCAGCCGGTAAACAGGGGCAAATTTGAGACCCGATGTGGTCTCATTTTTCAAGGAGAACTGAATACCGGAATGCCTGTTGCTGGCTGGACAGAAGAACTTGTCCAGTGGACCGAAAACCGAATCATTCAAATGTTTTCGGAAAAAGTCACGGACGATCGATTTTCGAGCGAGCGGAAGCTGTGTCAAGCATTCGAAGGAAACAGCATTTGGGTTCACCCTACTTTTAGTTGGAAAAACTACGCCGGAGTAGACGTAGCCGGTGAATCCGGGTGCTTGGAAAAACTGGTATTCGTCAATAATCAGTACCCCAATGACGGTACATTGGCTCACGAACTTGCGCACATTGTACAGAAATGTACACCCTATCTACCCGCCGATCCCGGAGTTGACATTCAACACGCGAACTGGCATAGAGATAATATATTTTCCACGATAGACGCTATACGACATTGATATGATTTCCTACCAAGAAGCCCTTATCCTAAGCAGCACAAGAGTGGATTTGGGCCTACTTAAAAATGATATCGCATATCAGGCTGTATCAAAAAACCAAGACAAAACCTTTGACTATCGCGTAGCCCTCGCTTTTATCGATAAGCTCATTTCTTACGAAATGCTTTGTCGGGATCGGTCCGGGTTTATAGTCTTGACCGACAGAGGGCTGAATGAGCTTCGGGGATTTAAAGACAAAATTAGCGACTTTGTTAAAACCATTCAGATCTAGTATGGAACTTTTAGAAGAGATTTTCGTCGTTTGTATCATTTTTCTGCTTATGTACCTGATGTTTTCCAGCACTGATTCGAGGAAATAAATGAGTACCCCAGATCCGAAGGACCTGAAGGCAGTTTCTTGGGCAAAGCATATTAAACAACTCCCGTTTGGGCAGACTGACAGCACCGTTGATCTTAATTGGGCAGAACTTTCCCTTACTTACGATGCCGTGATGGGCAACTCAGGACCCGTAATGAGCGGAAGAAAAGAAGGCATTGCGGACTTTACAGAGACGTGCAGCCGGGTCCAAGAACTGGTGGAAAAGTATGGAGGCAGGGCTATTGAGCTTAGGAAGGACGGTGCTTCTTGGGCACTCGACGGAGGCTATGTACAGGTTTCTGCTTGGCGTGATATTGCGATTCGGTTTGCATCTATTGATAAAAATTTCAGCGAAGAAGTAAACAAGATAATGGATTCGTTGGGAACCGTACCTCCCACTGGAACTGTTTATGTTCTGACAGCCTCAGACAGTGGCCTGAGTTTCACCCCCATGGGTCTTTCTGGTCAAAAAATCATTGCAGAGAATTACTCCCCAGAAGTGATTGAAGGCTATAAAAAAATCGTAAGGGACTTGGGTTCTGCCAATCCTACCGGCAGACTATCAATCATTAACGGTCCGGCTGGTACTGGGAAAACTTTCCTGATCAAAGGCCTGCTGAGTCAAACCCAAAATGCCATTTTCTGCGTAATCCCAGCCGCAATGATTCAGCAACTGACCAATCCCGAGGTCATTCCCACCATGATCGGCCTCAGAAGGGACAAAGGAGCAAAAATGCCTTTGGTCTTTATCATTGAAGATGCCGACGAGACTTTGGTCAACCGTGAAAACGGCAATATGTCTGCTATTTCGACCGTACTGAATCTTTGCGACGGTATTTTGGGCAGTCTGCTTGACATTCGTATCGTTGCAACCACGAATGCGACATTCATGGACATTGATAAAGCGCTCATGCGTCCCGGTCGTCTATCTGCCCATATGGAAGTCGTTGGACTGTCTCCGGAACAGTCACAGGCTGTGTTGGATCGGCTATGCCCCGGACAAAAACTACCCGAGCCTTCAAAGAGCTATACCCTTGCCGAAGTTTATCTGCTATCTAAGGAAAAAACAGAGGTAGTAACGGGAGTTAAACCAAAGAAGACGGCAGTGATCGGTTTTGGCAAATGAAAGAGGCTTGGTATTTTTTTCTACCCTCGATAAAATTAAACATGAAACAGACCAAGATTGTTAAAATAGAATGGGAAGGAAACGATTATCTTTTCTTCGAAAGCGTTTTGAGATATATTATCAAAACCTTTTCGAAACTGAATGGTGTCAAGCAACCTAAAAATCTGAAGATAATAGACATCACCGAACTATGACATACGAAGCAGCCATAACTTGGCATTCAGTTTTCGATCCCAATTGCCTTCACTAAATCTAAATCTGACAATCGAAGAATTAGAATGAAAAGAATTAGGATCGTCGCGCACTGGACATTAAACGGGATATCCGATGTTGGAGAGGCCCAGTATGTTTTTGGTGTTAGCGACGACGTTTTGGACAAAGATCCTTTTCGAGAGAAAAGCCTCGGGCCGACTACAGTCAATACTGACTATATATATCAATACATGGACTGGCTTAAACAGCAATGGCCTTTGTATGAAATTTTCTTTGAATTAGACAGCCGATGAAAGCCCGTATTGAAGGTGTATATCTAGGTTTATATCTGAGTACTTGGAAGCCTTTCGATTCGTTCGAAGTCGAAATCGAGGATTGCTTGCCCGATTGGGAAAATTTTGGATGCATGGGAACTGCCTGTAATTCAGATCAGCTCTATAGGTATCAGGACTATTGGGAAAACCACATAATTCCGCATCAGATTACGATCAGGCTCATTCCATGAATGAAATCATTTATGGGCTTGTGGTCCAGAAAACTGTTAGTAGGTTTTATGTTGATAACTATCTTGATGATATAGGGTCTTTTGATAAATTAAAAGACTTGGTTCTTGCCGAAGTAATGATTGTTGCTAGATGCAACATAGATAACCTCCTTAAATTAGAGCAGGAAGCATTGACTGCCGGATTAAGAGCATATATACAAAGACCGTGCGGCCACTCTTCCGCAAAACTTGAGTGCAGCCAATGCGGTGTAAGAGATTGTCCCGAAAAAGACCCGCTACATTACCATCACAATGGATGTCCAAGCTGTATCGCTCTAGGGTTCTAAAAATGAAACAAACTAAGATTGTTAAGATTGAATGGGAAGGCCGCGATAATTTCTTCTTCGAATCGGCCTTGATTTACATCATCAAAGCATTTGCCAAGATGAACGGAGTCAAGATTCCCAAAAATCTTAAGATTACAGACATTACCGAGCTATGAAGCTTCTGTCAAAGTACAAAATCAAAGCCAGAATAGATGGAAAAGCAAGCAAAGAAAGTTGGCCGGGCGGAATAATCGACGATTCAAAGATCGACGAAAGTCTCGGATTTATAAACGTATATTGTAATACAGATGTTATATATCAATACATTTCATACTGGACTGTGCAATACGAAAGAACCCACGAAGAGGTTGAAATCTGGGTTGATTTCACATGAAAGCTAAGGTGCTTGAAATGATAGTAACTGCTGAAGGGTATTATATAGAAAAAGCGGGCCGATCAGAACTACCTTTAAAAACAGGCCGAGCGTCAATCGTAAACTCGACTGAAGATCGAGACCCAGAATCGATTCCCTACCTAGCAGGGACCATGAATATCGACGACGCCTACCGTTACGTAGACTATTGGAATCGTAAAGGCGCTCGTAATTACTTCGAATACGAACTAAAGCTGGTAATCCTTGAGCCTTAAAGGCTTGCAGGCGCTTGCAGATCGTTTCTGTACGATGAAGTAACATCGGAAACTGAGTCCACTACTACATCCACGAGGCCCAGAGACTTGGCTTCGCCCCAAGCTAACCACCACATACTGCCACCACGGATTTTATCTTCCATATCTGCTGGGGAGATCTTAGTGCGACGGCACATGTGCTCAACCATCGCTTTGGTCATTGCAGCAAGCCAGTCAACAATAGAGCGCCATTCGGTTTGTTGACCGCTGAATCTTCCGCCCATGGCTGGTTCGTGAATCATTAAAGTCGACCGTTTGGTCATAATGCGAACATGGCACGACTGTTGCAGATAAGCTGCCATCGAAGCGGCAGTTCCGTCGACTACGCAAATAACTGGTACTGGACTGTTTTCGATTGCCTTGGCTAGGCGGAAGCCGTCTTCCACTGAGCCCCCCGGAGAGTTCCATTCAATAATGATGGCTTCTGCCTTTTGTTCGCCCAAAGCTTTGATTAGTGTGATGGCTTGGTCCACTGTGTCTGAATCGACCTCGGCCTCAAACGCGATCTTCGGCACATAGTGATTTGTAGGTGAAGGTAGGATGCCGGTTTCCTTCGAAACGTCCATTCTAAGCCCGGAGCTTGAAAAGGATTGGGCCTGTGCGGCGTGAGTGCAGTTGAATGTGAACGCAACCAGCACGAAAAGAGTAGAAATCCGCATTTGTTAATCTCCGGGTTAAAAAGACATATAAACCCTAGATTAACGCCGCTTAGATTAGGACTTCTGATCGGGATCTTCTGGCGTCTTGGCCTTAGACAGAACCAGCTTGTTCACTACATTGCCTGTCAGGTATGCCGCAGTTATAGCAATAACCGTGCCAGAGAACGTTTCGTACATCGGGACCATGGTCAGGACGTACTTGGCAGCCACAAACGCAAAGACAAAGGCTATTGATATAGCGAACACGCTAAACCATAGCTTCTTGCTCGAAATGGCTTCTTTGTAGCTTGTTTTCATTTGGGTTTTACCCCACTATCTTTGATATAACTGCACCGATAAAAGCGCCAATTGCAGTTGTAGCGAGAGCTATCCACCACTTATAGCGATTACCACGAATGGTTTCTTGCCGTTCAAGGGGTGCTAGACGGGAATCAAACCCCTTAAGGTCTGTGTGGAGTTTGCCCAGATCTGAGTGGAGCTTTTCAAGTTCTCCGACAACCCTATCTGTAGAGTCTTCAAGAGCCTTGACCACATGTTTTTGGTCGTTGGCAATTTCCGCAATCTTAGCGGTTAGTTCCGTCTGATTAGACTCTACCGTCTGGAGTCTTTCTTCATGTGACTCAAAAATAACCGCACTAGTATTGTTATTGTAAGGCATAACAATAAGATTAGGGGCTAAAAAGCCCACTTTCTACCAAATCTAGAAACTGGTCTGGATTGATATCTATTAAGTTGTGGTATCTTAATATTGTGGTCTGTGGCTGTGGCTTCGTTATCTCCAAGACCTCTTCTGTAGTTAGATCCGGCGTATGGGTGAATAACCTCAGAAAATTGCGACCTCGAATAGCAACAGTTACGTTGTAGAGGTACAGGGCTTTGGAAAGCCCGACCGGATCGAAAGAGCAGTGCGATAGATTCATACTGCTGATGTGTGTCTGTTCTAGATTTGCGCCGACAAAATTGGTTTTTTTACTCAACATAGAATTGCAAAGTGAGGCGTCTCGAAGATTTGACCCAGCAAATTTAGTCCCGGAAAGTATCGCCAACGACAAGTTCCGACCCTCAAGGCTGATGCCTTCCAAATCCATATTGCTAAAATTAGCCTGTTTGCCTGCATTGGGAGCACTAGACAGCCAAACAGAATGGGCCTCCATCATCTTATCTATTTCGATCTGTGTTGGCTTATACATTAATACGTCATTTCTCTAAGACTAAGTTTTGTGTTATTATCTGTCTTGCTCATGGACTTTATCAAAAACTTTAAGTTTATATATCAAAACGACGACTATAGCTGCGGCAGATGCTGTGTCTATATGATAGCAGAACTGTTTGGTATAGACAAGTCTCATAGGCCTGTTATGTCTGAGCTGCTCAATACAGACAGGAATTCAGGCACATATCAAAAAGACATAGTAGCTACGCTAAATGTATACGGACTTACGACCAAGGTGTTTTCAGAAACTTTCTGCACATTGCGTGCCATGAAGTCCCAGTCCAAGAAAAACCGAATACTGATTTGTTATGTTGATTCAGACCACTGGATTGTGGTAAGAGGGTTTTCCGGTTCAAGAGTCTATATCGCAGATCCTGCTTTACAAAAACCGTATATTAGCTTAAACACGTTTGCCAAAAGGATTGTCGGCGGCTCATTTATATCAATATGGACAAAGTAACAATATCTGCCGAGATTGGCAATTTGCATATCAAAATCGTAGGTAAGCCTAGTTGGCAGCTATCCTTATTTAAATTCAAAATTAACAATTCGATTGAAGACAACAAGGTGACCCTTACTCAAGGTACGGAGATTGTTTTTGAAGAGTCTGTAAGGTACGAGCTTATCAAAATTGCAACCGGAAAAGTCGAGGACGATTGGCTGTTTGGTAACTACACGGCGGTCTTGTCTGAAGACACTCTGGGTTCAATAATCGAGTTTATCCAAAACCAAGGTTATGAAGTGATATTGCATCAATCGCTAAAACTGTTTTAAAACACCAATGTCCGACTATATTTTTGGCGTTGTTAACAATAAAGACGAGAATGCTCAGGCCATAAGCGCCTTTACGGCGCTTATATCTAATTACATGTCTGACGATACTGTCCGAAATGCATACGCCATAAACATTGAAATAAACTACGATGCACTCTTTTTGAAGCTCCAAAGCTATGAAGTAAACAATGACGATACTGTTTGTGTAATGAACGCAGATACTTTACAAAAAGTAGTAGAACTTTACGAGTCTTGTGACTATACTGTTACTCTCCACCCAATCAAATAAAAGGTATTCAATTGAAAATTAAACTTGAAAAGGGCGCTATCAAACCGAAGTACCAAACAGAAGGGTCGGCTGGAATGGATCTCCATGCCCATCTTGACTATCAAATTAAGATTGCGCCCGGAGCCTTTAGCATTGTATCAACCGGAGTTAGCTTGGAAATCCCTCATGGCTATGAGGGCCAGATTCGCCCACGGTCTGGCCTAGCAGCCAAGCACGGGGTAACCGTGTTGAATTCTCCCGGAACGATTGATTCGGACTATCGTGGTGTTATCAAGGTCATTCTTATCAATCACGGAGACAAGGATTTCGTTATTCAGCCGGGAGATCGCATTGCCCAGATTGTATTCGCCGCCCATGCCATTGCGGTATTGACGGAGGACGAACTAGACGGTACTGTTCGGGGGGGTGGCGGACTCGGGTCTACAGGTAAATAATGAACTTCTTGAGGCGTTTAGTTCTCACTGCGAAAGTGCTGATAGCCGCGATTCTTTAAAGAGCCAGATCCAGACTGTGTTTTGCGTGTTCTGGAAGATTCCCTTCTGGAAGTGATTTTGACTGACAACGGATATATCAGCTTTTATCTTAACGAGACCTTTCCGGACGGGATTGTTAGTTTCAAGCTGGACGACTACTATCTTGGATATCAAAAAGCTTTAGCTACAGAGTATTATACATTTGACGGCGCACTCCGATTTGTATATAACCGTGTTGTTTGTAATTCTGATACATTTGAGTACTTTAGAAAAAGTAGTTTGTTTGTAGCTCCCGGCCTATAGCTCAACGGTTAGAGCCAGCACCTTATAAGTGCTAGATCCAAGTTCAACTCTTGGTGGGCCAATATTAAGCACAGAGTGAGCGATGGCGCTCAGCAGACTGTAAATCTGTGGCCTTCGGGCATTCGTGGTTCGATTCCACGTCTGTGCATTTAAGATTCCGTGCTCCAAGGTCGCTCCTTGGGGAGGGAGATGACATGACGCCGACCCTCTTGGGGGTTTGACGTAGGGTTCAGCGAGCGCAGGCTGAACGAGGGTTCAACTCCCTCCATGTTGTTTTTATCACTTGACATGGCGGTACTCGTTTTGATATAAACACCGCACAACAACGCAGTGTCTTGGAGAACCTCAAATGCGAATCACTCGAAAAACCCTCGTTCTAGCCGGTTTGTTTGACCTCACTGTGCTGTTTGCGATTATCTATGCACTCGTTCAGGCCTAAAGATCCGCAAGATCCGCCGTTTACCCCAAGGGTTTGCGGGGTTTGTGGCTACGAAGAAATATACTTTGGAGAGACTCCAGTAAAAGCCTGTACATTGGAGTTAGATTTTGATAGAGTTATAGACCGATGTGAATGCGGTGGAGCAAAAGTAGGGTACAAAAAGGGTGAAATAGGTCACTCTCGCTGGTGTAACTGGCATACAGATAAGGTGAAAAAATGAATATGAAATCGTTTGTTGTGATGTGGCTGTTTGCTTTGCTTGAGACGCTGATCGGTTCGGCGTTTTTGGCGGTATTTGTACGACAGGTACTGTCATACGTACCGGCACCCCAGACCTTTGGGTTTACCGATGCTATTAGCTTGTATATGATTTACCTCGTATATAGCATTGTACATATCCTCTTTACTTCTTCTCGTCGACAGGCAACGGCTCTCTTGGAAGACAAAAGCGAAGACAAGTGAATGAAACCCCAGATCAAGGTCTTCATAATGCGTGGACTACCGGGTTCCGGAAAGTCCACGTATGTAAATGATATGTCCAAGGTTTTTGAAGACCTTGGGATCGATGTTGTCATTTGCTCTGCTGACCACTCGTTCATGAAGTGGGACTCGGCTCTTGGTTGTTTTCAGTACGACTACGATCCTGAAAGACTTCCAGAAGCTCATGGTGCCTGCAAAGGAAAGTTCGCTAGGACATTGGCCAATGCGCAAAATTGCGCTATCTTTGTTGACAATACCAATCTGACTAAGAAAAGTATCCAACCTTATATTGACGAAATTCAATTTTACTCTAAAGACGCTGATATTGAGTTCAGTATTGTTAACATCATTTGCCCTATTGACGTATGTGTGGCTCGTAATGTACACTCAGTGCCACGAAACACCATTTATAGCTTGTATCAAAAGATGCAAAGCGCTGTATTGCCAGCAGAATGGAAGCAAATATATCATAATTCAGGAGTATAAAATGTCTGATACTATCTTTGAAGCCGAAGTCGTTGTGGTCAAGAACAAATTCGAGCCCAAATCGATCCGTCGGATCGAGGTAGATACCAAGGAAGAGGCTCAGGCCTACATCGCGGACCTGAAGGAAAAGCTTGGCAATGCTGTAGTGGGCACTCGTATTACCCGCCACGTGACAGAAAGCTTTGTAGAGATTGAAACGGGTCTGCTGGATCGCAGCGACAAAATCGTTATTGATAGTCCCGTTCCTGAAACCAAACCAGAACCGGCTGTGATTACCGCCCCGACCGAAGAGTCCATCTCGATTGATCTTGTTTCTGATGCGAAAGACCAGATCGTGGTGGAAGCCGTCAAGGCAATGGACAACAACTACGCCGTCGAAACGCTAGTATGAAAATGGATCCCAACGAAATGACTCCAGATCACGTCTCGCTAGAAGAAGCGAACAAGGAGATTCGCCGCTTGCAACAGGCTCTCTTCGATGATAGAACCATGTACTGGGAAAAAATTGAGAAGCTGATGTTGGATATCAAAAACCTGAAAGGGCGGCTTAAAAAGGATTAATATGACTCTGGAAGAAATTAAGAGTAAAATCGAACAACTTCAGGCAGAGCGAACTGAGTTGTTTGCCAAGAAGAAGCCTATCGACGATCGACTTCGTTCTAGCTACGATGAAATTGAAGAGCTGGAAGACGAAAGAGACGCTTTGGTTTTGGCTCAGAACCCTGAGATAGGTTGGAAACAACTGTTCGAAATGAACAAAGATTCGTCTTCGGTCGCATATGCACATTTGAGCAATCGGCTCCATGAAGAGTTCGGTATGCGGAGGGGCGGGATTTGGACCGACACAGGGGAGGTTGCAGTTTCGTTTGGGGTCGATAAAACAAACGAAGGAGCAAAGAAGGCAGTGGCGGGGATAGAGACTCTCATGAAGGTTCTCACTCCTCACGAAGACGGTTATGTTTGGTTCAACATCTTGGAAGACACTTGCAGCAAGTACGGCTCATATAAGCTTCAGACCAAGCCGGGAGAATTCTTGCTAACAATAACTTCGTATGGAACTCCACGGACTATCGCAAAATTCGACACAGCAGACCAAGCCGTGAAATATATTCAAAGAAACCACCCCTAATAAATGAAGTTTATCAACACCAAAAGGGAAGGTCTTGTAGCTCAGATGGATTAGAGCATCGGCCTTCTAAGCCGAGGGTCGCTGGTTCGAGTCCAGCCAAGATCGTTTATGTTTAGACCTACTAAAAAAGAGATAGCAAAAATCGTCAAAGACCATGAAAATTGGGTCATCGGGAAAAGCAAAGGAAAACGTGCTGAGTTTTCCAATATGGATCTAGGTTCAAGAACCCTGTCATTTCTTGACCTGAGCGGAGCAGACTTTGTTAACTGCGACTTAACAAACGCAAATTTTGAGGATTCGAGACTTGATAGTTGCCGGTTTGAAAAATGTCTGCTAAAAGATGCGACTTTTGAGTATGCAGATTTCCGTTTAGTTGAAGGCTTCGATGGTTCATTTTTAGATGCGCTTTTCGACCAAACGACCGTCTATGAGACAAGCATCGCAAAAGTTTTTCTGTGTAGCTATGCCCAAGATGCCCCCGAAATCACTCTATACAAAATGAACACCGTCAAATCTAAGATGTCGTACTCCTTAAACATAGACGATTACTTCAGGCTTTTCGGAGTAACAAAATGAAAAAACCTACACCAGAACGAATCGAACGCATGATGGAGAGCCACGCTTTATAAAGGAGGAGGCATTACTATCAATATAGACGACTATCTGAAGTACCTCCTGAGCCAAGACCAGAACTAATTTTATGCTAAAGATCCAACAGAAACTGCTTAACAAAGAAATCACTCTTCAAGAGTTGCCCGATACCTACGGCATTGATGTACGTCGGCATTCCCAGTTTAACAATCTGGTAATGTTAAAGTACAATCAAATCAATGCCGATATGACTTCTCCGATTGTTAGAGAATGTCGCGGCCTGATCTTGGATGAATCGGATTTTTGGAAAGTGGTGTCGTTCCCTTTCACCAAGTTCTTCAATGCCGACGAGCCCAATGCGGCCAAGATTGACTGGACAAGCGCTGTAGTGCAGGAAAAGCTGGACGGCTCTATTATGTCCATGTATTGGTACAAAGGAGAATGGCGTGTTGCTTCTAATGGCTCGCCAGATGCGGGTGGGAATGTCCATGGATTCGAGATAACATTCGCAGAGCTTTTCTGGGAAACCTACAAATCCATGGGGTACGAACTGCCCATGATCTCCCAAAATGGCTTCACCTTTATCTTTGAACTGACTTCTCCTTATAACCGAATTGTAGTTCCGTACCGAAAGGCTCAGCTAACGCTTATTGGGATCAGAAACAATCTGACCCAGAAAGAAGAGCCGGTACGGTCCTTGTATTATCCTAACTATCAAAAGGTCAAGACCTTTGGACTTGGCTCATTGGATGAAATTATCAATACGTTTGCTAATTTCTCTGGAATTGATTCAGAAGGATATGTCGTAGTCGACGATCAGTTCAATCGTATCAAAATCAAGCACCCAAACTATGTTTCGCTGCACCATTTGAAGGGCAACGAAGGACCTACTCCCAAGAAAATCATGGGGATTGTGCTAACCGGAGAAGGTGCTGAGGTGCTGAGTTACTTCCCGGAATGGAAAGTCCTGTTCGAAGAAGCAACGGCTTCGTTTCAGAGCCTAGTCAAAGACCTTACGGAAGACTATGCATCTATCAAAGTAGACCACATTGCGGATCAGAAAGAAGCACAGAAAGAGTTTGCCAAACAGGCCAAGCTAAGCAAATGTCCGGACGCTTTGTTCAAGCTGCGGGCTGGCAAAGTAGAAAGTATTAAGCAATATCTTCTTGATTCCGGTGCCGAAGTTGTGTTAGACCTACTTGAGGACGCGAATGCCTAACTGGTACGACGACGAAGGAAACTGTCACTTTGATGTTAATGGGGTTCCTTGTTACGAAAGTCCCAAGGGCAGCATTTGTGGAGTTAGGAGCACTAAAACGATGAAAAAAACCAATAAAAAGATTGACAAAAAAGCTATCCAAGACGCACAAGCCACTAAAAACGCCGACGCTTTGCTTACGAAGAAGCTCAAAGCCCTTTTAAAGGGACTTAGGGCGCTTAAAAAAGAATTGAAAAAGATCAAGCTTTCCCGAAAATAAAAACACCCCAAACCGTTAAGTAAGGGGTGTTCGTTATTGATACTGAAACTAAATGTTAGAACTTCGGAGTAGCGTTGGGAAGCTCGCCGTCTGGACCTGCCGAACCCTGACCGTCGGTCGATTCGTCTTCCAGTGAGATGCCTGTAAACGAAACTGAAATTTCTTCGATACCGCGAGCGCCGATTGAGGTGCTAAAGCCAGTAGGTCTGACTTCGTGGATCTGGGCAATCTTTCGGTTGGTTTGTCTATCAAAAACAGCCAATTCGATGTATTCATGGCCCATGAGTTGCTTAAGATATGGCAAGCTCACGGCTTCAAATGGACCCGCACCAACAGCACGGAACCCGGTAGCAGATACCGAGACAACTTCCTGTGCCGTAAATACAGTCTCCGCAGCCGTATATCGGCCCAGCACATAAATAGGTGCCAAGTCGTAATTCAGACCGAAGCTGATATTGTTAAAAATGCCAACGATCTTGTTTCCGATCATGACTTGCGCTCTTGCGCCCGTTACAGTTTTAGCTGCCATATGATTTTATCCTTTGTTGAAATTACGCTGACTGAACAACCGGGCTAACCAAGAAGTCAATCAATGAGAAGTAGAGAGCGCCAGCGAGTTTGATTTCGACGCTGACAAACATTGACCCACCGTTGATTCGGATCTTGGCGTTCTTGAAACCCTTCAGTGCGTCGTCAGAAGGTGCAATGAGCTTGAGTCTTAGGAACTCAGCCATGAGGCCTTCTAGGTATGATAGGGCCAGCGCTGCTGAGATATCGGCAACCGACTGTCCAACGAACGCTTTTTCCATTTTTTGAGCAGTGGTTAGCGCAATCAGGTCAGCAGTGTAGACAGCCTGAACTGAGTTATAGACAAAGTTCTCGTCTTTGATATAACTGGTCTGATCCGAAACCCAGATAAACCCGCCAGTCTGTGCCTTGCGGGCTGGCATGAGACCGGCCTTCAGTGCTTCCTCAACCTGACTGTCGTTGTTTTCTTTGAAGCTACCATCTGCATGGACCGTGCCAACAGTATTGATACCTTTGAAGAAAATAGCCTTATAGAAACCAGCGGCCTGCATGGCAGCGGCAATGACCGCACCCATCCAAGGCTGGAACTGTTTGATAGTACCGGCTGAAGTGAGTTGCTTGAAGTCTTGGAAAGCGACTGAGCAACGGCTTGAGCTTAGATTCGAAGCCGCTTCTTTCTGATTGGCAAAGGTGTCTTCGATTGATAGAAACGCCTGACGATTCCGGCGTTTCTTCAGCGTTGACATCTTGAGTACGTGGGTCTTGACGGCTAGATTGATAGCCTCAATGGTATACGTCGAGCCGCTTTCCGTTAGGCCAGCAATGATATCGCGGCTGGCGTCTTGGCTAAAGAGCGGGATTACGAAGTTACCGTGGACGGCTTCCAGCGCATCAATCGCAGCGAGAACCTCTTCACTGGTGGTTGAACCTTTCAATCCACCGGCCAAATAGGCGAGAGCAGCAACGACTGGCAACCCAGCAGCGGCCTGAGTTGGAGTAGTGTTTAGCTGGACAAGCGCCGAACCGTCTTTGATAGTATTGAAGAAGTTGTAACCGTCTGCTTTGATTCGGCCAACATGTGCGCCGAAGGTTGAGCAAACATTAAAAGTGCCATTGTCAAGAGCGCTGGTGGGTAGATTTCCAGCAGCGGCTGAGCCTACCGCAGCCTTCCAGCCGGTCTGCGCATTGATAAAGCTTGCCAAATCCGCAATAGTAGGATAATCAGCTAGGGTAATGGCCGGAAGAGCAGCTCCTGAACCACCAGCAACGACTGAAGTAACCGCAGTATCGGTAATGGTAACGGTTGCAGTAGTACCGGTATAGCTAACTTTGAGAGCGATGTCGCCGCCAGCAGTTAGAATCTCTTGCAAGTTATCAACAGCCCGTGATACAGTGAGTTTGGCTTTGTATTCCGAAGTCGCAGCAATCACGACAGGAGTAGCGGATGTTGAAATGAAAGTGACAGGAGTGATCGAACCGGCATAGGCGCAACGGGTCAGTAAGTCAGTTCCTGTAGTCAGCGCATTGATTTCCAGAGTTTTGCCAACACCGTCAACTACTGAGCCAGCTTCTAGGGTGATGGTGACAGGAGCGAAGCATTGTACGTCTGAGGTGGCAGCCATTGCAGTAGTATTTACAGCAACCGGAGCGGTGACTACGCCTGCAACCGGAGCAGGACCTAGCGCCTTACCGGCGTCTGACAGCTTGGTGGCTGAAATCGTGGTTGAGGTAACACCAGTGACTACGTATCCACCGACATTTTGGTCATTCCAAGATGAAAGAACTGAGCCAGTGGGGATAATCATGGTATCGCCAACGGTAGGAGTAACTGCGAAAGCTACCGATCGGGTGATGGTAACCGCATTCGCAACGGCAGAGAGAGCCAAAGTACCAGCAGCTAGGCCGGGTAGTACGCCACGGGTAGCGCCACCGGTTGCAGCAACGCCTGACAAACCGTCAACGGCAGTAACAAAAGCCGAAGGGCTGGTATTTACGCCTACAGTTAGCGGAACCGAAGCCGCACCGGTAACACGGAAGTCCGCATTGAGTGAGGCAACGTTAGGAACCCAAGTAAAGGCACCAGTCGTGGGCAACGCTTCCGAGGTATCGGCAGTGACTACATACGTAATGAGATTGCCAACTTTGCCAGAAGATTTTGCTACAAGCGTACCGTAAGTACCAGACGCAACATTGGTTAGATTACCTGAGGCCTTGGTTGAGGCGTTGGTCTTAACCATAACGGCTTTGGCAAACGAGCCGCCGATTTGTGGATCGTCAGCCGGAGCACAAGCCGCTCGGAATGCATCAACAAGAGGCCCTGAGCCGTATTTCAATTGTACATCGGCTAACTGGTCTGGACCGAATGAGTTGTTTTCCAAATCCGTCTCAAGCGTGTAAGCATCACCCTGATCGGCTTCGCCCACCAAGAGTAGAACGCCAGAAGTGGCTAGGCCAGAAGTACCGTTCTGGACTCTGATAGTGCTATATCCACCGGGGATATAAGCGACGCCTGAGGTAGTTGATAAAGATTGAGCCATTTGATATATTCTCCGATAGCAGAAAGATTAATGTTATTTCTTACCCATTAGCCGCCCAAAGATTCCGGGCTTAGTCGCGACGACACCAGCCGCTTTGGGTGAAGCAAGTTTTGGGGCAGCCCGTTTTGAATCGTCGAGTTCAAGACCTGAACTAACGGGACCTTTGGGTTGGAATGCACCCGCACCGGCGGCGCTGAAATTGCTAGCACGAGTAGCTTGTTCTGAGGCACCGGGTAGCTTGATCTTGGGTTCCTTAGAAGCTGCATGTGCTGAGGCGGCAGCGGACACGGGATCGGAACGCTTGGCGGCTTCGGTTAGAATGCCCTTGTCGAGCCCAGTGCCCATTTTGGGGGCTTTGCCGGGTTTTGACACAGGAACTTTAGTAGCCATGTTCACGCCTGATGGCGGTTTGGCCATGGGCGGTTCGGCCTTTTTGACTACCTTACCGCCTGAGCCTTCTGCCTTTACTTCTTTCATACCGGTTCCGTCGGCTTTGACAGGGAACGGAGTGTTTTCAGAATTGCTCGATCGATTACCCTTTGCGTCAACTAACTCTGATTTCTTGGTTGACTTTCGGCCTAGAATAGGAGACTTGGCTGTCTTCTTCATTTCGCCACACTTATCTAGCGCTTGGTGCATATGCCCACACTTCATGCACTTTTCGGCTTTTGCCGTACCTTTGGGATTGACCTTACCGTATGGTACGTCTTCAATCCCACCGCCTACTACCGATCCCGGATTGTGGTTATGGACCGGAATCAGAGACTTTTTGAGTTCTCTGTCGGAGATTTGTTTAAGCTGGATCTTGATCTTTTCGATCTTTTCCATTATGCTCTTGCTAAGCTCACTGCCTTGGTCGTTTTTGCTCACAATAAAAGTCTCCCAAATATATCAATAAGATTACGTTTGATTAATCTTTATCTCCGACCCACAAAGCGTCATTCGGATCGATTTCTGGCAGATTATCTCCACCGATTACCTTTAATTTATCAAAACGGACATTCGAAACCAGCGACTCAACCGCTTTAGGCCAGTATTGTCTGACGACACCATTGATAGTAATGAAACGGGCATAGACAATCTCTTGTCCAAACGACTCATCACGCATGAAGTCACTGGAAGTGAAGCTAGATCGCTCAAAGCCTCGTCCTTCTAACAATGTTTCTCTGTATCTAAGCAGAATAAATACTACAATAGAGTGTAGCCAGCTTAAGTAAACGGCTTCTGAGCCTACAAATACGCCAATTTGATAGGTTTCCCTGAAATTAGCAGACTCCATATGTACTGCTGTGGTCGGAAGAGAGCCTTTGATCACAGCATCTCTTAGATCCAGTATCAAATTGGGCTTTACAAACAGATCGAGACCGTCTACTGACAATATATCGTGCTCGTTCCCGGTCTTATCTACGATTTTTTGACCAGCAACGGGGTAAAGTTCTTCCAGAACACTAGCAGGAAGGGTAATTTTCCCGGCCTGACTATCATAAAGAGGAGTGAAAGGACTCGTCAGAGGATTGTTTGGTATTGATAAAATCTCTACAGGAGAGTAGTGTAGGTCAGATAGCGTATTCTCAGCCTCAACCGAAGATGCCAACTCGATTGATATTCTAGGCCAGCGTCCTTCATCGAGTCTTGGAGATATTGATACTGGAATTTCGGTTTTCAGAAACCAAGACTTAGCAGCCGCTATATCTTTGTCCCCATACTTTTTGCTAGTGGCAGCATCTTTCGGCAACGCGGCAAAAACATAGTCAAGCAACCAAGGGTTTTTCCTGAGGTCTTCAAGGCCGTCAATAATAGCCGAACGGATTATGATATCCGATGGGTGGATACCATAAACGTCGTCAGGTGGCTTGGTGATAATGGACATTTAACCTTCTGTGCTAGAATATCAATAAGATTACCGAGGGTTTCGATGAACCAGAGCATTAAAGATTTTGCTAACGTTGTTTTTATTCAGTTTAGCTGCAATCAAGCCAATAGGCTAAAGTACGGTGCCGAAAGGCGAGCTGAAATGAAAGCCGCACTGGATCGTGGGGAGCGGGTAGAAGGCTATCGTGCAAAGTGGATTATTGATACAATGTACAAAGTAGTAGATGTACTAGGTAAGTCTGCCGAAACATTCAACAATACGCACTATAACGATATGATCTCTACTAACGATATGGTAGATGTGCTCAATTCCGCTATACACAAGCTAAAACAAACTCCGGACGAGTAATTTAAATCTCAGCGCTGATTCTGTCCTTCATAGTCTTTTCAAACTCTTTCTTGGCCCAATCGAGTGCTTCGTCCATGAAGTGCTTTGCTTCAACGCCCGGATGAAACCAGCGACCAGTTCCTTTCATCTTGGAACTAACAATACGGAACGTCATGATTTGCTTTTGTATTGACTTTTTGCCGGATTTGCCTACGACTTCTTTTTGATATACTTTGACACCCTTCAGGAAAGGAATACCTGTGGGGCCTTGTCTAACGGAGCCGATAGGACCGTGACCTTGCCCAGAACCTTGGTGTGTCTTTATAGGTGAATCCGTGATAGAGAATGAATGGAGCAGCCCTTGCTTTGGCTTGCCCTGATCGTCCTTTTCGATTTTACCAAACGGGATTTTACGCTTTTGCATTTCAGCTTTGATAGTAGCTGTAAGTGAATTCTGAGCCTGAGTCTGGGCTGTTGGATTTTTGTTATGCTGGAATGGAACGGCGAGATATTTGCTGTTATGAATAAACACGGTTTCGCAACAGAAACTGTGTTCTTCTGCCTCTAACTGTATATCGTATTTATTCGCATATATGTGATCTGGCCTATTGACTACACCCCTCTTGATGGTTCGGATCTTGACCCAAGCCACGCCTAATTCACCAGCCTCTGGCTCCCACTTGCCGTCTCTTATCCTCGCCCTCATCGACCGGGCAGAACCATCGCGCATATTTTTCAGCGTCTCGGGATTCCTAGAACCCCAGTCAGATCTATCAAAAACACCCATAGCCTTCGCTTTGGCATGGGCTACCTTTCCAAACTTGCGTCTCTGTTCTTTAGAAAACGGGAAAATCCTTCCTTCTTTACACGCTATCTGTCTAGCACATCTGTTATTCAAACACGTTTTTAGGCCCAAGACATTGATAGGAATGGGCTCGCCACAGTTTATACAGAGATTTTTAAGATCCGCAGGAGACGCCAACAAATCATTTTTTCGCAGTTCTCCTGCGGCAATCCAGCCTCTTTGGGTCAAAACCGGATGATCTATCGTGAGCGACATTGACGGGGAAACAAGCTCTGAGTTTTTGCCGTTTGGTTTACCGGGGACTGAAGCTGGTTTTATGATAACATACTCCGTACCCACACCGCCCTTTTGTATCAAAAGGCTCTTGACTTCCCGAAATTTGCCGCTATGCGTCAAAACCATATCTCCGGGAATTATATCTTTAATTTTCTTCCACCCAAGGGACGTTAGAACCTTATTTCTGGGATTAAGCACGCAACCATCTTTTGCTGTCTTTGCCTTAGGCGATTTCAATAGATCGTCAATCGTCTCTCCGGGTGGCTTCCCTTCTTCGATCCACATGGCTTTCGAGTCTAGATTGATAATCCAAGTGTCGTCCGAGACTTGGCTGTAAGAAAGGGCCTGTAGGTATTTCTCTCTGGTTGACTTCAGCTTGGACTGTACGTTCTCAACAATACGTGCATGGGTAGCAAGCGTAATCATTCGAAGCTCGTCCTGAGCCTTGGCTTCAATCTTCTTTTTCATGTCTTTCAGTTCAAGCAGATCTGAAAGGTCTAGATGGATGTAGAACATTATGGATTTTCGTCATGATCCTCTGGCTTGTAGCCAGAAGGATGGCGGCTAGAAGTAGGACGACCCTCGGGGCTCATAATCATGCCAGCACGTACACTAATCCAAGTGGTTTTACCATTAGAGTGCATCACTTTTAGCTTGCCGCCCTTTCCATGAGAAGTTCCCGGACCGGCTGGCAAGTGGAAGTTCGGCATGTAGTTCATTTTGAGGTGTTTCGCTTTGATAGCCTTAGCCATTTCCTCTGGCTTTTGTTTTGCTAGTTCACGAGCCATAAGGGCCACACCATTGACCATGTTCGTTACGGATTGATATACGTCGGGTGCTTGTTCTTTGAGCTGTTCGATGACCGGAGCCTGTTCTTTAAGCTCTTGAAGCAATTGCAATACCTGAGCCTTGACGGTCTGGGCAGATTCTGTGGCTTGCTGATCTTCCTCTACCTTTCTTTTGATAGACTCTTTTGCCTGAACATGCTGTTCAAACTGTTTCTGTTTTGGATGTTCTGACTTGTCTAGGTATCTTTCCAAGTGGGCAATGCCGTCTTCCTTGTCTTCTTCGTCTTGCTCTTCCAGTTGCTTTTCGACTTCTTCGGTATAGAACGTAATGCAAGATCCGCCGGTTTTGATACTGACCTGCAACGCACGATCTGCCTCGTTGGTCGAAAGCCCGACTCCAACCGCAACGGTTGACTGAACAGCCGATTCATAGTTCTTTACAACGTCTTCCAACTCTGATACATACTCTAAGGGAACAGAAACCCTAGCGACATTGCCTATTTTTGATATAATCTCACCGGAATGTGTCAGTACCCAAGAGTGCAATACCCTAGCTCCTCGTTCGAGTTCTTGGGTGATACGACGCATTTCAGCCGACTCATTATGAGTAGAGGCTTGTTCTTCTTTGTGGTCGATATCGTTTGCAAAAAGACTGATAAATAAAGTTTCCATGCATTAAAGATTAGCCCTTGACGAACTATCAATAGTTTTGATATAACCACCATATGAACTTCACAAAAACCAAAGAGCATGACTTCGGCGGCTGTTTTCTTGGCTACCCCACCATTAAAATTACAGAGCAGCAAATGCAGGAAATGTTTGGTCGCCACACAATCAACATTGACGAATATGATTTGGGCTATACTGGGTATTGGCAGTTTGAGGCCGAAGACGGAGAGCGAATTTCAATTGGATTCAGGTGGGGTGTTGCACGTTTCAGTGGCTGGAACGAAGCCCTCATCGAAAGCTTTGACAAGTTCCTGAGCCAACAATATGCCGCTTGGTATCGCTGAAGGCCCGCCAATGAAAAAGAACCCTAAGCAACTGAATAACGGGCGAGACTACCTGATCCTTGCTATTATCAAGGGCGCAACCAAGTCCGGTACTCAGAAAGACAAGAAGAAAGAACAGAACAAGAAGCTGGCCCGCAAGAAGGTGAAACCCGATGAAACCTGAATACCCGATCAAACAAGGTGATATCAAGAAGTTCGAATAAAGTTTGACATAACAAAGAGCAGTGTGGTATACCAATAAACGTAGCAAAACCTAAACCAAACAAAAGGAACAAACAAAATGCGACTCTCAAAGACCGTAGTAGCTGAACGCGAAACCTTCGTCCGTGAACTCTTCCGCAACAACAACGCCATGACAGGAACTGAGGCTCAGCGCCGTATCAAGGAGCAGTTCGGCACCATCATGCGTCCGAACCGTATCTACGAACTCCGAACGGAAGTCTTGGCAGCCCTCAATCCTCCCACTACCCCAACCGTTTCAACCGCAACCGTAGCGGTTGAAGGGTCGCAATCTGTTCCGGTGGCTGTTTAAGCCGGGTGGGTGTCTTAGCCCAACGGCAGAGGCGAAATAGTTAGGCGAAAGCCGCAAAGGAACTATGAATCTTTTGTATTCGTGGTTGCTGATAACTTCAGCACTCTAGGTGAAGTGAGGCCAAACGAAAAACTATTTTACAGTTGTGGGTTCAACTCCCACAGACACTCTTAAGAGAATGGCCTAGTGGTGGAAATGGTAGACACAACGCACTCAAAATGCGTCGATCCAAAATCATCCCGGTTCAATTCCGGGCTGGGCCAAGGAAAGTATGGATACGTATATTAAAGATTTATGCACAAGTAAGGTTGTCATAATAGACGGTCTGTTAGATTTGAACCCAAAGATGATGGTCGACATAAGTAAACAAATATCTAGTGAACTATATAGTTCATACTACCACCTGAACGCAGACGATTACCAAAACCTGTTAGACATGGTACAAGAGGAAGGAAATGAATAACTTTGAATTTGAATCCGCTGTAATCCATGAATTATCAAACGATCTGGTCCAGTTCCTAGAACTGAAGGAAGAGCTTGTCGATTGCGCTATTGATAGTCAAAAAAAACTCTTGCAAGCGAAAATTGCAGAACTAAAGGGTAAGTTGCTGGAAAATATCGCCCACCTCAAAGAGGATGGACTAAATACCCTTGAAAAAGGGCTTACAGAATGAAGCCTGTGGTGCTGCTGTGTGGTAAGGCTGGTGTTGGCAAAGACACACTGGCCGATCATATTATATCAAAAATCCCTAACTCAAGAAAAATCGCACATTCCGATCCAATGAAAGAGCTTGGAACGCATATGTTCGGTTTTACAAAAGAGCAGATGTTTGGTAGCTCCGAAATGCGTAATAAGCCAGACCTACGCTTCGTAGATCCACTTGCGTTCATTGATATAAGAGTTGATGTAGATGGTTTATCAAACGCTACTCGCAAGGCTCTGTCTCCTTTGGCAAGAGGTCGTTCGCTTCATAAAATGGTAAGTGATTTTTCTAACAACCTATTCCACAAAATGCACAAGCAGAAGGCAATCCTGTCACCCCGGATCTTCCTGCAAGAATTTGGCACAGAGTTTGCAAGAAATATTGATCCAGACGTTTGGACAAAAGCAATTATCGACAGAGCCTATTCAGGGTCTTTCGACCTTACTGTCATCACCGACGGAAGATTCAGGAACGAAATCTCCAATGCCAGAAAAAACGGCATTCCGTCCATTCTTATCAAAAGCTCTTCAAGTCTAACCTCAAGTCACCAGTCAGAATCAGAGCTAGACAAGATCCCCGACTACTGGTTTGACAGGATTCAAACTAACTACAAGACTCATGACGGGCTAGAAATCTATCTCGAACAAGGAATGCAATTGGTGTTTTCTCTATGAAAAAACTAACAGTATTGTGCGACATGGACTCTATCGTAACGGACTTCTTGCAGGCTTGGGTTGATGCTATTAATGCCAAGTTTAATCGTAAAGTCCAGTACGATGATGTTATCCATTGGGACATGGCCAAGGTCGATAAGATCAAAGATATCAATAGCGGGAAGATTTACGGGATCATGCGTAAGCCTATGTTTTTCTACGATCTTAAGCCCCTTGATGGGGCTATTGATACTATGCAGAAAATCGTCCGAGACGGACATGACGTTCGGTTCTTGACTACTCCGGCCAATCCTCACTCAGCCATGGAAAAGCTGATGTGGGTGGACAAGTATTTCCCTTTTATTGGTAGTCGGAATGTCATTCTGGCAAACGACAAGCCAATGGTAAAGGGAGACGTATTCATTGACGACAAGCCAGATCACTTGGAAAAATACTCGGTCGAATGGCCCAATGCGCTGGTCATGACGATTGAATACCCCTACAACGCCCACTTGAAGTCAAACAAGAATATTGTATTCACCGATCGTCATAACAGGACGGTTGCTGCTTGGAATTTGATTTATAACAATATTCTTATCAAATCGAATCAATAAGCACTTGTCAGCGGGCTGTTCCTTTGGTATAAGCACAACACACCAGTTCCAAAGGAGATTCATATGGATATTTTCCAGAAAATTAAAAACGACGATTACGATATGATTAACATTCGTGGCAAAACAGTTACCAATCATGACAGTTTCATGAAAGACCTCGCTCAAGCTAACGAAATCGATCCTGCGAATCCGAAACTCGAAAGGCTCTACTGGCACTGCTGGGGTGCTGGTCATTCGGCAGGGTTGTATGAAGTGGCGGTCGTGTTTGCCGACTGGTGCGATCTAATCAAATAAAAGAGCTTTCTGTAGAAGAAAAAGCAAACCTAAGAATTGTACCGTTATAAACAAACCACGTTAAAAGGATCACAAAATGAAACCACATCTCCACGGCAATGTTAGTGCGAAGAAGTTTGGCGGCAAGCCAGAAGATTATCAAGAGATCCACGATTTTCTTGATTCAACGAAAGCTTGCCATGCGGACATGCGCCACAGAGCGATCCTCCATAACTCTATGGGACCATTTATTGCCGAAAAGGTCTTTGGTATTACAATCGTCAATTCAGAGGGGAAGACCGTTTCCGTTCGAGATGTAGCCGAGCAGCACATCATTGACGACATGGGTCGAATTCCAAGTCTGAGCGACTACCTGAATGGTATGCCGTTTTACGACTGGCTTGGCAAGCCCAAGAAGGAAGTCAAAGAGATCAGCTTTGACCAGCTTGAAGCTAAAGAACTCGGAACCGATTCCGTTACATCAGAACGCCTCAAAGAAGCAATGAAGTTGAAAGAACAGCAGTACCGTAATGGTATTGTTGACCCCAAAAACGCAATTCTCGACTAAAAGGACTATATCAAAAAATGAATACGATTGACGAATTTCTCCAAGCTAAAGAAGAGTATCAAAAGAAAGTATCAAAGATTGGCAAAGCAACCCTGACGAAAGAGTTCAAGAAACTCTTTGAAGAGGTTCCAGAGCTTGAATCATTGAAGTGGACCCAATATACTCCACACTTCAATGATGGCGACGCTTGCGAGTTCGGTGTTAATGACTTTGGCGGTACGTTCAGCGTACCGATTGAAGATGAAGAGTATGAAGGCTACGACCAGAACACCCGACAAAACAAATACTCAAAAGTTACGCGAGAGGCAGGTTTTGAGTTTGAAGTCATTCAAGTTCAAGGCAAGGACCCTGTAATGAAAAAGACAGATAATGCCTTGAAGGCTCTGCGAAAGGTCGCTAACAAGTGCGATGAGCTATTTGAATCAGCGTTTGGAGACGGGGTTGAGGTTACAGCAACCCGCAAAGGCTTTAAGGTAGAAGACTACAGTCACGACTAAAGAGGTCGATCTTACCTAACCGTCACTTTTAGGCTACCGGTCCCCGCATTTTGCTTACTGTTCAAAAACCCAGTAAGCATTGTGTGGATCTGTTTGCCTTGTGGGTGTGCCTGAAGGGCGGAGATAAACGGACCGTGCGACATATGCTGGGTAATGTAATTCCCGCGTTCCGCAGAACCTTTAGGCAGGGTCTTTAGCCCGGCCATGAAGTTATTGATATCGGAATGAAGTTCGGCTTTGGCAAATTCTTCTGATTTCTTTACTCGTTTGAGGATGGGCGAACGTTTGATTGCCAAATGCCCTTGGCTAAGATCGAGTCTATTGTTATCAAAATCTTCCAATCTCTTACTAGCCAGCTTATCTGCGGAGGTGAAAGTCTTTATCGGCCTACCGGTGTTAGCATCGGTCTGAATACCTTTGCGACTTACTGGTTTCATTTGAAAAGCTAGATCTTCGTCTGGGGAAATGCCATGTCTACGACCCAATCCTATATCAATTTTTGTGGCAGCGCGTTCATGTCTATCGCCAGCAAGTTCATGATCTCCAGCTTTATAGTCGTGTGGATCTCCCATCCATTCCTGATGATCGGCAAACTTCCGACCGGGAGGAGCGGCTAATAGATGGCCTACTTCGTGAAGTAGGGGTAATTTAACCCCATCAACATTTCCGGTAGTAGTGTAAATAGCTGTCTTCCCAGCGAGACTCAAAGCAGGCTTTGACCTTGCAGAAGGTATCTCAACAATTCCTAACTTACTTTTCAAAGGCTGAAGTCTATTTGAGATTTGCTCTGGCGTCAGGTTTCTAGTTTGATTACGAACGTTTTTGGATCGTTTTGTTAGGACTTCGTATCCGTCAATTTCAGACTTGGCAAACAGAAAGGCATCGGCTTTGTGTGGAGAAAAGCGATAAAATGGCTCTTTGGTGTTGGTGATGTGGGTTTCGATCTCGCTAGGTAGTGCAGCATTCGGGTTCAAACCCAGCGCTTTCATGTGCAAGTTGAACATGATAAAGTGCTTACGGGATTCTTCGTTATCGGCAGAAGCCCTTGCGGCTTTCATGCCAACGAAGTGTTTTGCGGCGGCTTGTCTGTGATGATCTTTCTTATAGTCGGAATGGGCAGCTTCGTCAGCCGCTTCTGAGTCCATTTTGTTAGTAAACTGGTGAATGGCAGCACGGGATTCAAGATCCCCGGCATGAGATTCGTCTAGAATCACCCTGTTTTTCCACATTGGGGCTTTGATTTTCACGATTATTCCTCTACAAAATACTTGCTGATGGCCTCAAAGACTTCTGGGTCTACGTTCTTGTCGAACTCCAATACCATACCATCTTTATATACGGTTGTTTTGATAGCTTTCGCCAGATCGGCATAGCAGACACAACCTACGAATCTATTGTTAGCAAACTGCGTACCATCACAAATCTCACAGCGTTTTTCAGACTTCGCGGTGTTGAGTTTGAGGGCTTGTGGTTTGAGGCTGGGGCGTGGTAGCTTTGTCTTTTTTGGCTGGCGTACCGTAGGCTTCTTGGGTTCTACCGGTCCGGCCTGTTTCATTGGTTGAGCGGTAAGTCCGGGAAGATCTGTTTTCTCTAGCAATCTCTTATGAAGAGTCTTGGCGACCTCTTGGGCACGAACCAAAGTATCAATAGATTTTCCGAGCTTGACTAAAACTACATCTCTGGTATCTTCCGGGACTTCTATCTTTTCTAAGCCCATAGCAACGGCAATGTTTGACGCAATATGAAAAATGCTGACGTTTTCGAAGTTGTAGATGGAGTTCTCTATTGCAATTGAACCCGAAAACTGTGTACTGTCTTCGTTTTTGTTAAACTTAAGGTAAGAATTGTCACAGCCGGGGATCTGCCCCTCATATTCATATTTTGATACAAACCCGAGCCATCCAATAATGGCCCTTGGCACCATAATTGCATCAATGGCGGGCTCAACGTCTGCTGCTTTTTTTAAGCTTTCAGCGCCAGTCTTGCCCAGAACGCTAGCTAAGAATTTGTATTTGACCATATAGTTATCAAAAAGATTAGCACTTGACGTAGCCATTCTGCTTTGATATAAAGACTTTATGAAACTTACCAAATCGGAAGCGGCTAGGGTTACGGCGGTCCAACCAACCAAGGAGAACAAATGAACTTCAAGACTATCGAAACCACCCGCAAAGAGCTTCCCCAGTATCTTCAAGACCTGATTAAGCTGACCGGCAAGCGTCCCAACAAGGTTGAAGTGCGCTTCAACAGCGGCACGGAGATGCACACCGTCTATAGAGAAGTCTGGTCCTTTGGCTGTGTCGTTTCGGAGCACAAAGAGTGCCGAATGGGTTCGGATGGTGAATGGGATACTCACACTACAGAAATCTACTCAGCCCCTACCGTGATGTTGTTCAAGAGCCGCCACGGTAGCTATGCAGTGATCACTCTGTTCGGTGTTAGCGAGAACGTCACTACCATCCAAGAAGCCCTTGAATGCTCGTTCGTGGCCGGTGACGGTGTTCTGGAGCAAATGTCAGCCGCAGTTAAGGCTTGCGAATAACATTATAGTTTGGTATAGCTACTATGCAACCAGCCGAGGGTACTTCGTGATCGACAAAAAGAAGGTGCAAGAGCAAAAACAGAAGTACCTCGCAACACAACAGGAGATCGTGGATATTCAGGCTGGGATTGACGGGATTCACAACACATTCAAAGCATTGAGGAAAGCCCACGGAGCAACCTGTAAGTGCTTCGGTGATGGCTATATTCCTGCCGATAAATGCGAGACTGTGGAAGATTATTGCAGGATTATGGGTATTGATATCAATACAGTAGTTACCTCTCCGGAGGAGTACGTTTCTCTTTTGAAAAAACTACAGACTGATGTTAGCTGGCAAAAAACCGTAAAGGAAAATGGTTTTGCTTGTGCAAACCCTCAAAACTGTATTGATAGCTGGAAACGCTACAACGAAGACCCAAAAGTGTTGAAACTCATGGAAGAGATGAAGTCCTTGGGCAAGGAGTGGGAGGGTATATCGGGAGTAAGTTTGTATACCCCCACAGAAGAGGAAGTCGAAAGAGTCCTTAAATCTCATAACGAATGGCTGGCGAGTCCTTCAAAAGGCGAACAGGCTGATTTTAGCGATATGAATCTCTGTTACAAAAATTACACGAAAGGTATCTTCGAAAACAAGGACTTGCGTCATGCAAATTTCTCAAACGCACATATCGAAATAAGCTTCACTGGTAGTGATCTGTCAGATTCTTGCTTTGAAGGTGCTGACGCTGGCAGTTCAAGTTTCCAGTACGCAAAGCTCTGCCGTGCGAATTTTACAAACGTAAAAACCTCAAGCGGCGCTAACTTTACCTACTCTGACCGAACCGGTATCATTAAGTAATAATACTTATCTCGGACCGAAACCACCATCTTTCGGTCCGGGTGTTTGTCTCAATGAATCGGCATCGCGGGCTTGCGAATCGTTCGATTCGTTGGTAAAGGTATATTCTCTACTGAGCAGCGCCTGTTGAGGCATCCGCTGGAGTTGTCTACCAGCTTCGGTCTCGATTTGGCTGAAACGGAGATCGTGCATTAGTCTGGAACAATACCAATAAGGTCTGTATAGATATCGCACTGAATAAACAGTGCCTTTATCAATCTCAGGCTGATATCCGGGCCTACGACTACCAGTCCATTGGATATTGCCGTTTTTCAGTTCGAAGTCCTTGCATTGTTCGTATTCTTCCAGACGGCTATCAATAAGTTTGGTCACCTTTTGGGCAGGATAGTGCAGTCTATCAATGCCAGATTGATGTGCAACAACTAAGTGCCAAGTCTCTACAACCTGTTGATCTTCTTCGTTTTCTTCTTGCAAGAAGAAACGGTCAAACGGCGCTACGATGACCTGTTCTTCTGATTCTTCGTAGAATTGGGGGAACGTAGTAGCGCTTGAACTGGATTCCAGTAACCCTACATCGTGTGATTGCTGGCTGTTGCCAATGCCTTGCATAAAAGCCGTGACAACACCAGCTTTGTAGTAGATAAAACCATTCGAACAACCGGCGTGGTCTTCGTGTGGCCTTCTATTGTCGTCAATATCTACCATTCCTACCGGACAGCGCAAGGCTTTGTAATGGACTAGTCTGACCCCTTGGCTTTGAATGAGTTCATTGAAAGCGTTCGGATCGAAGCTAACCGTTTGAGACGGTAGAGAGTGCGGCAGAAGAGTTCTGGCAACCCTTTTGGACATTACTCGTCACCATTCAACTTTCGGATTCGGGTTGTAAGTTCTTCACAGTCTGGTATAAGATACGAATAGTGTTCGATGTTTACATGCTCTGACTTTGATAGTTCAGTAAAAACAAGATTTTCATTCTTTTTAGCCGCAACATGACGAGCAACGGCTCGGTGATTGCCAGCCGCCAAGAACTCAGGGGCAGATGAGCCTGACTTGTGCGTAAAGATAAGGTGGTAGCCGCCCTTCGTTTTTGCTTGATATACCGGACGGTTTTCTAGCATTCCGATTTTAGTCGGAGGGGCTTCTAGGTCTTTGGGTTCTATTGATATAGTCATATTGACTCCCTTTGATATGAAGATTACTCCTTGACAGTAGGGCGTCGTATTGATATAAGACTGTTTATGAAATCAACGAAATCGCAAATCAACAAGCTGCTCCCCTAAGGTTTCGAAATCGTCCAAGGCAATGGGTATGTATATTTTGCCGGTCCGGGAACAGATCGTTGGTGCAAATCTTCGGTCTATACCAACCGTATTTCAGATCTGACTACGGAGCGCTGGATGGCTGAGTTTGAAGAACTCAAGAATGACCGAGAGAACAACTGGTAAGTATACAAAGCAGCACGGAGAACACACCATGAACGACTTCAACCGCAAGACCCTGAAAGCCCTCGCAGCCAAAGGAATCTCGATTATTGGAATCACCGTGGTTCCCGACTTCAGCAAAGAACTGCCTTACGCTTGGGCGGAACGTGTTTACGAAGTGAACGACAACGGGACGGGCAAGGTGTGGACCTTCGCGCAGGTGTCCAGTGCCTCGAAGTAAGCTGCCCTGCCTGCCCCTGATCCTCTGCACTTCGAGAGGATCAGGGGTTCTCACAGGGATCACACCACTGGGGTTCTATGTGGTGGTGATCGCGGGTCGTGTTTGTTTTATTGCTCCCGCAGAGATCAGGCAGTCGGAAAGCGATCGCTAACTCACCCGCGCGGCCAACTGCCCCCTGTGGTGCTCACGGGTGGGATCGTGATCGTGTGCGCACTCAACACCGTGCCCTGTAATTGTGGACATGTGAAATCATTCAGCGCGCGGCTTATAAGAAGAGGAGGTTCAAAATGAAAGCTTACATCGATGTCACCAAGAACCAGATTACAGATCTGTTAAATGGACATAAAAAATTTATGGAACATGGAAATATGGACGGATCTAGGGCGGTTTTCCGAGATCTATACTTAGATGGATTTGATTTTTCTGGTATGGACCTTCGGTACGTGGAATTCTATGACTGTACATTGATTGAGGCGAATTTCACAAGATCGAACCTAAAGGCAGCATATTTCAATAGAACGATTCTGGACCGTGCCAACTTCGAAGAAGCCAATTTAGATTCTATGGCCATATCTTTTTCAGATCTACTCACGGCCAATGTCAAAAACGCCACAATATGTAATATTCATTTCTTTAGAAATAGAGAAGGGACTGATTTTTACATTGACAATTCATACAATGACAGGGTGCTGAAAAAATCTTATATACACAAATACGAGTTAGATGTGTATCTGAACTATGAGTCCTATCTAGATTACGCATATCTGGCATACGAAACTTAGTTGACTAGCGTCAACCGTTAATGGTATAAAGAACCCATGGAAAACAACTTCAAAGAAATGGATACTCCGCAACTCCGAGAGGCCTATAAGGAATTGCGCCAGAAAACTACCAAAATCTCTGGATTATCAAATGCAGAGTTTGACAAGATTGTCATTGATACTGGACCGCAAAAGCCTGTGGATTTTGTTGTCGCAGCAGAACAGATCTACTACGAAGAATCGCTCAACGTTTGGTCTTTGGAACAAACTAACGCTTTTACAGGAGAGTTTTAAATGGCAATGAAAGCGAAAAAGGCGTATATTGGACTAGATGCTTACTGTAAGGGAGAATAAAAATGCATACATTTACTATCAAAATCGGGGATCCA